ATTTCCACTGTCACAGCGGTCAATCAGAACACCGGAGGCGGCGGAGCCCACCAGAACCTGCAGCCCTATATGGCGCTGAATTACATCGTTCGGTATTGATATGGCGACGTTCTCCCAATGGCAATCCAGGGATTACCCCGCTTCTGATGCTCCCTTCCGAGCCGCCGAGGTCGGAGGGCCAGAGCCCTTCTATCACGACGAGCTTGACCGTATCCGGATGCAGTGGCGGCAGACGCCGGAGGCCACGTTTCCAGATGGCTACTTGGGCACGATCAACACCCGGAGGCAGGACCGGCTGCTGGATGGGCTCAAGCAGCGCACACAGAATCGGCCTTATACCCGGGGGATCCACAAGGGCGAGCGCATCGATTACCAGGACTACTTCTGGCCCCCGGAGTTCAACCCGTGGACGGCTTTGCAGCTAGAGGCTCAGGGCAAGAAGTTTGCCCCACCAGGGCTGGGCATGGAGTACGGCCAGAAGCTCGCCAACGACGGGAAGAACCCCGACAACTGGCGACGGCAGCAGGATGATCCCGACCGGATCGCTCACTTGCGTTCGTTGGCTCCGCCGTGGTCGACCGGTCCCGGTATGGCTGTGCCATACCCGGGTCGATGAGAACATCTGATGATCCCAATCCATCCCAAGCGACGTTTGGTGGCGACCAGGAATCCGGCCTTGGAACCTCAGCAGCATCAGATCAATCGGCTGGGGTACCGGGGCCATACTTTCGGAGAGAAAGTCAATCCTTGGATCCTGGATCAACTCCGGCAGAATGAGCGTTTCAACATGACCGAGCGGGAGTTCTGATGGCGATCCGGGTTGACCCAGATGGGTTTGGATTCGATCTCGATCCCGGTTCGGTCGGGCAGCGTTCCAGTGGTGCCCAGGTTTATGACGACGGCTGGCGTACTCCGCCGTGGATCGATCGGCCTTGGAAGGATAAGAAGGAGATCGCTGCCTCCGATACTTTGCGGCTGATGTCGATACCGGGCGAGCAACTCGCTCAGATCCGTCCGCCCGTTCCCTACGTGCTCTTCCCCGATCAAGAACTTGGATTCGTGAACCAGCCGCTAACGATTGAGGACGTTCTGGATACGGGTCGGTGGTCTCCGCAGATCCGATCGTGGTTGTCCCCTACGGTGATGCCGAGGACCCGAGCCGACTACCAGGAGAATGCTTGGAGCGGCACGGCGAGAAACGTCTCGTCCTCCGTCAACCCCATGCTTTAGGAGCCTCATGGCCGTCACGGTTCACTTCCACGCCTTCTATACCGATGCGACGGGTAAGAAGACCGAGATTCCGGGTTCGCCGTATCCCACGGAGGCGACGGCCGATACGGCGATCTCTTCGTATGAGACGGCTCATCCAGGTACCGGCGGCTACTACACCGAGGAACGTCGTTTCGACCAGCTTGTTGCCCCGACCCCCACCCCGACCCCGCAGCCTCCTCCGCCGACGGCCGCGTTTTTGGTGGCGACGCTGGCCGCAGCGGCGACCGTCAACCAGCCCGTCGCCTTCCAGGCCACCCTGCGGAACAGCACCGCATCCCCGGTCCCCGGTCCTGGTATTGGGTTCTACGACACCAGTAACAAGCAGTTGGGGTGGATGAGTTCGGCCAGTCAGACCGTGGCTCCGGGTGCTTCGATCACGCTCACCAACACCACCGCTGAGAACAAGGCGGACTGGGTACCGACGAGCGCTGGGGCGGTCAATATCGTCGCCAAGCCGGGGAGCAATGGTAAGGACTCGGATACCGGGGCCTTCCGGCTCACGGTCAACGTGGCCGCAGCGGCTCCTGCTCCCACCCCGCCTCCGGTTCCGGCGGGGAAACGGGATCAAGCTCTGTGGCCGTTCGTCTCTACTGATCCGTTCAACATGCCTTTCGGCAACGGGGTGACCTGGACACCGATCCGGGATCGGGGTGGTCTGTACTGCAACATCAACGCCTACTCCATCCCGGTCTACTTTGCTAAGACCACCGACGGCCCCAAGACGTTCAACGCCTCGGGTGGTTCGTACGTCGGCAACAACACCATCCCCAACTTCCCCGCCAATGCCCAGTCAGCGGCGGGTACCGACCGGCACTTGTGCATTATCTCCCCCGACCGGCTCTCCTCCTACGAGATGTGGAACTGCGACGTGGGTGCTGGGACCAGCGGCACGTTCATGAAGGTCGATCTGCGTGGCCCCGGCGTTGGTCTCGGCTGGTGTCGAGCTACGGGCGTCTCGGTGCTGGCGGGGCTGATTCGTACGACCGAGTTGGCCGCTGGTGTGATCCCGCATGCCTTGGCGATGGCCGGATCGCAGGGCTGGACCGGGGGCGGTGGGACGCCGTGGCCTGCGATCAGCAATGACGACGGCAGCAGTGGTGAGGGTTCCTGGCTAGGTATTCCCCAGAGCACGCAGATGCCCGCTGGGTTGAGCCCAGCCCAGCAGGCGATCTTCCATGCCCTCCAAACTTATGGGGGTATGAACGTCGACATCGCCGGATCCAATGTTCCGGTGATCTACGCCGAGCCGGGAACGCCTGATCCCGGGGATCTATCGAAGTTCGCAGGACTGATCCAGCGGGTGACGAACTACAGCCAGGACAATGTGGGTGGTCCGGGCACACGGGTAGGCCCCATGGCCCCCGGGTTCTGACATACTTGGTATTGGGATAAGGAGGTCATCTCATGGCCGTCAACACCAGTCAAAACATGCGGGCCGAGCTAGAGCAGGGCGTGCGGGACGGCACGTACATCCAGTTGAACCCGGGCTGGAGTACCAACACGCCCGCCCCGGTGGAACGGTTGTCCTGGCCCAACTATCAGCAGGTCGAGCGGCACACGGAAGCTGCCCGGGAGATACTCAGCCAGATCTCTCCCCGTGAGCCCGCCCCCAAGGGGAACCTGTACCACACCAAGAAGCCTGGCCCCGATACCAGCGGCACGCTGCTGGGCGATCTGAACGCCAGCTAGTCATGGCTGAACTCAACGCCAAGTCACGGTCCAAGATCCCCAAGAAGGACTTCGGGCTGCCGGGTAAGGCCAAGACCGCCTCGGCCAAGAAGGAGTCGGGCAACTACCCGATGGAGGACAAGAAGCACGCTGTGGCGGCCAAGGGCCGGGCCAAGCAGCAGTTGAACAAGGGCAATCTCACCCAGAGCCAGTACAACACCATCGTGACCAAGGCCAACAAGAAGCTGGGTCAGAGCGGGAAGAAGTAAATGGACTAGGAGGATCATGGCCACCAAGGAGCCTCGTCTACCGCAAGGTCCGGGAAACTATGAACGCATGCGGCCGTTCTTGGACGCTAGTTGGGGCCGCAACGTCACCCCAGGAGCCATCAAGGGCATGCGGGCCAAGGCTGAGGAGACCGGCGAGGCCAAGGACTGGGACGAGTACGAGGCGTACAACGACCTCCGTAAGGAGAAGGACTGATGTCTGCGTACGGTCTGGGTGGGTCGTATGGCAATCGAACGGAAGACGATCCCAATCGTGGGGTCGACCGTGACTCCTATGCCCAGGCCGTTGCCAGCCGTTTGCACTATGGACAGAACGTCAGGGCCGCTGATGTGGAGGCAATGGGTCCTGGTGAGTGGTCGAAGCATCCTCTTGTCGTCAACCGGGGTGGTCTGGTGGATCAAGGCCAGGTCGTGAATGTCCTGAGAGCTTTGGAGAACTACGCCTGATGCCCCGCCTCGTCGCCTGCATGATGTGTGCCAAGATCGAACGTATCCCTGACCCGCCGGATGCCATCCCTCGGGTTCCGGCCCGAGTGGCCTGGGATGATCACGGGGTCGAGCGGGACTACGTCTTCAAGTACGACGACGGCAGCACGATCATGGTCCCGGAGTACGACCCGGTCTTGGAGGACGTCGTCGCCCGTCACGGGCACAGCCGTCCCGATACCGAGGTCATGCAGTTCGTCAAAGTGTTCCCGGTCGACCAGTCCACCTACGAGAAGCTCGACGTGGTCACCGAACTCAAGCGGGAGCTAGCGAGCTTGACCGACAAGCTTTGGGAAGAGGTCGAGCACTACAAGACGGAAGCGCTCAAGTGTTACAACGAGCATCACAACCCGACGTCGTGCATCGACTACCTGGACGACTCCAAGCGCATCGGTTCCGCTGATATGCCCCGAAAGTATCAGTCATTCCTTTGCCATATGTGCCCGATCCAACAGGCGTACATCTCCCATGAGCAGCGCAAGCGCTCCGGGCTCTACGACCCCTCCTCGGTGAAGGTCCGGGCGAAGCAGGAGGTCGAGTTCACTCGGAATCACCGCACGCTGCGGAAGTTGAGAGGGAAGTAGCCATGGCTTTTCTAGTGCCGGAGTTGTTGGCAGCGGGTGGAGAAGCGGCAGCCGCCGGAGCGGCTGAAGCAGGGGCTGGCGCTGCTGCTGCGGGGGCCGCAGAAGCCGGGGCAGGGGCCGCTGAGACAGGTGCTGCGGAAGTAGGGACTGAGGCTGCCACAGCAGAGACAGCAGCCGAAGAAACCGGGCAGAGCCGGAACCTTAACCCGCATCAGTTCAGGGATCATCTAACGTCGTCTACGAGGGCTCCACAACTCAACCCTCGTACAGACTGGAACTCTCCGGGCTACATCGAGTAGATGCTCTGCGTCATGGCGATCGAGGGGGTCCTGACCGAGGAACTCCCCGTCGGGGCCAACCTGCTGCACTACGAGTCCTCCATACAGGGCAAGGAGTTGTATCGGATCTTCCAGGACACCACCAGGCTGCTGATGCTGTCCCAAGATCCCGACCGTGACCGGGTGAAGGCCTGGATGGCCCGAGAGCGATTCTCTCGGTATGCCGACGTCCACTGCTATCCCGAGGACTCCCTCTCCCCCTTCTCATTGTGGAAGGTGGAGCACATTCGGGAACTCATGGGGGTTGGGCATCACATCGCCTTCTACATCGACGGTGACCCTACGGCGGTCTCCATGGTCTTGGAAGAGGGGGTTGGAGCCCTGCTAGCCGTGCGTCCTGGCGATACTCCTGGTAAGAAGGACGACATGTCATTCACCCCTTGGCTCACACTGGTGGATACCATCGAGGCACAGAACCTGTTGCGGGCGGAGAAGACTGTCGAGGCCGACTATGGCTAACCCAGGCGAGACTCCCGGCTACAGCATGCCGGGGGAACAAGGGGAACAACTGCAGTTTGACTTTGAGGGTACGCCGGATGCTGCCCAGGACGTTCCTTCGGAGCAGGCCCAGCCCTCGTTCCGTGCTCGATTCCAGAACTACGTTGGGAACTTGAATGTGGGTGCGGGGCTCAACGCTTGGCAGGAGGCTCGCCCTGCTCCTCGTAGCAACTTCAGCCCGCAGGTTCAGGCAGGGCTCAATGCGTTCGATCCCACTGGCAGGGCGTTGGGTGCAGCCGAGACGGCGGCGTGGGCGTTTAAGGGCCGTCGTACGACATCGACTTACTCCCCATACCGTGAGCAGACAGTGTATGGCGGGGTACAGCGTGATGCCATCCCCACCTCCCGGATCAGTATGCGATCCCCTGGTGGCGGACAAGGGGCTGCTCAGGAACGGATGGAGCGGCAGCGCAACGTGCTCAACGAGCAGGAGTTGTACCCCTCTCCGGCTGAGGGTGGATCGAGCAACGCCGCTGGTGGGGCTCCGCAGGGACTTCCTCCCGGGACTGGGTTTGACCCGGTGACCACCTCACCCATGCACATGGGCGGCATGATGAGCGACCCCCGTACCCAGCGGTTCGGGATGGAAGACCCGTTGTTCGCCAAGAACACCGGGGCCATGCCCTTCAACCAGGCTCAGTTCGGGGACCTGCATCAACGGTCTGTAGCTGGCGGATCGTGACCAGGATCTACCTGGCGGGGGCGGAGAGCGTTACCCACCAGGAGCTTCTGATCTCCTGTCAGGTCCAGCGGGTGGGGGTGAACGTCACCTCCCTGTTGCGGCGTCGGAGTGACACCTGGGTTCTTGACCTGCCCTATCCAGGCTGGGGTTGGGTGGCGTATAGCGACAGTGATTCCACCATCGAGGACTTGGACTGGGTGTGTGAGCGGGTCACCATCCCGCCGACCTGGGTGATCGGTCCGGAGTCGTGGAGCGCCACCAAGGGCTATCTCCCGGTGTGGAACGGTGACGGCCCCATCAGCGAGGTGTTGGTCCAGGGCTCTCCCGGGATGATGGTCATCGACCGGGTGTTCAAGGACAAGCAACTGAATCGTCGTGCGCTGGCTGCCCGCAGCGTTGGAAAGATCCTTGGAGCCATCACCGGAAGTATCGATACGGGTATCGGTCGGTATGACCTGATCATCTCCGGCTCCTGGTGGTCCAGCTTCAAGTTCGGGGAGACGCAGATCTGGGATGGCAACCGCATGCACCGCTACGGAGCGGAGCGGAGGGCTGAAGTACGAACTCGTCATCGAAAGCACATCGAGAATCTTGGAGTGGATGCCGACAAGATCTTAGAAGGTGATCCGGATGAGTCTGCTCGTCTCGCTATTGTTAGCTGGCAATCGTTTGAAAATGATCTGAGCGGACCGCCTCCAGTATCAGCCCCACCCGTAGCAACTATCGACCCAGACGACGTGCTGGTATCTGTCGGTTCTGCTCCGGCTCCTATTGCTACGACTGCCACCCAACCCCGGCTCCAGACGGTCCTGCCCGTGGTGAGCATCGGTAGCATCACGGCGACCGAGCGGCACGGCGATGGTACGGAAACCTTGGAGCACCAGGCGGTACTCCAGAGCGTCTCAGAGACCATCAGGGCGTGCGACAACTGCTTCCTGGGCAGTGCGGGCTGCCCTGGCTTCCAGCCCGGTCAAACGTGTGCCTACAGCATCCCGGTGGAGATCCGCAGTAAGGATCAGCTCCAGGGCGTGCTCACCGCGATGATCGAACTCCAGACGCAACGTGTTCTGCAGGCACGGTTTGCGGAGGAAGTGGCCGGTCAGGAACTCACCCCGGAGGTGGGCCGGGAGATGGACCGGCTCTTTGGAGCGGTCGAGAAGATGCGAGACATCATGGACAACCGGGACTCCATCAAGATGACGGTCGAGGCCCGGGGTCGCAGTGGTGTCCTGTCCAGGCTCTTCGGAGACCGGGTCGGCACCAACGCCAAGATGTTGGCCGAGCCGGTCGAATCCGAAGAGGTCTTGGACGCCGTCCTGGAAGGCGACTAGCAACTATCCCAGGTTGGAAGGGCTCACGTATCCCTGCGGTAGGCAGGATCCGTTGATGTCCTGGTAGCCGGGACCGCAGAGATTGCTTGGAGCGAGCGGCACGGTCGTGACCACCGCCGGGTTGTCCTGGTAGAACGGGTCGGGGGCGGTTCCCCACTGCCACAACCCTGCCGGGAGCATGATCAGCGTCGCCACGAAGAAGGCGATGTAAATCGTCCAGGCGAGGAAGGTATGGGCCTGGGTCTTGGTGGGATCGAACTTGGGGCTGCGGAGTTTGTGGAGCCGAACGACCCAGTACGTGGCCACGGCCATCGCCATCATCCCCCAGAGATGGAGGATCCACGACTGGGGGGCGATCACCCCGAGGAATCCTACGAAGTAGAGGATGGGGACGGCGAAGACGGAGTAGGCGGTTTTGACCCCGACCTCCGTGCCGTAGGCCAGGGCAATCTCAGGGTCCACGCCTTGAACCGCAGCCCGACGAGCGGCCTTGTTCGCTGCGCTGCTCCCCACCAAGATGTTGGTGATGGAGACCCGCTTGTCGGGTGCCCGGAAGAAGTACTCACCGATGAGGCCCATCATGGGCTCCTTGGTCTCTTGGAACGATTCTTGGAGGGCCTGGTCTTGAGGTGGGGGACCAGGCCTTGGAACGCTTCCTGGTCCCTCACCAGACTCACCCCATCCCGACGAGCATCGCTTCCAGTGCCCGTGGGATGTCGAACAGGTCCCCGATCTTGTACGCCTCGTCGGCGGAGACCTTCTTCGCCAGGGCGGGGTAGGGCTCCATGGACTCCCCCCCACTCCAGGTGTTGAAGTAGAAGACCATGCTGTGCATGTTGTCGTGCGGGTGACGCTTGAGCACGTCGTTGTCCGTCCACGCCCCGTCGGTCATGATCAGGACGAGGTGGTGCTTCTGCGGGCGCTCCTTGTCCAGCACGGCGTCGAAGGCAGCCTGGGGGTTGGTGCCCCCGTGGTACCCCACCGTGGGGCAGTCGTTGGCGATCTCGTCCACGCCCCAAAGGTTCCAGGCCCCGTCGTCAAACAGGGTGACATCGCAGGGGATCCCGATGTGCTCGCAGGCGACCTTGGACGCCCAGGCCGCTGCCCCCAGCTTCTCGGTGAACCCGTCCATGGACAGGCTCACGTCCAGGAAGATGGACACCGCCATGTCGTTGCCGGGGTCTCCGGCCTCGGTGTACTGGCGGAAGAACTCCATGTCACCGGGCTGACGGGTGCGGTAGCGGATGGGCTCCAGGACCCCCCGACGCTGACCGGACTCCCAATGCGGGGCCGAATCGGCGTTGGCAAGTTCAAAGGCCCGGATGAGGTCATCGATGATGACCCGTGCGTCGCTGACCAGGACATCGTCTTGGAGGGTCTCGTCCCGACCGGGGTAGGCGGGGAGCGTGCCGGGGTCTAGGGTGTAGGCGTCGTTCATGGCCTTGAGGTCGTCGTTGACGGCCTCGTCCTGGGACAGGTCGTCCAGGGTGTCCTGGAGGTCGTCCTGGATCTCCTTGACCGACTGCCGACGGTCCCGCTCTTCGTTGTCCCAACGGTTGGCTTCCTCGACGTGGCCGTGACCGGCGTCGTCGGGGCTGGTGGGACGGTGGCTACCCTCGTCCTCGTCGTCGGAGTCCTTGGAACCACCCTCGCCGTCCTCGTCGGAGTCCTTGGAACCCTCTTCGTCGGCCTCGTCGTCTTCCTCGGCCTCGCCGGGGGCATCGTCCTCGACCTTGCCGGGAAAGCCACCGAGGGGCTCGCCCTCGTTCTTGTCTCCGGTCTCCTCGATCTTGTTGGTGGTGTTCGGGCGGGGAGCTTCGCCCTGGCCCTCGCCGCCCCACCCGTGACCGCCCCACCCGCCGTCGGTGATCTCGCCACCGTCGGGGGTCATGAGGCTGTGGAACTCAGCCACGGCGTCCAGCATCTCCAGCACGGTGGTGGCCGTCTGGTAGCGCTCGACGGCGGTTTGGACGGCCTTGGGGTCGATTCGCTGGAAGAAGGGGTCCCGCTTCCACATCTTGAGGGCCTCACGGCGAGTGGCTGCGGGCAAGTACTTCCGGCCAGCGACCAGGCTCCAGGCCCCCGCCTGCTCACGGGTGTGGCCGATGATCCGGCGCAGCACCAGCACGCTGAGGTAGTTGGCGAGGTGGGGAGACTCCTCCACCAGGGCCATTTCCATGCGCTGGTCCTCCAGGGCGTTCCAGGCGTGGTGGAAGGAGGGGTCAATGGCCCAGACCGGCCAGGCCTGGTTGTTCTCGGCGTCCTCGTTCTCGGGCTGATATGTGGTGAGGCGGCTGTTCTTGGCTGCGTCGTGAGACCAGCCTTGGATCCATCCCAGGGTCAGCAGTTCGGGCAGCGGAATCGAGAACAACACATGGCCCACTTCGTGGTAGAAGAGGCCACGGGTCTCGGCTGAGATCTGCCGCAGCGTCTCGGGGCTCAGGTCGTCGTGGACCCGCTTGCCGTCCTCGGTCTTGACGAACGTGTTGAGCCGCTTGTCGTAGTTCACCACGATCCGATGGAAGTCGGTGTAGGCACTGATCCTCTCCGCAGCCGAGAGGCTGATCGGCAGACGCAGGCCCCACGTCGACATCACGGCGTTGAGCCGGGGCGTGAGTCCGTTCGCCACCATGTTGATGCGGCGGTTGCTCTCCAGGTTGCGGGCCTTGTTGTCGGCCTGACGCAGGTCCCGACGGGCGTCTGCGATCTCCTGCTCCGCCCGGTCAGCGGCCTCCTGGGCCAACTTTCGGCGTGCCTTGTTGTGAGCGTTCTTGGCGACCTCGCTGTTCCACATCTTCGGACGTGCCCTGCGAGGGGTGGGAGTGGCTCCTGAAGTGGTCATGCCCAGATGGTATCGCATGGAGTTGGTGTACTGCAACCTATACGGACCCTTTTCTCGTCCCGAAGAAAGATTCACCCTCTGACCTGCGGAAACAGTAGAAATACCCGTGAAACACCGCTGAAAGGTTGCAGACGACAAACTCGTCTGATACATTGGTTTCCGTCAGAGACCAACCCCACCGCAGGAGCCCACCGTGAACACAGACCTCAAGTCAGGCAGGATGAAGCCGGGGGACCGGTACATCGTCAAGGCAGGGGAGTTCAAGGGTCACATCGCCACGATCGTGGACCCGGTGACCTTCCCCGACTCCGACCCCCGTCGTCGCAAGCTGACGGTCGAGGTGGACGGCGAGCAGGTGTACATCCTCCCCCGCCTCCTTCTCACCACGGTCAACATGACGGTGGAAGAGGAGCCCGAGCCCGTGGTCCCCGTCGAGACGGCGGTGTACACGGTGCCGAGCCCCGAGGGCGACGGCACGCTGGTGAGCCTCCCGCTCCCCGTGTTCTCCCCCGGTGAGATCACCGACGTGGATGACCCTCGACTCGACCCGTGGCGTCCGGACGAGGTGGTGGTCAAGCGCTACATCAACCGCTTCATGCCGAACGGCGTCAAGGACGTCGACTTCCTGCTCACCTTCTGGGCGAAGCGGGAGAACGTCCTCCTGGTGGGGGACACCCAGTCGGGTAAGACGATGCTCGTCCAGGTGCTGGCCGTCCTGGCTGGTCAGGGCACGAAGAGCGGCAAACCGCTCCCGGTGTTCACCTTGTCGGGCTCGTCGGGCGTCACTGACTTCGACCTGTTCGGTCAGCCCACGCCCTTCCTGGGCGCTGACAACGTCGAGCGGCTGGTCAACCTCCCCGGTGTGGTCGACCTGGCCGTGCGGGCGGGGGGCATCCTCTACCTGGACGAACTCAACTTCATGGGCGAGCGCACGGTGTCGTCGCTGCACTCGGTGTGCGACTGGCGGCGGAACTTCGTGAACCGCTCCAAGGCCGTGCGCTACGAGCACAACGGCGAAGAGGTGTTCATGCCCGAGGTGGTCAGCGCCAACGACGACCTGTGGGTGGTCTCGACCATCAACCCCGGCTACCGGGGCACGTCACTGGGCGAGGCGATCACCAACCGCTTCCGGTGGATCCCGTGGGGCTACGACGAGAACGTCGAGAAGAAGCTCATCCCGTCGGCGGCGATCCGCCTGCTGGCCCAGGCCGTGCGTGAGGCCCGTGCCAATCACACCCTCAAGACGCCGGTCGGCACGGCTGCCCTCACCCGCATGTGCGAGGATGCGGTCGAGCATGGCCCGGAGATGGCGGTGTGGATGTTCAAGGCCATGTTCGACGCCTCCGAGCACGCTCGTCTGGACGCCATCCTCACCGATCGCAGCATCATGATGTTGCTGGAGGACGAGGCAGCGTCTCGCCGTCAGGCGGCTCAGCCTCAGCCCACCGTCACTGACGAGGACACCGTGGGCCACGCCAATCCGCTCACGGGCGGCTGGAGCGTGCAGCCATGAGCCGCACTCCCACGCTGGTCTCCACTCGGTCCGACGACCGGGTGGAGATCATGCTCCCCTGTTGCTTCACCAAGCGGGTGGTGGACCGTGCCCTGGCCGAGGCCATGGCGACGGACTACGAGCAGGCCCTGGCCTTCCTGAACGACCACAAGCAGCACTGTCCGAATCAGCGTCACACCCCCGTGTCACGCTCACCGAAAGGACACTGACATGACAACCTCACCTGATACTTATCCACAGCCCCTGAGCGTGTACCGCTGTCGCAACCGAGCAGGCAACCACCGCTGGGTGGTGGCCCCTGGCCCCCTCACTGCTGCGTCGTACATGGTGGCGGCGGGGATGGCTCGCAAGGTGGAGAACGTCAAGGTGGTGCATGCTGCGGCTGACTCCAGCGACACCTACCTGCACGATACTCGCCCCACCTTGATGAGCAGTCTCGACACCATCGTTCATGGTGATCAGGTCGGGCACCTCATCAAGCAGATCAGTGACGAGCCGGTGTGGTTGCTGGCCGTCGAAGAGGGCTGGATCAAGGAGGGAGCGGTGATCAGCGTTCCCCGGCTGCCCGATATCGAGGCCGAGGCGGCGCAGTACGGCGAAGAGTACGAGGACGAGAACCAAGAGATCAGGGAGGCCTGAGATGGGACTTGATACTTCACACGACTGCTGGCACGGCAGCTATTCCAGCTTCGCCATCTGGCGGACGGAGATTTCCCGTGCCCTGGGCTGGCCCACCTGGGGTGAGGGGCGCTACAGCTTCCCCGAGGACTCCCCGAGGACCGAGGACGTGCTCTACGGCTGGTGGGGCTTCGGCAAGACGCCGGAGGAGCCCCTACACGTCCTCCTGCTGCACTCCGATTGCGACGGGTACATCTTCCCCTGGAACGCTGACCCGCTGGCTGACCGGCTGCTGGACCTGCTGGAAGAGAAGAGGATCCCCGACGAGTGGCAGGAGATCACCAAGCAGTTCGCCGTCGGCCTCCAGCGGGCAGCGTACGAGTGTGAGGTGGTGGAGTTCCGATGACTACTTCCCACCTGCAACACGGTATCGGGGGCGGGGATCCTTCCCCGGTGTCGTCTTGCACACGGCGGGGGAGCCGGTTCCCCGGATCAGCTTCGGTCCCTTGGCCTTCGGGTCACAGATCGCCCCACCCCGGACGTACTTGATGCCCTTTTCGTCGTCCTTCTTCTTGCCCTGCTTGGCAGCAGACTTGACCGGCTTCTTCGTCGCAACCTTCTTCACTGCCATGTCCTTGATCATATAGAACCCACCAAACTCTCAGTCCATACCGATATGAAACCGAGGCATACAACTATGCGATACCTCCTCAGGAAGTACCGGGCTTGGAGATGGCAGTGGTATCTCCGCAGCATCAAACGGGGATATGACCCGACGAGGTGGTGGCGATGACCGCCCGAGCCAACGACACCTGGGAGTTGTCCACCGAGGACATCACCAGGCTGCTCGACGCCATGAGGTGTGACGTCTTGGCCCGGGTGAAGCTGCATCGATCCATCATCAAGCCGGTGATGGACGAGGACGGCGTGATCAACCCCATGGCCATCGAGGAGCGCTATGGGACCGAGGGCACACACCAGGACGCCGTGGACTACCACATCGCCATGGAGATCTTTGAGCGTCAGGACCTGGCCCGCACGCTCAGCGCTCACCTGCCCATCAGTCGGGCGGAGCAGGTGATCATGGACGACTACATCCCCGAGTCGTTGGAGGTCCAGCAGGAGGAAGTCCGCAAGCTGAATGTCCTGCCGTTGGAGCACTGGGTGGCTGCTTTGCAGAACCGGGAGGAGCGGTACGCACGCCTGGCGGAACTCAACTCACCGCAGGTGATCCTGGAGCACGAATGGATCCTGATCCTGGAAGCCAAGGCTGGTGTGTGCTGGCAACAGGCGCAGGAACTTCGACAGAAACCGCTGGAGTAAACATCAGCACAAGAACGAAAGACTTGCACATGTCACAACTACCAACTACACTGTCTTTTGGAACCAGTCCCAACACACAGGAGCACTGATCCATCATGGCTACCGGAAAAGGCAAAGGATGGCATCCCACAGCAACCCGCTTCGCCTGGTTGCCGGTGGGTAAGCTCAACAGCCTCAGGTTCCGCCCCGTACGTGCAGGCAAGGTCGGGCGGTTCGTGAAGAAGTTCGACCCCGATGCCATCGGCGTGCTGTACATCAGCCAACGGCGTGACGGCAGCTACCACGTCATCGACGGCAACCACCGTCGTGAGGCGGTCCACCGCATGTGGGGACCGGAGGCTCAGGTACCGTGCCTGATCTACACCGGCCTCACCGATGCTCAGGAACACATGCTGTTCGTGGACTACAACGAGGAGCGGACCAAGCCCCAGCCCATCCACATCTTCCTGGCGAAGGTGGGGGGTCATGAACCCATCGCCACGGCGGTGGCGGAGATCGTGACGGGCAAGCACGGGCTGGAGATCACGGCCGCCCCGGGCGTGGCCCGCCTCGCCGCTGTCCAGGCCGTCACCACGCTCTATGAGCAGGGTGGGGCAGGGGTGCTGGACACGGCCCTCACCGTGGTCAGCGACGCCTGGGGCAAGCACACCGACAGCTACCACACCCAGGTGCTGAACGGGGTGGGCGTGCTGCTGGCTCGCTACCCGCAGATCGACCTGGCCCGCCTCACCAAGGTGCTGGCCGAGACCAAGCCCAAGCGGCTCGTTGCCCGGGCCTACGAGGCCCGCTGCAGCGAGTTGGACACCCGCACGACGGACACCAAGAGCGGTAGCTTCGTGGCCCGTATCATCCTCAGCCAGTACAACCGGCGGCTGCGTCAGGCTCAGGTGCTGACCTGGATGGATCAGCCCGGGAGCTACTACTGGACCGAGGCGGCGGAGTACAGCCGCCTCGCCCTCCAGAAGCTGGCCGAACAGGTGGGAGACGAGTCATGAACCACTGGGAGCGGGCCGTGCAGCGCCACCAGGCACGACAGCAGGTGAGGCACGCTCTCACCGACCGGCAGGACCTGCTGCGCTTCGGGCTGTTCATGCTGGCGGTGGTCATCGGCCTGGTGGCCACGGTGGTGCTGACGTAGACGTTCGGCTTCCATGCCCGTGGAGTCGAGCGATGGGGTCGAGCACCGGGGATGACGACCCGTATCTCCCCGGTGTTCCCCCGCCGTTTGGGCAGGTCAGGCACATACTTTCGTGAAACACTGCGAAAGAGTTGCACATCGGGTTGATACCCGGTATCTTGAGTGCTGCCAGAGACCGTCCAGCCCCAGGAGCACATCATGTCGACCTTGAACAAGACCTACGCCCCCGTCGAGAGCTTCGACCTCAAGGGCCACACCTTCACCGTCCAGGTCGTCACGTACACCTGGGACGACCACCCCGACCGGAGCCGCACGGCCTTCAACGCTGTGAACGAGGACGGTGTGGAGGTGTGGCGGGAAACGTCCTGGCTGCGTGGCGACGCCACCAGGGCCGTGAAGAACGCCAAGGTGGGTGCTGCCAAGTACCTGACCGACGAGGCCGTGTACCCGGTAGCCAAGGCCCGTGCGCTCGACCATGGCCGCAGCTTCGGCCCCGATCGCAGCAACGGCTTCGTGCCCGTCTCCCGTGAGGTCCAGGTGGGGGATGACGTGTGGGTCTACAGCTACCAGGCTTGGCGGCGGGGTGTGGCCGAGAAGGTCGGTCGTAAGGGCGTGACCGTGGCCGTGGTGGTCAGGAGCACCGGCAACTTCACCCGGCAGCTTGCCCACTTCGATGGGTCGAAGAAGTTCGCTGACGGGGTCGACGGCTGGGTCCTCGACGCCGTACGAGGCGTACCCGTCGCTTGATTGAGTGTCACACCCCCGTGTCACGCTCGTTGAGTCAGTGACACGGGGGTATGGCATGGCATACAGGTCGATATGACTTGCACTTGCCGTTGATACCCGGTACTCTGATGGGACGCCCATCAACACAGGAGACCGACATGGCCGCAAGCATCAAGCAGATGAACTTCATCAAGAACCTCTTCAAGGAGGCGAGTGACGGGACCGAGAAGCTCGTCGCCGCAGGCCAGGACGAGGTGGTCGCCAGCTTCGCCGCCAAGGTGCAGCCCCTGGAGGACATCCTCATCGGAGTGCTGAACGACCGTGAGATCAGCGGCCAGGACGCCCGCCAGGCCATCGATACGCTCATCGAGGTCACCCGTCAGATCAAGGTGGCGCTGCCCAAGCCCGCTCAGCCGGTCGGCCTGGCGGCGCTCAACGCCGACAAGGTCATCCCCAACCGCTTCGGCAAGAAGTGCTCCTGTGGCACGATGGTGAACCCCGGTGAGGGCTTCGCCGCCCTGGTGCGTGGCCGCTGGCTCACCGTCTGCCAGGACTGCGCCAACACCGACCCGGCAGCCAAGGCCGCAGCCGACCAGGCCCTGCTCGACGCCGTGGTGGCCCTCATCAACGAGCGTGACGCCCTGGCCGGGGACGTGTTCAAGCTCCTGGGCACCGACGTCAACGACAACCCCAAGGCTCACGTCGCCGTGACCAGCGCCACCGGCAACAACGATCTCGACTTCTTCGCCGTGCGCTCCACCGACGGCAAGGTCACGGTCAAGCGTGTCATCGGTGGTCACAACGACCAGGCCCTCGGCCTCTACCCGCAGGTGGTCGCCCTCAAGGCCATCCTGGCCGAAGACGTGCCCGCTGCGGCCGTGCGGTTCGGTCAGGAACTCGGCTACTGCGGCTGCTGCGGTCGCCACCTCACCGACCAGGAGTCACGGGCCTACGGCATCGGCCCAGATTGTCGGAGACAATATGGTTTCTGAGATGAAGCTCTACCTGACCGTTGAGGTGGAGGTGGACGAGACCGTGGTCGATGTCACCCGCCTGCTCATGAACCTGCAAGATCACCCTGCGCTTTCGATGGAGACGTGGTGGTGTGACTTCGACGGCACCATCGTGGACATCGAGCGGGTCGAGATCGAGAAGCGGGGCGATGGGTTCTAAGCGTCACCAGGGCGTGTTCTGCAAGCCATGTGCCGTCCATAACCACCAGCACTGCGTCGGGCCGTGTGACTGTGGTCACCGCAAGCACAACCCCGACGTGCGGACGGCTGCGGCCATGCGAATGTATGAGCGTCCCGATCTCCGTACGCTGAGCGTCGAGAAGCTGGCCACCTCCTGGCATCAGAAGGACGAGCAGCAGCATGCCGTGTGACGTGACCCTGGGCGATCACGCCTGCGTCCTGGTGGATGAGCACATCACCCACCAGGACGCCGAGGGCAGTACATGGTCATACCTACGGGACACGCTCCCACCTCCTCCGGTGGTCGAGCCCCGTGAGCCTGCCCCTGACTGGTACTTCCCCACCATGACCCTGACGGTGTTCGTCGCCCTGGTGGTCGTGTTCGTGGCCTACGTGTGGCAGCGATCCTGAGAGACAATCATTTTCGGTCCTTGATTCAGGATGCCCTGTAAGGCCCCTGTATGGCCCTGTAAGCGATTCCACCTCCCTCAGGACACAAGGATGCCGTATCCCTGCTCTTCGGGCCTTACGTGGAAACACTACAAATCAGGTCAACATTCAAAAAACCGCGGAAATACTGGCTCGATTGCTAAGAAGTGGGTTGATACAGGGTATGTGAGTATCAGGCCCTGTTTCAACATTTCCGGCTCTATGACTTGCAGGTGGGGTTGCCACTCTGATACCTTGTGTGTGGAGACCAAACCCGCGAACCCAGGAGCCCGCACATGAGCATCTTCGATCAGATCAGCAAGGCCGCAGAGGCCGGAGCCGTCACCGGAGCGCAGGCCTTCAACACGCCTGCCGGTTTCGACGGCACCCGTACCGAGCCCACTCAGGGCTTCGTCCTCCCCGTGGCTCCCCTCACCAAGACCCTCTACAGCTACCAGGCAGCGGCGGTCGAGAGCATCCTGACCTACCGTCGGGTGGTGCTGGGCTACCAGCCCGGTCTCGGCAAGACGGCCATCATGCAGGCAGCGGTGGCGGCGGAGGCTCGCCAGGGCCGCAAGAGCCTGGTGGTCGTGCCCCCCTCCCTCCGCATCAGCCCCTGGGCGCAGGACTTCGCCGCTGACTTCCCCGGCCTGAGCGTGGCCCTGGTGAGCGGCACCAAGGCGGCGGCGTTCCCCGAGGCCGACGTGGTCATCATCCCCGACAGCATCCTGGCCAAGCGCACCAACGACGTGCTGGCCTGGGGTCCCGACCACCTCTTCGTGGACGAGGCCCACCGCTTCAAGAGCCGGGACAGCCAGCGCTCCAAGGCCCTCGTTGCCCTCGCCGACACCCTGGCCCCCGAGGCCATCGTGGTCACGGCCACCGGCACGCTGGTGTCGAACCGCATCATCGACGTGTACCAGCCCCTGCGGGCCACGGGCAAGGCCAACGCCACCGCCGTGAGCGGGGGCTACTCCTGGACCCGGTTCATGGACCGCTGGTGCCTCACCGACACCATCTGGACGGGCCGGGCCACGGTGCGGGTGGCCGTGGGCTGCACCGACCCCCAGGGCCTGCGTGACACCCTCGTCCACTCCTGCTACCTCTCGGTCCCCCGGGAGGACGTGCTCAGCCTCCCCGAGCGCACCACGGCCGTGCGTGCCCTGGTGCTCAACGGTGACGCTGCCGAGTACCGGCGGGCGGAGAAGCAGTTCCTGGCCTGGGTGCGTGAGGTCAAGGGCGACGAGGCCTACCGTCGGGCCAGCAAGGCCGAGGCCATCACCAAGCTGATGGCGCTGTGGGAGATGGACGGCAAGGCCAAGGCCAAGGCCAGCAGCGAGTACGTCACCAGCCTCACCGAGCAGGGTGAGCAGGTCGTCGTGTTCGCCCACCACAAGAGCGTGATCGAGAAGCTCTACGAGGCCTTCCTCAAGGCCAACCAGCGGGTGGGCGTGATCGTGGGGGGCATGACCAGCGAAGCCAAGGCCGAGGTGGTCGACTCCTTCCAGGCCGGTCGCCTCGACGTGCTGCTGGGCAACACCGAGGCTGCTGGGACTGGACTCACCCTCCACGCTGCTCGCCACGTCGTGTTCGTGCAGCTTCCCTGGGCACCAGGGGTGTTCGGTCAGGCGGCCGACCGGGTGTACCGCATCGGTCAGCACCGCCACGTCACCACCCACGTCCTGAACATGAGCGAGGGCGTGAGCGAGAACCTGTGGAACGTCCTGGTGGACAAGGCCCACGTTGCCGACGCCGTGAACACCGGTACTCCCTCCACCATCGACGCCGACAGCGTCGAGGAGGCCGTCCTCCAGAACTACGGGTGGTGAGCCCGATGCCCATGGCGGTCTCACCCAACGTCACCCCCGCCCCCCGTGGCTGCCGAGACAAGGTCAAGTACCCCTCGGCAGCAGCGGCGGGGGACGGGCTCATCCGACTGACCGAGCGCATCAACAGCGGTCAGCTTCTCCCGGCCAGCTACCACTGGTCGGCCGGTCCCCTGGCCGTGTACGAGTGCAGCTTCTGTGGCTACTGGCACATCGGGCACACCGCCCCGACAAGGAGACCATGATGCCCGACAGCTACAGCGAGTGGAAGGCCGATGTCCAACACGGCCGCACCGTGCTGGGCTTCATCGACTGGCTGTATGCACGGCGGCCGCCTGAGATACGCAGCCGGTGGTGGTGGAGGATCCTTCCCAAGCCCGACGTCGAGCGTCATACTTGACCCATGGCCCGCACACTCCCCTCCGCCAAACGGGGCGGGGGCAGACTGCAGCACTCCTCCAAGGCCCCGGTGGACGCCCCTGCGGGCCGGGAGATGACCCCGGCGGAGCGAGCCACGGCAGCGGTCAACCTCAGCGAGGCGTACGCCAGGGCGGGCCGAGAGACCCCGGAGCAGCGGGCTGCTTACACTCAGGCCGTGCAGGCGCATGTCCCCCGCATGGTCGAGTGGTACAACCGCAACGAGCGGGCGGGGAAGCTCACCGGTCACACTGACGACAAGCCCCTCAAGACCGGCCTCAAGCCGGGGGATGTGGGCTACGACAGCAGCACCCACCAGAGGACCTCACACTGATGCGGATCGCGGTGGTGTGCGTGAACCCCGAGTGCGATCACCACCGCCGATACCAGACCACGGCCGGAGAACAAGCGGATCATCTCCTGATCTTCGATCTGCGCTGCCCCCACTGCCTGCACACCAGGCTGATCGAACAGGCGGCGTGGGCCTGAGACCGCCAGTGTGATCCCTGCCCGGTCACACTGAGCGCAGCACACCGGCCCTCTCTCCCTCATCAGAGGCAGCGGGGGGCCGGTGTGCTCATGTCGCATACCTGTTGATACCTCATACATGCCCATACCGGCGGCGAGGATGCGTTCCGGTGATCAGCCACTAGTGATCAGGCAAGAGAGTGACCGTCACTACCGTCACCCACACCGTGGTTGATACCACGGTGTGGGTCATCACCATGTCACTGTCAATCATGTGTGCTCCATCACCATGTCAATCATGTGTGCTCCATCACCATGAAATACTGTGCTCCATCACCATGAAAACGCCTACGCACTTCGCTCAATACAGCGGCATTCTGCCGATGTATTACGGCAATGGCTAACGAAATGAGGCAATCAATATCGATATTGATTGCCATGCACGCCCTCCTTGACCAAGAAAGGGGCCGACGACCCCGGCCCCTTTAGTTCAAAACGCCGCCCCAGGCGGCGTAGGAATCGCTGATGGGGAAAATCCCGGAAGATGCGGGATAGTGGGCAACCGATAGTTGTATGAAATCAAGTAATATTGAAAACGGCCGATATTCCCAGCTCCAGGATTTGTTCGATTCGGTTTCGACGGTCGAAACCCCGAGAGTGGTATCGGAAGTATGCCGATACTTAGCTGGACTGGGTGTATAAGGACTTCTCAAGCCGACGTTGAGAAGACTGAGAAGCCAGAGGAGGCCTCCACTTGGCTGCACCTACCTTCCTCTTGCCTCCTGGCTGCACCTCGGACCCCCGTTTTTGGTTTCGGGTGAAATCCGGGTGAAATTGGCGTCTGGAAGCGAGGTTGTGGTATCTTTGTGCGTACCAATCACGACACCGTACGGGAGCACCGGATGTACAAGGCACAAGCGACCCACGACGCCTGGAGAATCGGGACCCACACGCTTCCCGAAGAGGCTCGTCAGTACGCCGAAGAGCAGATCGACCGGTACGGGGAGTACAAGAACCTCTCTCCGCTCCTGGGTTTCGTGGTGGTGAGGGAACGTCGCCGAGGGACGTGGGAACTGTTGAGCCCGGAAGAGTTCGATCTGGCCTATGAGTGGGTGTTCGGACAGCAGGAGGTCTACTGATGCATGCCGATCAGCTCCATGAGGTCAATCAGGAGGCCAAAGAACTCATCCGGGAAGCCCACGCTGTGGTCAAGGATCTGAAGGCCGTGATCAAGGAGGCCCGGGATCTCTTCCTGGGCAAGGACGTCGAGAAGATCGTTCATGGCGTCGTTGCTGATCACATGCAGGCCCTGAGTGAACAGATCGACCGGACCACTGTGATCGCCGAGGACGCCATCTTCGACCGCTTCGACCGGTTGGAGAAGTCGTTGCTGACCCCCGCCCTACAGACGGCCATCCAGGAGTTCCTGATGGAGCAGGCCGGTGGGCTGGGCTCTCGGGAGCCGCTGACGATGCGACAGTTTCGGCAGATACAACCGTGATGCGGCGTTGGCGATATCGACTGCAGTGCGGCTGCCTGGTGGACACGGTGGTCAACGGAGTGGCCCAGGTCTCCATGTTTGAGGGGGTCGACGGATTGAACGTCGAGTGCCCGGAGCACGGGTGGACCCTGGTGGCCAAGGGGACGGGGTCATGAACAACGACGGGCAGATCGCTCTCACCCTGGGGCAGTGCCTGCGGTTCTTCGTCCACTACGACGAGTCCAACGCCGCCGTCCACGGGATGCCGGTGCGGTTCAGCCCCATCACCTTCCGCATTGCTGAGGCCTTGCAGGAGTTGGAGCAGCGTCAGGGGTTTGGGGCGTGGCCGATCAATATCAACGACCACCTTGCCCTGGTGTTGGAGCACAAGGGCACGTACACGGAGGATCCAGGCCGATGAACGAACTGGAGGCAATCCGCCGACGCCATGCTGGGGGGCGAGACTCGATTGCGTCGGTAGTCAATGACCGGGCGTATCTGTTGGGTGTCCTCGACGCCATTGATGAGTTCACTCGTCGTCCTGAGTCGTTGAGCCCCGAAGCGTTGCAACAGTTGCGCTCGATATTCGGCCAGGAGGATCGCACCGATGGTCGTCAACCTGACGGGATGTACCCATGAACGACGAACGACTGGAAGCAATCCGCAACTACATCGAGCTGGGCGGAGGGATCTCCAACAACGGGGCGAGAGTGCTGTTGGCTGCTCTCGATGAAGCCACCGCCGATGCCCAACGTCAACATCAGTTGTACGAGTTCGAGGTGGCTGAGGTTGAGCGTCTACGGGCCGAACGAGACGAGTGGAGAAAGATGTGGGAGAAAGGCGGCCCCGAGCTGATGGCTGAGGTCGAGCGTCTACGGGGAGCACTGGAACTGCTGCGGGACAGCCTAAAGCCGCTCGCCCGATACCCGGGAACGCAGCCGTTCCCGTACGGCGCCGTGATGAACCTGCAAGGGATCGTTCGTCACGCCCTCGCGGAGTACGACCATGGGCGGCCGCCTCCGCTGAGTGCCGAGGAGCGTCAGAAGCGAGCCGAGACCCGCCATCGGGGTGTACCCGCGGAGTACGACCAGGGAGCTACCGAATGAGCTACCCCAAAGATTGTCGAGACCATGGGGTGAGCTATGAAGGTCCGCACGGTCTCGGGTGTGGTTGTGCCCTCACGCCCTCGATATGTGAGTGCGTATTGGACGACTGTTTCGGCGATGCGTGCCCGTATTGCGCTCGCCTTGATCCTGGGGTTCCGTGTCCCGTCGCCGATTCTGACCCGGCACACGCGGCACTGCTCTACGACCAGGAAACCTCAGTGAAATGGAATCATCAACGTGACAGTGAGGATTCAGCGGAGTACGACCAGGGAGCCGACCAATGAACCTGAACGAGCAACGATCATGGTTCGTCTATGAAGCAGCCCGTCTCCAGGCGTCCGCTGTCGATGCGCCAGTGGTCCCCGAGCCGTGGCACGAACGAGACGAGGCGTTCCGCACTCAGTTCCTCGACGTGATAGCGATGATGTGCGGACCGGACCGGAAGGCCAATCCGGAAGAACTCCACGACGATTGGGTCCGTGCCTACGAGGTCATGGGCTGGCGGTATGGGCCGGTGCGTGACCCCGAAGCTCGGACGCACCCCGACATGGTGCCCTTCGACCAGCTTGAACCACGGGAGCGGGACAAGGACGCCGTGTTCGTGGCGTTGTGTGAGATCGCCCGTCAATGGGTTCGGGAGTACGACCAGTGAAACAATGGGTGCATAGTCATATCATCGAGTTGCTCTTCTTGGGGCTGTTCCTGGCTGGATGCACCTTGATAGCAATCGTGAACGGAGTGTCATGAACAGCGAGTACAACGATCTAGAAGCCGCCTTCCTGAGCGACGTGGAGGCTCTGCGGCAGGAGGTTCAGGGACTGCTCCAGGCACAGCAGGTCGTGGTCAAGGCCCTCTTGGCGGAGGTCTATGACCTCAAGCAGGAGGTCACTCGGCTCAAGGACCGTTTCTACCGACCCGACGAGGATCCGGTCTTTTGACCCCTGAGCAGCAGGTGGCGTTCTTCAAGGGGGCGCTGGCTGAGGTCGGCGTGCTGGAGGGGCGGGACTATGAGTCGGTGCGGTGGATCAATCGACTCGGCCTGGAACATGGGATCTGCATCACGTCGTGGACGTGTGACGACGTGGTGGTGGGGCGGGCGTTTGAACTGCTCGCCGCCGCTCAGGGCGAGTTTGCTCCCTGTGCGGTGTGCTGGGCGGATCAAGAGGCCGAAGGCGACGCTCTGGACGAACTCTGTATCAGCAAGGGGCACAAGAGCCGATGAAGAACTACAAGCCCATGCCGGAGACTGACGGCGGAGCCGACTTCTCGCTGGTGCGGTTTGATGAGTGGGGCAAGCCCACCTGTCTCCAGCACGGGGCGATGAACAAGGTCAGCGAGGTTTTCTGGCGCTGTATTGCTACGGCGGGGGCGAAGTACAACCCCTGCCGGGCCGGATGTATGGAGGAACACATCGATGAGCACTGAGTACGGCAACCTGGAAGCCGCCTTCCTGAGTGATGTCCAGAGCCTGCGATATGACGTGGACCAACGAGGAGCCAACGAGGAGCCAATCTTCTGATGCCGGTCTTGAACGACGACGATCGCTTCATCGAGTTGGAACGCCGCCTGCGGACGGTGGAGAACCTGATCGAGGACCTGCTGCTCCGCACTGACTGGCTGGACACCAGGGTGCTACGGGCGCTCAACGGGGTCGAGTTGGTCGATACCCGTATCGATCAGGTGGATTCCCGTATCGACATCCTGGAGCACTGATGAGCACCTTCGCCATCCGAGACGGCGTCCCCTACATGGGGGAGAAGGCCTACCCCTGGGCTGCCTGGGTCCGCTCCGAAGAGCACGACTCGGGGGCGGGTCCCTGGTACCACCGGGGCTTCCACCTGACGTTTGAGAACGGCTGGACGCTCTCGGTGTCCTGGGGGACGGGGACGTACTGCGAGAACCGTGACGTCCCGCTGTTCCAGCCCGTTCGGGACTTCATCGAGGAGCCAGCGACCGCCGAGTGCTGGGGCTGGTACGGGGACGGTGAAACGGCCTGGGAGATCGAGGACGGATCACCCCTGGGCTGGCAGTCGGTCAAGGACGTGCAGGTCCTCATGTTGGAGATGCAGCACTGGGCCTCGCTGGAGGTCGTGTGACCTGGCGACCTAGGTGAACAACGGATGAACAAGAAGAAGCCCCTCCGGCTGGGATGAGGCGGAGAGGCTTCTGTATTCGGGTCTCGTTGCAAGGGCGGTCCTCGGCAGGGAGGGCCGCCCTCACCATACCCCGTCATAGATTCGCTATACAACGTCATCCCAGTCTGAGACCCGGGGGGCATGGCGAAGCTGGTGACGCTGGTAGTCGGTGTCCCAGTCCTTCCACGGGTCACGCTCCCGCTTGGGCGTGTTGGCGAAGAAGTCGAAGATCCGTCCCTGACCCCTGTCGGCCTCGGGAGCGAAGCACTCGCAGGCGATGCGGGTGTTCCCGGCGAAGCTGAAGACCGGAGAGCCGTGCTCCATCCGGTCGATCTTGATGCGGCGCATCCCCTTGGTGTAGCGAGCGTGCTTGCGGTAGGCGTAGCTGCGGTTCATGGTGGATCCTCCTTCGGATCCACCACAGCCCCCTGTCCCGAAGGAGCAGGGGGCTGTTCGATGGTGGCAGGCGGGGAGTCGAACCCCTTGGCTGTGGGTTATGAGCCCAGGCCCCCACCGGGGTACCTGCACGAAAGGCGGGAGGGGAAGATTCCACTTCCACTGGAGGTCAGGTCTTGGATTTTCAGGGTCCAATACCGGTAGGTAGCTCCAGATCATTCGTTGGCCGGTGAGCCACCCGCATCTCCCATGCCTCCATGGGCGATTGTCCCTCAGCGGATTGCCCCTGGGACCACCTGCGGGCCGAATGTGCGTTACCGCCGGATCCACCCCCTCGGGCCGAAGCCCGAGGAAGGGGACCGAGAACATGTTCCCATGCTCTCTACCTGGCAGTAGCGGTTATTCCGCCACCTCCCTACCCCCAGCCGCTAAGCCGAGGGTGATCTTGTCAAAAGTGCTGCCCACGGGTTCATCCCCAGTGTCCCTCCAAAAACGTCGGGACCCGGGACCGAAGCGGTGGGCAGGAAGAGCTACGTTATAGCATGCTTGCTACGAGTGCAAGGGGAAATCGAGATTTCCTTGACACTTTCTCCCGGAGCGATCCTTCGGGGGGTCCAGGTATAGCGATTTATGCCGGGGTATGTATGCGATACTGCTGTCATGCCTGGTCTCGATAGTCCTCAGTTCAAGGACTACCACTTTCGGGTGGAGAACACCCCCCACGGGATCCGGACCGCAGTAGCTCGTCAGGTCCCTACCCCTGAAGGCTGGAACCCGGACCAGCCTCACTATGAAGCGGTCGGATCGCTTGATATTCATACCGATCGGCCGTTCAACGAGAGCGAGCAGGAAGTGATCAGCGGGGGAGGGCGTCAGCGGCGGTACTACTCCAACGCCCACGGGGTAGCTGAGGAGAAGTCGGGTCAGTTGACCTGGACGGGCGGGAACATGAACTCAGACAATCCCCATGTGGGCTGGGCGGGGATTGCCAAGGACGTCCCCGGGCACTCTCGTCTGCTGATGGGACTGGCAGCGCTGGCGGTCCATGAGCACGGCAGTATGCCGAAAGCGGACTCCAACCTTTCGGAGACGGGGTCCCGGCTGGCCCGGGGAGCGGCCCGGAAGTACGGCATGGAGCCGGGGGCCGATAATCCGGAGATGGAGGGTCGTTTCGACTCCATGGACTACAGCGTCAAAGCGGATGCGGAGTCCAACTGGAAGTCCATCCATCCGGGCAATATTTACGAGAGCCCGATGGGTCGGGAGTACGGATCCCATCAACTCACGGCGGCGCAGGTAGCCCCCATCGTCAAGAAGATGAACGAGACCTACCGGGTACGGCCGGATCGGCCGACGACTGACGAGATCCAGATCCACCCGGGCCAGCAGACGCTGTTGTGAATGCCGTCAACCTCAACCCGGAGCAGTTCCGATCGGCGGGGACGGCCTGGATCCTCAACCACCAGCAGCAACTCATCAATGAGAAGGGCGAGCGGCAGCACGGGATAGTGGAGGAGTCATCCGGGCAACTGCGCTGGTCACGGGGGAACTTTGAGCCCATCCGGAGGCCCGCATGAGCGCTGCTCGGCACATCCATCCCGGGCAACTGGCGATGTTCATGCCTGCCCACGTCCTAGCCGACCCCCAGAAAACGGCGATGTGGCACGTCGACTTCGAACGTACGCCGTACGAGGAAGTCAAGGCCAAGAAGCTCATGGAGGCCAAGACGGGTATGGAGGGCAACTCTTGGGCGTTCAGCCGGAAGGCCATGGACGAGGGCCGTACGTTGCGGGATTCGATTGCCCGTGAGGGTGTCCGCAGCCCCGTGGACCTGCACCACCCCACGTCATATTCCGAGGATCGGCGGCCGGAGCTAGGCGAGGGCCATCACCGGGTGTTCACGGCCAACGACCTGAACCCCAACATGGAGGTCCCGGTTCGGCATAAGGAGTATGACGCCAACTCGTTTGGAGACCCGGGCTCTAGGAGCTTGGGTGGGCTGGCCTCGTCGTTCGCTCGGAGACTGGCGCAGCCGCTAACTCGGTAGCGCTGAGTTTCTGGCTCTCTCCCACATGCCCTCGGTGAAGGTCATGGCCCGTCGGCTCATGTCGAGCATCAGCGGGCGGTCCCAGCGACAGTATGGGCAATCAGCAGCGGTGGCCCGGCGGTGGATGTGGCTGTCAGTGGTTCCGGCGGAGCGGATCACCTCTCGGAGATCGAAGCCCATTGGATCCCAGGCACAGGGGTAATCAGGCTCGGACATGCAGAGCGGGCCGACGTGGTGTCTGCTGCAGAGCCCGCAGGCCGTACAGAAGTACTGCCCGATGGTCATCGGATCCACAGAGTGGTCACTTGACGGACTTGAGCTTTCGACCTTTGCGGTGGCGGGAGACGATCTCCGCTCGGAGTTCCGCCACTGTCAGCTTGTCCCCCTGGTAGAGGCCCTTGAGGTTGTACCCCTCGGCGTAGTCGTACTGGGGTGTCCCGACGATCTGGCCCTCGGCATTCAGCCACAGGAACTTCTCCGTGCTGCAACGGACACACCGGAGCATCACATCGGGCTTGAGATCCCAGTTGTGCCGGGTGGCCGGGCGAGGGATGTCCTCCCACATGTGCCCCCAGGTACGAGAGCGGCACTTCAAGAATGCATCTGACACCCGGGTGAGTTGTGCGCTCTTGACAGTCAACTGCTCTCCTCGATGGTTGCCACGATAGGGCAAAGATACCGGGTCATCCTGGCAATAGCAACCATTTCTAGGGACCATTCACCGTTTCTACTGGTATTCATGCGATACTCCAGCGGGCGGTGATAGCAATGGAACCGCTAGAGCGCATGATCGAAGCGGAAGTTGGCGTAGTGTTGGAGCCGTCTGCGCTCCCGGAGTGGTGGACCACGTACATCTCAGCGCTCGACGGGACTCCCCGAGAGTTGTATGACCGAGGAGATTGGGAGAAGGTATTCCTCTACGCCCAGACCTATTCCTCGGTGGACTTCTCATGAGCGCTCACCAGAATCTCAATCCGGATCAGTTCCAGACCTACCGGTACGAGGTTGAGTACGCTCCCACTCATGAGGACATGTCGGCGGGGCGGTCCAAGAAGACCTACGTGTCGGTGATGGAGAAGAACGAGACCGAAGCCAACCTCACCGCTGCCCAGATGGTGTGGCGACATGGTATCCCCACGGCCACGAAGAGGATCTCATGAGTGCTGCCCGCCACATCCACCCCGATCAGCTTCGGATGTTCATGCCCGCCAAGGAACTGATCGGGTTACCGCCCAATCGGGCGGACTTCAGCATGTGGGAGGGTAAGGATGCTCGGCGTGAAGGGATAGAGCCCTCTAAGGAGAACTTCTGGGCGTCTCGGGTGAAGGAATCCGATGAAGGGCATCGGACTGGATTGCGGGAATCGATTGGGGCAGAGGGCGTGGCCCAGCCGGTCGTCATCCATCACAGCGGTGAACACCCTGAAGGAGTCATGCTCGCCCAGGGGCATCATCGGGTGGCGTCGGCAACGGTTGCCAATCCGGAGCAGTTGGTCCCGGTGAAGCACTACGGACCAGATTATCAGTTTAAAGAAGCGGTTCATGAACGTGAGTACGTGAAGTACGGAGGCCTTGCTTCCTTGAGATCGGAGCCGTTCTGATGAGCACCGAATACGGGGGCCGCACATTCGACCGCATCGAGCGGATCGATCCCCGGAGCTACAACTACCTCGTCATACAGCATCCGGACGTGGCCCGAGAGGTTGGCCCCACGGTGGTCTATGTCTCCCCCGAGGACAAGATCATCCTGGCCCAGATCGCTGCGTTGGATGCTCGGGTGACGGCGTTGGAGCAGGCTTCACCGACTCCGGCTCCCGCCCCGGCTCCAGTTCCCACTCCAACGCCATCGCCTCCCGCAGCTACGGTCTACACCTGCGGGCAGGTCATGGACCAGGGCAAGACCGGCATGTGCGTGGGCTACGGCTGGGCGGGCTACCTGATGACCTCTCCCAGCCCGGAGACCATCACCGTCGGTAGCGGGGGAGACGACGAAACCTCAACCGCCGACACGATCTACGACCAGGCCAGGACAGAGGACGGGTCGACGCCAGTGGATGACCCTCAGGGTGGGGCATCGACGCTAGGCGGGGCGAGGGCCTGTACCAGGCTGGGGTTCATCAAGTCGTATTCCTGGGCGCTCAACGCTTCCCAGGTGGTAGCGGGGCTGCAGTCGATCGGTCCGTGTGTGGTGGGCATGCCCTGGCGGTCCACCATGATGGAGCCCGACAACTTCGGTGTGCTCGACGTGGGCGACAAGAGCCAGGACGTCGGCGGGCATGAGTTCTTTCTCTGGGGGTACTTCCCCAAGGGAGCCCCTGGGAACCCCTCCGCTACCGAGGATATGTTGGCGATGCGGAACTCTTGGGGCACAGGGTGGGGGAAGTACGGGAACGGCTACATCCCCGCTGCGGGACTGGCAGCGCTGATCGTTGACGGCGGGGACTGCACTTTTCCAGTGAAGTGACCACAAGATGTAGGACTTGCTACCCCGTTTAACTGGCTGATACTTCTAACGGGGTGAGTCCTTCCAGCTTGAGCCCCTGATAACGATGCAGTGTGGCCCGTGCTCGATTGATGACGGGCGTGTCGGTGGGCAGGAGTCGGAGAAGCTCATGGAGCGAGTTCTCCATGGCGTCTCCCACGTCCTCCAGGTTTCGGACGTATGCGACGATGTCGGGGTCGGTCATGGGGTTTCCCCTCACGGTGGATAAGTGTCCCGAATGATACAGGGCTTTGGTATCCACCGATAGTAGGTTTGAAACCCTTTTACAGAGCCTTCACCCCCGCCGTGACTCCCGCAGCAACCGCCTGGGCCATGGCGTTGTAGTCGATGCTCCCGTCTCCACCGCCCCCGCCACTCGGCACGGACTTGAGGTTCGCCACTTCGGCGTCGCTGACCTGCTTGCTGGGGACGCCGCCCCAGGCTCCGGTGAGGTCCGAAGGCACGCCATAGGGAGGCTGTGGCGTCCCCACGAAGTGGCTGGAGATGCGTCCGCCCTCCACCACGAACCAGCCCTCGTTGATGTTCACTCCGATGTACATGTCGTCAGTCCTTTTCGTTACGGGAGCGGGGGCGGAGGCCGTCCACCAGGAGGGTTTTAGAACGAGGTTTTGGTCCGTGCCCGGTATGGGCGTGCCGATGAGTTGGATGAGATCTGCCCCCAGTTGTTGCCAGTATTGAATGTTTCGGGGATGGTTGTCGGGATAGCCCAGGGGGTTCCAGTCGACGACCCCCCAGAACTTCTGCAGCTTGCCTCCCAGGTGCATGCCCTGGTTGATGGCATCGCTGCTGCCGTACTGGCCGAAAGCGAGTTCTCGGGTCTGGTCGGCCCAGCCCTGGAGGTAGGGCTGGGTGTTGCGTCCGTGCAGGCTGCCGTTGTTGAGGTCACAGGCCACGACGTAGGAGAACTCCCCGGCCGGGATTCTGCGCTCATGGGCCGCACAGTCGGACTTGCCGTTGGCATAGTTCTGATCGGGCGTTCCCGCTACCGCTCGGTCCTGGCTGGATTCAAAGATCCAGGCGTGGTGGAGACGCTCGGTCGAGAACAGGGCCACGTAGGCATCGCTGGGGCGGGCGCTCCCTGAGTAGACCAGCACTCCCTCGCCGTCGTTGGCGAGAACATCAGAGGGGCTGGCCTGGCCCTCTTGGTCGTAGGCGTAGCTCACTTCCACTCCGGAGGGGTGGTGTCGTCGTCAGTAGTGGTCTCGGCGGGCAGTTGGGTCGGGGTCGGCGGCGGGGTTGTCGTCGCTCGTTCCGGTGGCTGGGTGTAGTTGTGGCCGACGTTCTTCACGGCGGTGTAGCCCTCCCAGATACCAGCGGCGATACCGGCGAGCAGGATACCCACCACTAGCTGCGACCAGAAGTTCAGGGAGTCGAGCGATCGATTGAGCACGACTTCATCGCTGGAGAAGTTGGACGCCGAGACCAACAGCACGGCGGCGATGCCGACGACGAGACAGGTGATCGCCACGATGCGTTGGGTGTTGGTCCCCAGGGCGATGGAGCGGGCCAGTGCGACCAGGCCGGTCAACGTGAGGCCGAGGACGAGAGCGGAACTCAGATCGAACATTTACTCCCCCTAAGATACGGAAGGTTTGCAGTTTCCTCCCATCGAAGGTACGATGGGCGCATGGGACTTTTCAAGAGACTTCAGGATCCAGGCGTACGTGACCGGACTCCCCTAGAGCATGGCCTACGGAACTCCCTTCTGTGGGGATTCGCCGTGTCGGAGGTGATGGAGGGCTCCCTCGATGAGAAGGTGTTGGCCTTCCTGGTGCCGTACGTCATCGGGGGTGCTGCCTACATCGGGGCTACTGAGGGGGCCAGGACGTATCAAGAAGAAGTTGATTCTCCAGCAGGAGGATCTCTTTACGTTCTTCCACCGGTTTCGGACTGAGTTCGGCGTTCATCTCCGCCACCTGAGTCCCCATCGAGATGAAGAGGCCTCCGATTCGGAGGCACTCCTCGGGAGTGAAATCCAGTTTGACCTGCCCCACCTCGGCGTCCTTCGGGGTGACGTGGAATGCCAGCACGATGGAGGGAAGCCATGTCTCCTCGTCGGCTGAGACGAAGAGAATGACCTCTTGTTCGGAGTCTTCGGTCATGCCGGGAGCATAACCCTTGTAGGTAAAGGGTTCTGGGACCCTATTCGCCATAGTGGCTAGAGACCCTGCTAGCGTGCCCCTCTGAACCCGCCCCTGGCGGGTTTTGTCCTATCCGCCATCAGGGAGCAGCCCTTTGCGACGTCGTGTGAGTTTCCTCATCGTCATATCCGTTCTCGCCATCACCATGCTGTTGGTTCTCCCGACGGGGTCAGCGCAAGCGCAGTCGTCCACGGAGAAGCAAGCTGGTCTGGCCCTCATGGTGGGTCGGGCCGCTGGTGACGCTCAGGTCATGATGACCAAAGCCCAATACGGCTTGGTCGTCTACCTGGCAGCCACCAACGACGCCAACCTGACCACGTACGTCAACGCAGTCGAGCAAGCTGATGCCGAGGCAGCCCTTCAAAACTCCCAGGCTCAGCCAACTCAGCAGTATTCTGCCCCATCCAGTGGCGGAGCTTCTGGTGACTGCTTCGACGGCTCCCCCATCCCGGCCTGGATCGTGAATCGGGAGAGTGGGGGCGACCCCAATGCGGTCAATCCCTCCTCCGGTGCCTACGGGTGCTATCAGGAACTCCCTGGGCACTTCAACGCTGGGGCGGTGTGTGGAGGGTTGTCCATGTACAGCGTCGCTGACCAGAAGACCTGTGCTCAGCGGCTGATCGACGCTGCCGGGGGCTCGTTGGCCCCCTGGGCGGAGTAGCCAGGTGCCCCGGTCCTCCCCAGGGACCGGGGCCTTGGTGTATCCTATTGACATGCCGAGAGACGACACCTACCGCTTGCGAGAGGATCCCCGCTGTGGCCCGTGGATCGTGACGGCGGCGTCGAGTCGGGTGGCCCGGTTTCGTTGGGATTACAACAACGACGTGATGCAGGTCCAGTGGCGGAACCAGAAGAACATGGGATACCTGTATGACTGCGGGTATGAGGAGTTTCGGTCCATGTTGCGGATCAACTCCAAGGGGAAGCAGATCAACAACCCGCTCAACGGCTATACCTACCGGCCGATGGACCCCATCGAGTACGGGGCTCCGGTGGAACGGGACAACGCCCCGCTGTCTCGGGCCAGGGGTGTCACGGACATCCAGACTTGAAAGAGTTCTGGATTCAGCGGCCCTGCTTCTACTGGGGCTATGACGATATCGATGAGGGCAAGCGGCTCAGTATGACCTGGATGGTTCATACCGAGCCGCCCTTCTATCACGGGAGGGCTCTGCGGCTGCGGGTCCAGGATCGGGCCTATTGGTTCGGCCTCTACCGCAAGGCCAAGAAGCCGTTCGTGCGGGAGACCGAGATCCATCCGGAGGAGATCCGCTCATGGGTATACGACTCAAGAAGCCGCTGAAGACCAACTCGGCGGTCCCGCCCCCGACCAAGCTGAAGTCCCTCTCGGGGGACGACCTCTACCTCTACGTGGAGTCGGGGTTGATGGCCTGCCAGCAGCGGCTGGCCGAGTTCCGCCAGGGTGACTTTTTGACCAAGCCGATTCGGCTGGAGATGTTGGTGAGCGAGTTCGACGCCGTGACCGTCGGTCTCCAGGAGATGCAGGCTCGGACTGTCTAGCGCTCCGAATACTTGCACTTCTGGCTAGTGGTCGGTAAACTGGTTGTTCATGGAACAACTATCGTTACCCCTCATTACGGAGCAGGCATCGTCGTACGAAATCGTGCTGCTGCGGAACGACATCCCCATCCTGACCCTGCACGCCGATGCCCTCGCAGAGGCCCAGAGCAAGCGACGGGACCTAGTCGATCTGCTCCAACGTGACCCTCGGAACCGCACGGTCTGGGAGGACAACCCCCGTCCGACCGGGTGGTGGGGCCTCAGGCCCACGCCGCCGCTTGCTGCTGCGGTGTACAACATCCGCATCGAGTCCGTCAGGATCGGAGCATCGTGAGTCATGAGCCACACCGAGATCCACATCAACGAGCCGGGGGCTTCCATCGAGGAGCGGGTTGCGGCTCTGGAGAAGCAGGTCGAATTCCTGTCCAAGGACCGTCCTGGCCGTAAGATGAAGCCCAACATCACGTCCCAGCCCGGGGTCTGCGGTATCGACCCGGCTCGGGACTCCTCGATCTGTCCCGACGCCAGCATCTACCGGTACCAGAACGGCTGTCAGGGTGACAAGTGCGTCCAGATCAACCGGGACTACTACTCCGACTACCGGGCCAAGCGACGGCAGAACACCAAGCCGACGGCGGAGGCCGTAGTGGAGGATCTTCCCGCCTCGGTCAGTAACGGGGAGGCCAGCCATGAGCCCCCGTCGATGACGCCGCCCCCGCCAGCGCCGTTCGGTCTCGACATCGACGCTTCGTAACGTGGATTTCAGCGGCCATACACCAGATCCTACGGAGTATGACATCTACGTGGCGTGGTATGAGAAGCTGGTAGTCGACGCTCTCTGGAAAGAGCGATACGGTTACGATCTCGTCACCGGAGGTATCCGTGGAGCCGACATCGACGCAGCCTGACGATGACACCGAGACTCTTCTATTGATCTTGGAGTGGATCACGGAGCAGCGGAAGACCGATCAAGAGCAGTGGGAGGCCATCCATCGCCTCAAGCGGGTTCTCCGGCGTGTGCTGGAGAGGGTTAAGACCCTAGAGGAGGAGGTAGCAGCGCTACAGCCACCCACACCGCATCCTGCGGTAGCGGGTACAGTCAACTTCGGCACACCAGTGAAGAGGAGTTAGGGCAATGGCAGACGCAGTACTCAAGGACGACGAGGTATTCCCGACCGTGACCCTGTCGTGGACAGACGACCAGGGCAGTCCCACCACCTCCCCGACCACCATCGCCGCCTCATCGTCCGACGAGGCCACGGTGACGGTGACCGAGAACTCCGACGGCAGCGGCAGCTATGCCGTCTCCTCGGTCGGTCCCGTCTCGACCGCCGACGTGACGGTCTCCTGGCTCGGGACGAACGACGACGGCAGCACGGTGACGGTCTCGGCGTTGGTCGCCGTGGTCTCCAGCGAGGCCGTGGGCGGTTCGGTGAACTTCGGAGAGCCCATCAAGCGCTGAGTTGCACTCCCCGCAGGAGGGGAGTACAATGAAAGCATTCCGGTTCCTGGGTTCCTGGATTGGTCTCTGTGTGCTAGGAGCCGGAGTAAAGAGCCCCTCGGTCCACCGATCGGGGGGCTTCTTTATGCCATAGTGGCGGGAGGATTCGATTAAAGGAGTGGGTCCAATGCCCGAATCACATTACGAACCGGCTCCAGCACTACAAGATCCAGCCCCAGACCTACCCCCTGACCCCACTCCTCCTCCTCCTCCGGACCCAACTCCTCCTCCGGACCCTGCTCCCGAACCTCCCCCTCCGCCACCGGACCCAGCCCCAGAACCCGATCCGACTCCGCCTCCGGACCCTGCCCCAGCCCCAGAACCCCCTCCTGAGCCCGCCCCTGAGCCTCCTCCGGCCCCCTCTGGGGACGACTCCGGCGACGAGCCGAAGTACATCGAGCCGGTACGGGACGACGTGGTCGATGTTCCTGAGGCTCCCCCGGCTCCGCTCGTACCTCCGGGGGACTCGGGTGGAATCGCCCCTGAGGATCAGCCCAATCCGGAACTCCCGGAACTGGAGCCCCAAGAACCCATCTACGAGGGCGAGGGCGTTCCGGCCGATGAGCAGCAGCAGCAATTGGCCGAGGATGAGGCTCAGTTCCAGGAGACGTACGACCAGCAGCGGGATGAGCACGAACAGGCCTGGCAGGACGAGCAGGCCCAGATTCTGCAGGAGCGCGTGAAGCGGCTGGAGGGTCAGTAGATCGGGTATGCCATAGTTATCGGTAATGACGATCTACGACGAGCCCCCCCTCTTTGAGGAAGAAGTCGAGGAGGAAGAGGAAGAAGAACTCCTCAATCCTGACGACGCCGCCTTCGTAGACGAACTGGTCAAGCGGATCATCCTCTTCTGCGAGGAGTTCTCCGGTTATGAACTGCGCCCCTACCAGCGGGAAATGGCCTACCGAATCGTGGAGTCTCTTGTCCTCTGCGACGGTGAGGAAGTCACTGCTCTCTGGGCACGCCAGAGTGGAAAGTCTGAAACCCTCTCCATCATCGTCGCCGGGTGCATGGTCATTCTGCCCAAGCTGGCAATGTCCTTCGACATTCTGGAGCGGTTCAAGCGGGGCATGTGGGTCGGGGTGTTTGCCCCCGTTGACAGCCAGTCCGATTTCCTTCACGGACGAATCGTTGACAAGCTGACCTCCGACCAGGCCCTGGAGTTCTTTGCCGATCCGGAACTGGACGAGGCGGTAGACGGGAAGTCCAAGGTCATTCGTCTCCGTAGTGGTTCTCTCTGTCGGCGGTCGACGGCAAACCCCCGGGCCAAGATCGAGGGGGCCTCGTATCACCTCGTCGTGATCGATGAGGCCCAGGACGCCGACGACACGGTGGTCCGCAAGTCCATTCACCCCATGCTGGCTGCCTACGCCGGGTCCATGGTGAAGATCGGGACCCCCTCGTTCGTCAAGGGCGACTTCTACCGGGCCATCCAGTTGAACAAGCGACGCAGCACGAACCGCAAGGGTCGTCTCAATCACTTTGAATATGACCATAAAGTGATATCGAAGTACAACAAGTACTACGCCAAGTTCATCGGGCAGGAGAAGATCCGTCTCGGAGAAGACAGCGACGAGTATCAGATGTCATATTGCTTGAAGTGGCAGTTGGAACGAGGCATGCTCATCACCGAGGAGGATCTGGACTATCTCTCCGATTCCTCCATGCCGCTCGTCCGATCCTGGCATCGGACGCCCTGCGTAGTGGGGATCGACCCGGCCCGGGTCAAGGACTCCACCGTGGTGACGGTGTGTTGGGTGGACTGGGATTATCCTGATCCGGCCGGATACCGGGAACACCGGATTCTCAACTGGCTGGAGATCCACAACACCGAGTGGGAAGAGCAGTACTTCCAGATCGTGGATTTCCTCGACAACTACAACCTGGCTTTCGTGGGGGTGGATGCCCAGGGCATGGGAGGACCGGTTGCTGATCGTCTCAAGCGACTGCTGGAACACCGATGTGAGGTCGTCCCCCTCTCCTCCGACCTCAAGACCCAGGCCGATCGGTGGCAACACCTGATCGCTCTGCTGCAGCGGCGCATGATCGTGTATCCCGGCCACTCCAAGGCCAAGCGGACCCGGACCTGGAAACGATTCCGACAGCAGATGGAAGATGCGGAGAAGGTGATCAAGAACAACTACATGATCATCCAAGCCCCGCCGGATGAGCGTGGGACTCACGACGATTTCGTGGATTCACTGGCGATCGCCTGTGCCATGTCGATGCAGGACACCGTGCCCTACGTGGAAACCTTTGAAGCTCCTTGGTATAGCGAGAGCCGATAGCAGATCGGTACTGCTATGCAGGCCAGCAGCACGGCGGCGCAGGACTTTTTTCTGGTGCTGATCTCGGTGGGCATCTCAGCGTTCCTCAGTGCTGCGGTGTGGATACTGGTCAAGGTCACTCGCAACGACGTGCGGCTGGATGAGCACGGTACCCATCTGGACAATCATGAGCACCGCATCCATGACCTGGAGCACGATCACGATCAGCGTCATGATGACGACGACGAGGACTGACACTCACCTGTGCCATACTGAGCCAATCAAGGAGGACCGATATGGCTTACGCTCCCGAGAGTGGGTACGAAACCGCAATCGCCAACAACACCCAGCGACGGGGTCCGCTGCGTTTTGAGGAGGGTGTCGCCACCGACACCGACATCCCGAACGACTTCGGTCGGGGGGCGTACAGCGACACCGCTGGGGACGCCCGTGGTCGTCAGACCATGGCGGGCATGCTCAAGACGCCCCAGGAGACCATGGCGGAGCGGGTCCACATGGGCTCGGCGTCCTGGATCGAGGCTCCGTCGGAGCTATCGGAGTTTGTCCAGGGAGCGATGACGGATCACCCGTCGTTTGAGCGGGTCCAGGGCAGCGAGCGGCGGATCCTGCGACACAACCCCACCTGCGTCAACGACTGATCCCGTCATGGCGTACGGGATCGACCCGCCGGGAGCCGTGACCGGCCGTCCGCAGGGTCGCCTGACACGCCCCAAGCCGGTCTTCGCTCTCCATCCGAACGCCCCTCAGATGCCGGAGTTCATCAAGACCGCCAAGGATCTGATGAACACCTATGGCACTAGCCAGTTACCCCCCGGGCTGATGCCCCGTTGGATGCGGAACAAGACCAACCTCCACATCTCCAAGGGGATGACCAAGGGGGCGCAGTAGTGGCGAAGAAGCTGAAGCCTGCTCAGGCCAGTCCGCCACCGGAGCGGAGACCCTGGGGATACTGGGATCAGAATATCGGCAGTAACCTCCGGCCTGCTCCCGAGGTCCCCCATGAGCCCCCGGAGGGGGAGAACCTCATGAAGCCCGGGGCCGGGGGTATCCCTCGGCCCGGGACGAAGTTCGCCAAGCCTCCGAAGCCCCCGACCCCGGAGCAGTCAGCGCAGATCACGCAGGCCAAGACCAGCCGACGGAATTGGGCACGGAGGAAAGAGGGTCAGGAACGCCTCCGTACTGCTCCCGAGTACTTTGCGAATCGGCCGGAGTCGGAGACCGGAGTTCCTCAACCGAGGCAGCAGATGTCGGTCGGGATGCTGTACGCCTGGAAAGGCTGGACGGAGCAGACCGGGTCGGGTCCCAGTCACTGGGATCGCCAGCTTCCGGGAATGGCGGATCCCAATGCCGCCCCTCGTCCACCGAGGTGGGAGGAGCTTCACCCTGATACTCGGGCTCATGTTGAGCGTGAGTTGGCCGAACGGGGGACCAGCGTCGAGCAGATGGGGAAGGACTTCGGGGCGCAGTTGGATCAGGCCTACCTCCGGGCGGAGCAGTTCCGACCTGAGGTTCGGGAATCCCAGGTATTGGACGCTCAGCACTCCGGGGCCGCTATTCCTTCCTATGGCATGCACCCTTACGGGATGGACTTCTACTCCACCGGAGAGCCCCGTAAGGTGATCGATGAGTCGGCCAAGGAACTGGGTATCCCCCAGCCGGTCCATGCGGTGATGAACTCTCTCACCTCTCCGCAGACGAAGTTCCAACAGATCCACAAGACCGGAGAGGTCTCGTATCCCAACAACGACGTGGCGATGCATGCCGTACGACACGCTCAGGCCGGAGGGACGTACGAGGACGTCTCCAATCAGATCACCGGGACCGAGAAGCGGCATCAGGGTTTCAAGACGAATCTTCGTAAGGCGGTTCGGGCCACGGAACAGCACATGGAAGGGGTGTCCCCCTCGGATTGGCGGGGCGTGCCTTCTAAGAGTAATCCGGAGGGATCGAGCCTCTGGGAGAACGCTCCGAAGACCGGTCCTTACGCCAACTCGTTCTCGGACACTCACCCGCAGTTCGTAGTGGGAGACGTCCATACCGGTGGGGGTGGAGGAGTCCCGCATCTCAGTAGTGACAAGCCGGTCCTACGTGATGCGGAAGGGAATCCTCGACTGAACAAAGAGGGCCGGGAGATTCGGGACAAGTCGGAGCGGGAGAAGGCGATTGCCGACGTGCCCTTCTACCACAGCGCCATGGACTACGCCGTGCGCCAGGAGATGATCAAGCGGAACCTTGGTTCGGTCCGGGATACCCAGGGGGCGGAGTGGGGAGAAGAGCAACTCTCCCGCAACCTGAAGAGCGGGCCGAAGGAGCATCAGGTCTACAAGCGGCAGGACGTGTTCCACCAGCAAGCCCAGCAGGGGAAGCTCTTTTGATGGCGGCCAGCCACCACCTCAGCCCGCTCCAGCTTGGGTCGCTAGCTGATCGATTGGCGGATCCGGAGCAGGCTGGGTTCAGTGCTCGGGCGTTTGGTCCCGGAGCGGGGGAGGAGCCTCCGGCCAACAGCTACATGGTGGCGACGCCGGGGCAGGGGCAGAACAACATGATCATGCCGGTCTCAGCCGAGGAGATCGGGTCGTTCGCCAACAGTCGGACCGCAACCCTACGACCGGAGGGTCGATATTTGGGTGGTTGGAGCGTGGGGAAGGAGGCCTCGTTGGATGTATCGCAGGCCTACCCCTTCTCGCAGGGTCACCAGGCCATGAACCAGGGCATCGCCGGGAACGAGATCGGTATCGGGATGATCGGGCGGCGAGGCCAGTACGTGGGGACCATGCCGGTGGTGGATCCTCGGAAGCTCTTGACTGATGTCAAGGGGCTTCAAAGTCGAGTTCGTCTATTGGGTAAAGGGCCTCGTCCAGCCCTCGGACCTGGACTCGGCGGTCGTTCGGGTCCGGCTCGGTAGGGAGCAGACGATGTCCGTCCTTGTAGTGGAACACCGGCTTGTCGGGCTTGGGAGCCTGGTGGTGGGGTCGACAGGTGTTCCAGCCTTCGATGGAGACGCTGTTGCCCCAGTCGCCGCAGACTTCGCAGTAGTAGGTCCTGATCTTGTCGTGCACCATGAGGCGAGTATAGCAAAGTGTCAATAAACTTTTATCCTCCCTCCTACCGGGCGGCGGCCAGTGACTTGACCGTCGCCATTAGCCCGTTGGGCTTGGTCGAACTCGCCGACGAAGAATTCGAAGTCCATGGACCTCGGCTGAACCGCTACGCCAGCAACTGGGCCTGGTACTTAGGTCACCATTGGGCTTACCGGCGGGAGTTGGGCGAGGCCCAACTGACGTTCAACTACGTCAAGGCGTTTGCCGACTACATGGTCAACTTCACCTTTGGCAAGGGGGTGGAGTTCTCCTCTGCCGAGGCCACCCAGGGGATCATCCCCTACATCCTCAAGCGAGCCTGGGAGCACGACAATGACAAGCAGACTCTCCTCTGGGAGATTGGTCAGTTGGGGTCTGTCTCCGGCGACTGCTTCGCCAAAGTCACCTACGAAGAGCCTTTTGTGGACTCAGTGGGTCGCCCGCATCCCGGGAAGTTCCGGATTCTTCCCCTCAATCCGGCTTTCTGCTTCCCCGAATGGCATCCCCATGACCGTCAGCGGCTCATCCGGTTCAAGCTGAAGTACAAGTTTTGGGGTACGGCGGCGGACGGGGCTCGGCAGGTATTCACCTACACCGAGATCCTCACCGAGGACATGATCGAGGAGTACATCAACGACGAGCGCATCGACATGCGCCCCAACCCGATCGGGGAGATACCGATCGCTTACTCCCAGAACATCCCGGTGGCGTCGAGCCCGTGGGGTCTGGCCGATATCACCGACATCATCAGCCTGAATCGGGAGTTCAACGAGAAGGCGACCGACGTCGGGGACATCATCAACTACCACGGGGCTCCCGTCACGGTGATCATCGGGGCCAAGGCCTCCAACCTGGAGAAGGGGCCGAAGAAGGTCTGGACCATCGGGACCAAGGACGCCAAGATCCAGAATCTCACGATGGACACTGACTTCCAGGGCATCCTCGGCTACATGGAACTGATCAAGCAGTCCATGCATGAGATGACCGGGGTCCCGGCTCAGGCCTTGGGCCAGCAGCAGCCCATCTCCAATACCAGCGGGACTGCGCTGGCGGTTCAGTATCAGCCGCTGATGCTGAAGTACGGGCTGAAGAAGACCCAGTACTCCCGGCTGTTCAAGCGCATCAACGAACTGATCCTCATGCATGCGGTGATCAAGGAACCGGATGCGCTGGTCTACAACCCGTACATCTCCTCGGTGCCGTTGCTGCCGGGGCAGTATCCGGAGTTGGACCCTGCCGATCCCATCACCTATCAGTCCACCGTCCACTGGCCGGAGCCGTTGCCGGTGGACGTGCTGATCAAGATCAACGAGATCCAGGCCCGTATGGCGATGGGGCTGGAATCCAAGCGTGGTGCTCTTCGTGATCTCGGGGAGATGTTCCCCGAACAGAAGATGAACGAGATCAACGAGGAGATGCTGGAGGACATGAAGGAGCAGGCGGCGCTGAACCTCGTCCAGGCTCAGGCGGCGCAGTTCATCATCGGAGCCACGGGGATGTTGCCCGATGGCCAGCCGTTGATTCTCCCCGGTCAGGCCGGTCCTCCGGATGAAGAGGGCAATCCCACCGGTCCTGCTCCCGCCGTCGATCCCGTTTTGGCCCAGGAAATCATCCAACGGGCATATGCGGAAGTTCCGGCGGAGCGGGAATCGTTCGACAAGCAATAGCTGATACCCCGTGATACCTCGTATCAGCCGGAAAGTGTGCTATATCAGTGAGACGTAAAACTCTTCGTTGAAGGAATCCATCCCATGCCAGAGGAACAGCAGGTAGCGGACACCGGTAGTGGGTTCATCGTGGGAACCGACCCGAAGGAACCGCCCCGCACAAATGCGGAATGGCGGGAAGTTCAGGTCGAGAACCTGGCGGGTCCCATTGGTACACCGGCCACTCCACCGCCTCCTCCGGCCCCGGAACCCAACGGCTACCAACCCCAGCACTTCTACACCGACGAGGACCTGGAACGGGTTCGCCGGGAGGAGAAGGACAAGCTCTACGGACGCATCCAGACCATGGACGAGCAACTCAAGACGCTGACCCGGGAACGTGAGGAAGCGGCTGCCGCACGGCAGGCCGAACTCGACCGGCAGGCGGAAGAGGCCCGTGTGAAGGAAGAGTCCGAGATGGAGGTTCGGGAACTCCTCATCAAGAAGGAAGAGGAGTGGCAGAACCAACTGGCCGCGATTGAGGCCAGGTACGAGCAAGACCGGGCGGTGTTTGAGCGGGAACGTCGGTTCCAGGAGGTACTGGCATACCGGCAGGCTCGTCTGGATCAGGAAGCGGAGTACATCATCCCTGAGCTTCGGGATCTGGTGAAAGGGAACTCAGAGACCGAGGTGGATGCGTCCATCGAGGAAATGAAGCAACGTACTGAGGCGATCATGCGTCAGCTAGACCAGACGGTGACGCAGCAGCGGCAAGGAATGCGGGGAGCGGCCCCTACTGCTCCTCCTGTTGGGCCAATGGAGCAAATGGAGTCGTACGAAACGCTGACGCCGCAAGACATTGCGACTATGGACATGGAAACGTACAAGAAGTTTCGGACGGACCTCATCAACGCCACCGGTCGTCAGTACCGGGGCGGCTAGTTAGCTCCCAAACTTCATCCTGGTCCATAGGAGGACTACCCCATGGCGTTCCAACTGCCCACGGGGTCAAACGTCACGGGTACGAACCGTGTGGCCGGTGGTCTGACCGGTTCTGCGTACAGTGCCCCTGCCGGATATGACCTCACCGGTTCCGGAGCCAACATCGTCGGCGGTTACGGTGCTGGCCTGACATCTGGGACGAGCCTGCTCGGTCCCGCCATCCAGACCGTCTGGTCGAAGGAGATTCTCTTCCAGGCGATGCCCGTGCTCCGTTTTGAGCAGTTCGCCGTGAAGAAGACCGAACTGGGAGTCATGCCCGGTTTGACCGTCAACTTCATGCGCTACAACAACCTGCCCATCCCATCAGGTCCCCTGGTGGAAGGCATTCGCATGAAGACCTACGGGATCACGGCGCAGCAGTACCGGATCACCGTGGCCGAGCACGGCTTCGCCATCGCCGTCTCGGAACTGCTGCTCAACGCCTCCTTCGATGACGTGATGGCCTCGGCCTCCCGTCTCCTGGGCCGCAACATGGCGCTGTACATGGACACCCAAGCTCGGGAGACCATCCAGTCAGCGACCTCCATCGTGTACGGGTACTCCCCGCCCACGGACCTCACCACCGGCTACGGCATCTACTCCAGAGGAACCCAGGCCACCTCCGGCACGATCGGCAACGGCGGGTTCAACCTCACTCCAGCGGCGGTCAAGGACAGCGTCTTGGAGTTGTCCTCCAAGAACATCCCCAGGCTGGGGGAGACGTACGTCTGCTTCATCCATCCGGCGCAGTCACGGCAGCTTCGTGACACCCCGGAGTTCATCGAAGTGAGCAAGTACGCCGCTCCGGGGAACTTCATGCTGGGGGAGATCGGGCGTCTCTTCGACGTGGTGTTTATCGAGACCACCCAGGTGGGCCGTCCGCTGACCACCCCGGCCAACTTCATCAACCAGGCGTACGACACTGGTGGGGCGGTGGCCTGGCGTGGTGTGGACTCCGAGACCAACCCGCTGGCTGGGGCCACTGGGTCGATGGGGTCCACCGGACCGAACACGCTGGCGGCGGGTCCTCCGACCCTCTCCGGCAACACGGGGGTGCAGGTCACCACGGCGGAGCCCGACGCCACGGCGACCCCGGGCTGGGACCAGCACTGGCCGTCGGACTTCACCGTGGTTCCGGACACGGAGCAGTTCGAAGCCCTCATGCTGGGCGACAACGCCTTCGGCCACGCCATCTCCCTCCCGGTGGAACTCCGGGACGGCGGCGTGCTCGACTTCGGTCGTGAGCACGCCCTGGCGTGGTACAGCATCTGGGGCTTCGGTCTGATCACCGACTCCGCCGTGGTGAAAATCCGTACCAACGGCTGATTTGGCTCTGCGTACTGAGCAGGTATACAGGGGATGGGCGCTGGTCCATCCCCTGTATGCGATACTGCTTTCCAACTATCAATAGGAGAATCCACCGTGCCAGAAGAGAAGCGAGTCAACCCACAAGTCGAAGTTCGGGATGTGGAAACCGAGGGTGAGATCGGAACCCTGAGCGGTATCGCTACTGGCCCACAGGGTCCGCAGGGTCCGCAGGGTCCGCTGCTCCCCGAGGTCGAAGTGGATCAGATCGTGGAATCCCCTCGTCTGCCACAGGGGGTCCCAATGGTGACCATCAGGGTCAACGAGGACGTCGAGGAGATGTCCTACGTGGCCGGTGGTCGGGTCGAGCGATACACCTTTGAAGCGGGAGTTCGGTACAACGTGCCGATCTACATCGCCGCTGAGCTTGAAGGTATCGGTCGGATCTGGCATTAAGGAGCCCTGCCCATGAGTATCGCGACGGTTCACTACCTCTCCATGAACGTCCACTCTGGGCAAGTCACGTTGCCTGCCACGCCGACGCACGGCGTCGCCGGGTCCTTCACCTTCGCCAGTCTGACTCCGTCGCTCGGCCATACGGTCAACTGGGGAGATGCCACGGCCAACTCCACGGGCACGACGGACACGAATGGTTCGCTCACGGTGTCCCACACCTACTCCGCTGCCGGGACGTACACCATCGTCGTCACGGAGACCGTGGGAGGACGGGTGGTGGCGTCAAAGGCGGTCACGGAGGCGTGACTCGTCCGGGGTTCATCATCCCGAATGCGAACCTCGTAGCCCCTGACGTTCAGGCTGCCCAGCCGGATCAGGGTGACTTCCTGATTCTGGGGAACGGGCATTACGGCGTAGTGGTGGGCTGCAAGCTCTTCTTGAGCTTCCCGACGGTCTCCCTGGCTCCGGATCAGGACGACACCACGGCGAACATCCTGATCTGTGCGGGGCAGGCCTTTCTCCTGACCTCCGGTATCACGACTCAACTGGCCCAACAGGGAGCACAAGGTCGTTGGGACCTGATCGTCTTCGACCGCAAGAACGGTGGATTCAGGGCCATCGGCGGGGTCCCGGCTGACAACCCGGCCTACCCCGATATCACTGACACTATGACGGTTCTGGGAGCGGTTTCGGTCCCAGCAGCCGCTAGTGGGGCAACCCCCACGCTGATCGACAAGCGGTTGTTCATCCCTTCGACGCAGGTATCTGACGCAACGTCGAACTCGATCATGCGGACGTACGACAACAACGCTTCTCCCTCCCGCATCGTGCTGAATATCGATGGTCAGGGCACGATCACCTGGGGTCCGCTGACGAAGCTGGCGGCCACCGCCCCGGGTGTGCTGACGGTGACCAGCGAGCTTGATGCGACCAACATTCGTGCCGACCACCTGTGGGTGGGGGGTATCGAGGTCACTACGGCCCAGCACATCGTGTGGGGGAATACCCGTCCCGGATCCGGGGACCGTATCGGAGATATCTATGTCAATACCGATACGGGAGACATCAGTATCTGGAAAACCGGGAGTTGGAACTCTCTCGATACCAGCACGCCTGCGGGCACGGTCATCATGTCGTTCGTGCCCCCCGCCCAGATGCCGGGGTGGTTGGCGCTGCAGGGCCAGACGGTCGATGTGGGGCTTGCTGGAGATCTCCCGTCGATCTTCCCCGACTGGGTTAATGGGAGTTTGATCACTCTCCCGGACATGCGAGGGCGGATGCCGGTGGGTGGTGGGTTCCGTGACTCCGGAACTCCGGGGTTCGTGAATGGAACGAACCCTTCCGGCACGCTGGTGGATGATCACGGGACAACGAGTGCCACGATCGGTATCGATCAACTTCCTGCTCATGTCCATCAGACCGGGAACGCCACCGGGGCCGGTGGACAACACCGTCATGCCATCCCGATCTGGGCACCTTTTCAACCTCAGGGTGGGGTGGTCTCCAACGTCGGGTCGGCCAACACTAACGGGGTCGTGATCGACAGCCTGACCACGACGGATCTTGGTGGAGATCATGCTCACAACCTCCCCGTCCACAACTCAGTGGGTGGGGGACAACCGTTGCAGCTAACGCCGCCGACCCTGAGCCTCTACTTCTACATCAAGGTCTAGCCATGGCTGTCTCGCCGGTCGTCTATCGAGTGCCCACGCTGGTTCCCAGCACGGTGACGAGAACGGCGGAGCTTCGACCGGAGGATATGGAGCGCATCCCCTACGCCCTGGGGGAATCGGCCGGATCTTCCGACGAGAATTGGCCTCCGGCAGGATTCACGGGAGTGACCGGTATGACGAACACCAACGGTTCTGTCGATACCACCAGCTTGCTTCCGCAGCCCTACAACATCGAGTGGGTGCAGGGAGATACGGCGATCTTCATGTTCCTGTTCACTGACATCCTGTGGACGGATACGGATCCCGGGTTCACGGATCCGGCCGCTCCGACCTGGGTGCAGAACACTTGGGCTGCTCAGGTCCGGAATCCGTACATCTACTCCACCTATGCCGCTGACTATTGGGTTCCGGCTTACGGGTATCAATACAACTGGTGGAGGGGTCACAGCGTCGTGGCGAACTTCACGGTCACGGCGAACGGGATCGTGGTTCCGGATTCCAGTCCTACGCAGTGGGCCACGGAAGTCACTTTGACGTTGGCCGATACCGATAGTGCCAACATCCTGCCCGGGAACTGGTATCGCTGGGATCTCCAGACTCGGTCGGCCAACAATGTCGTCATGACCCATCTCCGGGGTAAGTCTCGGATCATCACGGAATGGACCGTGGCCTGATGCCAGTCATTCCCGGCCCGGGTCACGGCGAGGTCACAGTCTCTCCGATCCTGTATGGCCCCAAGGGGGCCACGGGGGCCTCCGGCCCCAAGGGAGCAACGGGGGCTCCTGGGCCGAACGTCGTAGGAGCTACGGGTCCTCCGGGTGCTTCGGGGCCGGTAGGACCGACCGGTCCTGCCGGTGGGAACACTGGTCCGTCGGGGCCGTCCGGACCTGTTGGCCCGACGGGTATTCCTGGAGAAACCGGGGTCACGGGATCAACTGGTGATCCTGGTGGTCCGACGGGTGCTACTGGAATCAAGGGTTCCACGGGTGTTACTGGGTCGACCGGGGTTACGGGATCGACTGGTGTTACTGGAGATATAGGTATCCAAGGAGCGACCGGTCCTGGTGGTGGTGCTCAGGGGAATACCGGTGTCCAGGGAGCGACCGGTATCCAGGGATCGACGGGCGTCACTGGTAATACCGGTGTCACGGGGTCTACAGGCGCTCAAGGGGCCACTGGGGTTACGGGCTCTACAGGGGTTACCGGATCGACGGGTCCTGTTGGGCCGACCGGTATCACCGGATCCACCGGGGCCAAGGGAGATTCCGGGAATACCGGGGTCACGGGGGCGATGGGATCGGTAGGACCGACCGGAGCAACTGGCCCGAAGGGTGATACCGGGACCACCGGAGATCTTGGCCCTACCGGGGCCACGGGTCCCACTGGAAATATCGGGGCTACGGGGAGTGGAGCGACCGGAACCACGGGAGCTACGGGGGTCACCGGTTCACAGGGTAATACCGGAGTTCAGGGTTCGACCGGAGTGGGGAATACCGGACCGCTGGGAAATACCGGCGTGGTTGGTCCAGCCGGAGCTACGGGAGTCACTGGTGGTACGGGTGTTGGGAGCACTGGTATCACCGGATCCACGGGTCCGACCGGGGCTACTGGTCCTACGGGATTCACGGGTCCCCAGGGATTCAACGGGGCAACCGGTATCGGTGCTACCGGTGTGACCGGAGCCACCGGTCCCCAGGGGACGCAGGGCTCGATTGGCCCGACCGGTCCCCAAGGAAACACCGGGGTTCCCGGTGCTACGGGGGTAGTGGGATCTACGGGAACCACGGGATCCGTTGGACCAGCCGGTGCTACGGGAAGCGTCGGCGCTCTTGGTCCGACTGGTCCCACCGGAGTCACTGGGTCGACCGGAACTATTGGTCCGACCGGAACGGGAGCCTCTGGACCCACCGGAGCAACGGGTCCATCAGGTGCTACCGGAGTAGTCGGGGCGACGGGGACCGGTTCTCAGGGAGCTACGGGGCCAGTGTCCAGCTACGTGGCGCAGATCGACGTCACCGACCCGAATGCGTCCTTGTCCCTCCAGGTGGGGAACGGCAAGGCCTACTACCGGATCAACTCGCTGATCAACGGGCTGAAGCTCACTGCGGTGGCCATGCACGTCACCACTGTTTCCACCTCGGGGCTCCCGTCGTTCCAGATCTACAACGTCACGCAATCCCGCAACATGCTCACCACGGTGGTGTCGTGTGACGCCACCGAGAAGGACTCGTCCACTGCTGCCACGGCTGCGGTGATTGATACGGCGTCCTCTCACGATGTGGTATCTACGGGGGACGAGCTTCGGCTGGACTGCACCGTGGCCGGGACCGGGACCAAGGGCGTGATCATCGATTTGACGTTCGGCTGATTGGATACGAGATGGGTTGGGCTCCATATGTCATCACAGCGACCTCCGGGGGGTTGACCACTGCCACGAACGCCTACGTGACTGGGAACCAGTTGGGGACCGAGATCACGCTCACGGCGGCGGCAGCGGGAAACAACGGGCACGGAGCCATCGTGGGGGTCGAACTCATCGACTACGCCAACATCGTCGGAGCAATCGACGTGCTCTTGTTCAGCGATACCACCACCCCTGCTGCGGACCGTGCAGCGGCGGCGTGGTCGGATGCGGATTCCAACAAGTCGATCGCTGGAACACCGATCACGCTCCCGGGTCCTACCTCGTTGACCAACAACCGGATCTCTGGAGTGGGAAATATCTGGATCCCCTATCAGAGCGGATCTAGTCACGCCAACCTGTACTGCGATCTCATCACTCGCTCTGGGCATACCTTCTTCGGGGCTGTGACCGATCTTCACCTGACTATCAACGTGATGAGGTTCAGCTAAGTGGTCGACGTCTTCCAAAGCTCTACCCCGGACATGATCCACGGGCGCACGCTGCTCCACGCACTGTTCTCGCAGACGGATAACTCCGGGTTGACCCCTGATCCGTCCCGATTCACGAACCCTAGTGGGAACGCCGGATACTCCATCGGTTGTGCCAATAATGAAGCGCTGCAACTGACGACCGGCACTGTGAACACGAATGCCTGCAACATCTTCGTGACCCAGCAGCGATGGCCCTCCAACATCGGCTGCCTGGTGTTGTGGTCCTCTCCGAGCTTGGGCAACCTGACATGGTTATTGGGGTTGCGGGCGACGACGACGACGCTCACCAGTCAGTCCAACCCGACGGACTTTTACGCCCTCAAGCCGTTCTCAAATAGCACGGTCAATAGTGGGGCACCGAGTTTCGAACTGTGGAAGGTGATCAATAGTTCGGCAGCGACCATGGCCTCGCAGCCCGCCATTACGAACTATTCGGATGGTACTCATTACTGGCTGCGATTCGAGATCGTAGGTTCGGTATTGACAGGGAAGCTCTGGGCCGCAAGCTCTCCGGAATCGAGTGCTCAAGTGATCACGGTGTCGGACACGTCGTTCACGGCTGGGGGATATTCCACGATCACTGCTCGTAACTTCGTCGCTGCGCCCAAATCGGTGGATATCTACGAGTACGTGCTCTACGAGCCGAACACCCTGCGAACCCCGGCGGCGACCATCCTCAATATCATTGATCCTCAGGAGTACGCTCCCTACCCTCGGACAGTTACGCTGTCAAAGAAAACTTGATTCGTCGTAACTACTGAAAGGCACTCATCATGGCTGGCTGGACGACGGAGGACCACCAGTATTACGAGCAGGGGTGGTGGGGGAACTGTGTCAACACCTTCTCCGAGGAGACCAAGCAGATCACCTACGCCTGGAACATGGGTCTTTCCAACGTCCCCGACTCCTACACCGGCCGTTGGCCGCAGTACGACCTGGCGGGCAAGTCGGTGCTGGACATCGGCGGTGGTCCAAGTTCGATCCTGCTGAAGACGGTCAACGGGCAGGGCCTCGTCGTGGCGGATCCCTGTCCCTACCCGGCGTGGGTGGAAGCCCGCTACGCCGCTATGGGGATCTCGCAGTTTCGGGAGCCGGGGGAGACGTTCAACGCCGGTCGGCTCTTCAGTGAGGTCTGGATCTACAACGTGCTCCAGCACGTCGAGGACCCCCAGAAGATCATCGCCAACGCCCATCGACATGCCCCTATCCTGCGGATGTTCGAATGGGTGAACTGCGAACCCACTCTGGGGCATCCCTGGAAGCTCACCAAAGAGGATCTGGATGACTGGATCGGGAACGGGGCCGATGGCACGGTGGCGTTCGTGAATGAGAACACCGCTGTCGGTGAGGCCTATTTCGGGGTGTTTCCGCTGTGAGTGACAAGCTCAGATTCCATATCGTTTCCTTGCCGCATACCCAGACCACCAAGGAGTACTCCTGGTGTGCCTACACCGAGAAAGTGAGGAAATTCTGCGGGATGATGATGTCCCTCGGCCATGAGGTCTATCTCTACGCTGGGGAGGAGAACGAGGCCGACTGCACGGAACTCGTCACGGTGATCACGAAGGCCGAGGTGGAGCAGTGGTTCGGCCATCTCGACTGGCAGAAGGATCTCTTCCCCGCTGACGGCTGGGACCCGGATAAGCCATGGTGGCAAATCGGGAACACCCGATCGATCAAGGAGATCGCTAAGCGGCAGCAGCCGGGGGATCTGGTGGGCACGATCATGGGTCGGGATCAGGCAATGATTGCCGACGCCTTCCCGGAGATGTTGCCCTGTGAGTGGGGCATCGGGTACGAGGGGACGTATGCCAACTATCGGGTCTTTGAGTCCTACACCTGGCTGCATCACGTCCATGGGGTTCAGCGGGACTCCAACGGGCGGTTCTTCGACGCCGTCATCCCCAACAGCTTTGAGCTAGAGGACTTCCCCTACGGGGAGGGCGACGGCGGGTACTACCTCTTCCTTGGCCGGGTCATCCTCCGCAAGGGGCCGCATATCGCTGCGGAGGTCTGCAAGAAGCTGGATGAGAAGCTCCTCGTCGCCGGTCAGGGCGTCTGGCAGGAGGAACCCGGCAAGCTCTACGGGCTCGACAACGTGGTGATGACCCATGACAACATGGAATACGTCGGAGTGGTACAGCCCCAGGAACGGGCCAAGCTGCTGGGAGGGGCCAAGGCTGTCTTCATGCCCACCCTGTATCTGGAGCCCTTCGGCGGCGTGGCTTGCGAGGCCATGCTGTGCGGGACACCCGTGATCGCCACCGACTGGGGGGCGTTCACCGAGACCATCGTGGAGGGCGAGACCGGATACCGCTGTCGCATGTTCCGGGAGTTCGTGGAAGCGGCGGAGAAGGTCCCCTCTCTGGACCGCAAGGCCATCCGGGAGCACGCCCTGCGCTATACCACCGACACCATCAAGCACGAATACGACTACTACTTCCGTCGGCTCGCTACCCTCCGGGATGAGGGCTGGTACCAAATGGAGTACTAATGGACGAATGGGCAGTGACCTGCATCGTGCTCGACACCGAGGGCTGCGTGGTCATGCCGGAGACGGCGTTCGCTCGTCGTCCGTTTGAGATACGACAAGCGGTCTCTCCTCGGTTCCTTGTTGGACTCATGGTGGACGATACTGACCCTTCCATGCCGCTCACTATCAGAACTGCTACTGCCCTGTACGAGCGCACCAGGGGCGATGGCGTCCTGATCTATCGTCGCAACGAGGCCTGATAATGGATGTATCGATCGAGAACAGTGTCCTGTTGGACGAACTGCTGAAGATGTATGCGGAACTCCTGAAGGAGAACCTGCTCCTGAAGCAGGTGGTCAAGAAACTGACCGAAGACCGGCCCTCAGAGCCGATGTATCCGTCAGAATCGATTGATATCCCGATAGCCGCTCCCTGACCACTGACTGCTGTATCATCCCGATATGGCAGCGCTCACGGACGTTTCTGGGGTTGCTCGTCAGTTGAGCCGGGATTTCGGGGTGTTCTTTGAGTCGAACTTCGGACCCCCGAATATCGGCAGCACCCTGCGGCTCCCACATCCCCTGGTTGAGCCCTCCTCAGTCACGGTCCTGGACAACCAGGACGGGACTGATATCTCCCAGCAAGTAGCGATCAATGCCCGCAATGGCTTGCTGAAGATCCAGAACTTCGCTCAGTACGTGAGCGGCGTCTATGTCTCGGGGATGTACTTCAACTGGTTCCTGGACGAGGATCTGGCGTTCTTTTCCCAGTTGATCGTCACGGAGCACATGCAGGGCCGTCCTGGGGTCACTCTGGAGTCCATCGAGGGAACCGAAGTCGAGGTCATGGGCATCGGGGCGCTGGTCTTCGCCCTCTGGTCCCTGATGAGCGAGTTCGCCACCGATATCGACGTGGCCGGTCCCGAGGGCCTGAGCATCCCAGCCCACCAGCGGTATCAGCAGATGCAGACGTTGGTCCAGTACTGGCAGGCTCAGTACGACCACAAGGCGGCGATGCTTAACGTCGGGCTGAACAAGATCGACATCTTCACCCTGCGGCGGATTTCCCGGCTCACCAACCGGTACCCACCGCTGTATCGGGGTCGGGAGATCGACAATCCCCGCCCGCCGATTCGTATCCGTCCTCCCATCCCACCTGAGGTATCAACGCCCTTTGAGGACGAGGAAGCCTTCTGGGCCATGGGTTCGGACAGCGTGACGACCGAGTCCTGGGACTTCGGCTGGGGCGGGTGGGGGACCCTGGGCACGGGCGGTGCTCCGTGAGTCGTCCGGTCATGGAGCGGCTGCTGGAACGGGTCGAGATCGACCTGGACACCGAGTGCTGGATCTGGCAGGGATCGGCGGACTCCAAGGGCTACGGCAAGATCCTGGTGGGGTCACGGGTTGACGGCTCCCGGAGGTACCCCGGGACTCATCTTGTGGTCTACGAGCATCTGGCGGGGTTAGTCCCTGACGGACAGGAGCTTGATCACCTGTGTCGACGTCGGCTCTGTTGTAACCCGGATCACCTAGAGCCCGTCTCGCATACGGTCAACATCCAGCGAGGAGAGTGGCGGAATCGGTACGGACCTCGTACGCATTGTGAGCAGGGGCATCCGTTCGATGAGGCGAACACGATGGTCCGACCGGATGGTGGGCGTCGCTGCAAGACGTGCAAGAACGAGCGTGAGCGGGCTCGTTACCGGACAGGTGGGGCTCCGTGAGAGGCGTCTGCAATCATTGCGGTCATCCCGAGCGGGACCACCGGGCGAACGGCGCTTGCGTGGCGGTCGTGACCGGTGGGCGTTTCGGTGACGTCGTCTGCCCGTGCAACAACTATGACGACGGCGGCATCACCTGATGGACGCACGTCGAGAGGTCGAGCACGTCTTCAAGGAGTTCAACCGCTACCAGACCAAGGTCGGGGAGGCGGTGATCTGGTTCAAGTACGACCTGACCTCCACGTACGACGACGTGTATGACGAGGCCAACCGGACCTATCAGCCGGGGTTGGCGCTGGAGATCTTGTGGGTCGACCAGCAGGAGGACCCGGAGAACTACTCCCCCGAGGGGCGTCGGCCCACTCAGCGCATCCGTTTCGCCTGTTCGGCTCGGGCCATGAACGAGGTGGGGATTGGGTCCACTGAGGCTCATGGGGGACGGCTCTGGGACCCCAAGCCCTACGGGAAGCCGTGGTGGGATGACCGGCTGAACGACATCCTCTACTACGACGGCCGTTGGTATGAGGTCAGTGATTTCCAGATCCGAGGCCGTGCTCGCCAGGACACGGTAGTGGGGGTGACCGGGATCGAGACCCAGCCCATGGACGAGCGGATCTACGACCTCTTCCCCCGTGACCCACAGCCACAGTACGTGCCCAATGTGCTGATCGGTGAAGACGGACAGCCGCTTCTCGATGAAGACGGCATCACCCCGTTGACCCCGTAGGAGCTTCTATGCCCGTCTCGTCAGACCCCAATCTTCCCCCCGATCAGCTTGCCCCCGAGGATCTCATTCCTGTCGTGGACGTGTCGGCCACCGGGCCGACGAACCCTGGGGGGACCAACAAGAACGTCACTGTGGGTGGACTTGCCACTGTGGTGGCCAGTGGAGGGCCGGTCACACAGGGACCGACCGGCCCGTCGGGACCGGTTGGGGCTACCGGGGTTGGGGACACTGGTCCTGCAGGAGATACCGGACCTCGGGGTTACGGAGGACCGATTGGACCGTCCGGGCTGAAAGGTTCGACCGGAGTCCCGGGGGTTTCCGGTCATATCGGGTCCACCGGCTCTCCGGGAGTGCAAGGAGCTACGGGAGCCCAGGGTATTGCTGGTCGAGCGGGGGCTCCGGGACTCGTCGGGGCCACCGGAGCAGGACTCCCGGGGATGCCGGGAGCCACGGGTCCTGGTGGTGGAGAAACCGGGCCTCCAGGTCCAACCGGACCTCCAGGAGCAACGGGGACGCCCGGGGCTACGGGGGCGGGGCAAGCGGGAGCGTGTGGTCCGAAGGGTGCTACCGGTGATCTAGGGGCTACCGGGGTTCTTGGCCCTACTGGACCGCCGGGTCTCATTGGTATTACTGGCCCCATGGGGGCCACTGGTCCTGTTGGAGCAACCGGAGGCGGGGCTACCGGGGCTCCGGGACCTACTGGTTCACAGGGATTCCAGGGTCTTTCTGGAGCGACTGGTCCGCAAGGGTCCATCGGTGTCATCGGACCGACCGGGCCATCGGGGCCGACTGGTGGGCTGGGAGTATCGGGAGCGACCGGTATCACGGGAGCGACCGGTATTACCGGGGCTACCGGAGTCGGAGTGACGGGCATCACCGGCATCACTGGCCCTGCGGGAGCTACGGGTGTTACCGGATTCACGGGACCAGTCGGAGCGACTGGGGTAGTCGGTCCAACCGGCTTGGCCGGGGCGACTGGGGTGACCGGCGCTACTGGTTCCGGGGCTACGGGGGCAGTAGGACCGACCGGTCCCGGCGGCGGAGCAACCGGTCCGCAGGGTTATACCGGGGTCACGGGGCAGACCGGACCCGGCGGTGGAGCTACGGGGCCTCAGGGCGCTACGGGAATCACCGGAGCTACTGGTATCACGGGTTCGGCGGGAGCGACGGGGGTCGGGACTCAGGGGATCCAAGGGATCCAAGGAATCCAAGGATTTCAGGGAGCAACGGGAGTCACGGGATCGGTCGGAGGCCAGGGTCCCCAGGGTGTCCAGGGACCCGTTGGATCCACTGGGCCTTTGGGATCTACCGGTATCACTGGATCTACTGGCCCGACCGGAGTATCAGCAGCCCAGGTACTAAATGCACAAACCGGTACTTCATACACACTAGTCGCAGGAGACATCCTCAAGCTCATCACTCTCAGTAACACCGCTGCTATCTCTGTAACAGTGCCACAGGACTCTGCGGTTTCGTGGGCTATCGGATACTGGTGTGAGTTGTACCAGTTGAACACCGGGCAGGTGACCGTAGTGGCGGGGACGGGGGCCACCCTGCGGGCCACCCCCACAGCCAAGGCTCGGGCTCAGTTCTCCCGGCTGTTTATTCAGAAGATCGCCGCCAATACGTGGGCGTTGAGCGGGGACGTGGCAGCGTCATGAGTCGGACAGCGGTCTACATCCGGGACAACCCCAACGCCACCGGGGACTGCGACTGGATCGACGTCACCAACAACTGGCGGGACGCTGACGCTACGTGGCTGCAGGAGCGCTCGATCGTCCGGGTCACCACCACCCCGGATGCCGAGATTGACGTGGTCAACACCCATGAGGGACGGGTGTTCTACTCCACCAACGACAAGGTGCTGTACCTCAGCACCACGGGGAGTGCCCCCTTCGACAGGATCATGTCGTCGGAGTTCCTGGTCGTGGACGAGTCGGTCTCGGGATCATCCCAGGTTGGGATCAGTGGTCATGAGGCCTACGGGATTGCTTTCGATACCTCTAGTGGCTTCGTCACCATCGGCAACCTTACGGTCTCGACACTGGGTGGCGTCGGCTTGCTGAATGTCAACACCGTGGATGCCGGGACCGTGTCTGTGGGGAGCGGTGGACTCACCATCGAGACCGACGGGTCCCACAGCGTGGTCATGACGACCGGGGCCGACGGGTTGTTGCTGAGCACCGGGCTGGACGTGGCAGGTCCAGTCAGCGCTCCGACCGGGGACTTTGGGTTCCTCTCCGCAGTGGGGCCGACCAGTCTGGCAACGACGACGATCGCCAGCACGTTGACGGTGGGGACATCGACCATCACCCCGACCGTGACTTCCCCGTCCTCCGGGGATCTGACCATCCAGATCCAACCGGGGAGAAGTATCCGTTTCACGGGTGCTGTAGCGGATACCAATCTGTACTTCGGGTCCAATATCAATGTCCGGGTGGCCTGGGTGGTGGTCGGAGCTATTGATCCCGGAGTCGGGAATGTTCCTGAGGGCACGATCTGGATCCAGCCGTGAGTGTGGCTCAGGTCAAGCACAACGGATCCTGGGTTCCGTTTAATACCGGAAGCGTCCGGGTGAGGGCTGCTCCTGATGGGATCATCTATTGGGTTCGGCCCGCAGCTATCTATGTCAAGCACAACGGGGCCTGGGTTCGGACCGTCTTGCACTGGGGCTGATACCACCGCTGATACTTCCGACTGATGTATGCTCCCCGAAGATTTAGCTGCGCGGCTGAATCCTCATATGATCAGTGCCGGGAGAGGCATGGCGGAGATGCTCCACATCGGTGGAGGTTTCTTGACCGCCCTGGAGTCATACGTCCAGGCGGTAGCTGATACCGCTCCCGAAGCCCAGGAAGCCGCTACGCAGACCCTGGTGGGGGATCTCCAACAGCGGGCACAGCAGCATCCTCGTTGGGAACCGATCGCTCATGAGATCGAGGCCTGGGAGGACTCTCGCGGTCTCCGGGTCGGAGTGCGGAGATCCGTGGCGGCTGCTCGACAGGCGGAATATGGGGATCAAGAACATGGACCCGTACCGCTGCTGCGGCATATGCCAGGATCGGCCAAGTTGGCTGGGGAAGCCATGGGTGACGTCTTTCGGACCAGCCTCGGGATTCCGACGCCATGACCACCCCCTGGAACAACGATCTGGCGATTGGGGAGATTGATCTTCCGGCCCATACCGGCTTCCTGCTGGCTGAGGACGAGGCCCTGAAGACCTATCTCAGTGGCCTGGAGGTTCCTGACCGGGAGACCAATATCGATGTCGGGGTGTGGTTCCGGTGGCCGGAGGGAGAACGGCGGATTAAGTACCCGTTCATCACCATCGATTTCCTGGCTGTGGACCCTGATCCCATCCGTTGGACCAGCCAGTGGAATGTCCCGGACGACTACTGCATTTATCTTGACCCGCTGACCGGTCTTCCCACCGGCAAGACTGGGATGTATATCCCCTCGACCGCTCCGGAACTCCCTGCACTCACCAGTGATGAGTTTGGATATCACATCGATCCGCCGCTGATGCACATCATCTCGTATCAAGTGGCGGTGCATTCCCGGTCGGCTCTCCACGATCGGTATCTGGCGAGTCGATTCATGGTGGATGTCTTCCCTCCCCGGCCATTCTTCATCCCGGTGGATGCGGACATGACCTATCGGCGCTGTGATCTCCTTGATATGACGCAGGCCGATACCCAGGAGACGACGGAGTCGGGTAGCAAACGCATCTTCCGGAAGATCTACACCCTCGCTATGGATGCTGAGATCCCGCTCACCAAGATCTACGAACTCAAGAAAGCGCAAAGGCTTCACATCGATATCTATGCCGATACCGCTCTGCGGGAGCCTGAGAACCACAAGTACAACGATCCGCACACGATTGCGGAGCCCGTCACGGTCCTCCCGGAGGTCTAAGAAATGGTTGACACGATTGGAGCAACCGGAGCCACTGGTCCTCGGGGACTCGGTGGTCCGGTCGGACCCCGTGGCTACACGGGTCCTGCAGGAGCCACGGGCCCGCAAGGGATCAAGGGTTCCACTGGTGTTCCCGGCACGGTCGGCCCTCCGGGAGCCGGAGCAGACGGTCAGCCAGGACCCACTGGACCGCAAGGGGCCACTGGCCCTGGCGGTGGTGATCCGGGAGCGACTGGTGTAGTTGGCCAAACGGGAGCGACCGGTCCTCGGGGAGCAACTGGTGCTGGTGGTCCGGGAGCCACTGGTCCGCAGGGAGCTACGGGTCAGCCGGGATCCGACGGTTCTAATGGTGTCGATGGTCTTCCTGGCCCCACGGGACCTACTGGTGTTGTGGGAGCGACGGGCTCCAACATCGGTATCACCGGTCCGATAGGTCCGACTGGTCCGCAGGGCATCACCGGCCCGATCGGATACACCGGGGTCCAGGGCAATACGGTTGCAGGGCCGACTGGCCCGCAAGGGATCGCCGGTCCGGTGGGCTCCACCGGGACCCAGGGGCCTGCCGGTACCGGCTCGACCGGTCCGACCGGTGTCCAGGGCATCCAGGGCATGACGGGTGTCACGGGTGGTGTGGGAGCCACTGGTGTCGTAGGACCCACTGGTCCTCAGGGATCAGGGGCCACGGGGGCAGTGGGTCCGACCGGTGTGGCCGGTCCTTCCGGAGCCACAGGTCCCCAAGGTGCTACCGGTGACCCCGGTGGTCCGACCGGAGCAACCGGTGCCGTTGGAGCAACCGGGCCTGGCGGGGGCGCTACCGGTCCTCAGGGAGCTACTGGTCCTGCCAACGTCGGCTTCACCGGGGTCACCGGAGCAACGGGTACGGCTGGTATCCAGGGCACGCAGGGAGCTACCGGTTCTGGTGGTCCCGCCGGGGCCACTGGTGCTGGCATCGTGGGTCCCACCGGAGCCACGGGTGCCGTCGGTGCTCCGGGTATCCAGGGCATCCAGGGTGGGCTTGGGCCAACTGGAGCCACCGGTCCCTTCGGACCCCAGGGCTTCACTGGCCCGCAGGGCATCCAGGGGACCACGGGTCCCACCGGCCCAGTGGGGTCGGCGGGTGCCCAGGGTATTCAGGGTGCTGCTGGTGCTGTCGGAGCCACGGGGACGACCGGAGCCACTGGTTCGGGAGCCACGGGGACGGCCGGGGTTGTCGGGGCCACTGGTCCTTCCGGAGCCACCGGGGTCACGGGAGCGGTCGGAGCCACCGGTATCACCGGGGCGGAGTCGGTCAACTCTCGGTCGGACTCGTACATCCTGGCCCTGTCGGACGCCAACAACATCGTGGAGATGACCAAGGCCACGGCCTCGGCCGTTACCGTGCCCAACAACACCGACGTGGCCTTCGCCGTCGGGACCAACTGCGACATCATCCAGATGGGTGCTGGTCAGGTCTCGGTTGTGGCAGCAGCGGGGGTGACGCTCGACACATCGTCCACCCTCAAGCTCCGTCAGCAGTACTCGGCGGGCACGTTGCTGAAGGTGGCCACCAACGAGTGGGTGTGGCTGGGAGACACCGAGCCTCCGGGTCAGACCATCCAGACCAAGACCGCCAACTACACCTTGGCCATCACCGACGCCTGGACGTTCATCGAAATGAGTGCCGCTGGGGCGCTCACGTTGACCATTCCGGCCAACTCGGTGGTGGCGTTCCCGATCGGTACCCACGTCGATATCGGGCAGTGGGGAGCCGGTCAGGTGACCGTGGCGATCACCACTGACACCCTGCGAGCAACCCCGACAGCGAAGCTGCGGGCTCAGTACTCCACCGCCACGCTCATCAAGGTGGCGGCGACGGAGTGGGCTGTCATGGGGGACATGGCTGCGTCATGAGCATGTTCACGTCGGGCGTCCCAGGAATCATGGCGAGCGAGGAGATGCAGGGGACTGGGCTCGTCACGGTCGCCAGTAAGACGAACTGGGGTAGCAACGCTGATGCCTCGTCGTACGTCTCGTCGTCAGTCACCACGACCGCAGGGGCTCTCTGCATTCTGGTGGGGATGTGGACCGTCGCATCCCCATCAGTTGCCAACGCAACGATTTCGGGGGCAACGTGCTTGAGCAACCTCAATGGCGTGTCGAACGCTGCGTTCAACTCCGTCGGAGCCCCGCTCTATGAGATCGAGGTGTGGATCGCCAAGGGGACCGGGACGGCAAGCACGATCACGGCGTCATTTGGTGGGACGCAGACTTCCGGGTTCTTCGTCCTGTTCCAATGTTCCAACGTCAACGTGGCCGGAGGTCCGATCTGGGGTGGTACCGGAGGAACGAACTACGGCGTGCAGCAGGTCCAGACCATCAACGACGGGCTTGTGTATGACATGACCCGAGCAACGGGAACCGGTATCGGCTGCCCCTTGAACCCGTTCACCAGTATCAACAACGGGACCTTCTCTGTGGTGGGCGTGGACTACCCCCCGACCTGGGATCCCAACATCGTGAAGCCGGGATGGACCTGTCCATGGTCTCCGGCCTGGGTCAACCCGTCAGCCGGGGCTGCGGCTGCGTGGACGGCATACAACGATCAGACCCCGAAGTTCTATGCCAACGCCACGTCCCAGAAATTTGCTGGCGTGTCCATGGAGTTGGTCTCCATCTGATGAGGGTTGCCTGATGCGAGGAAATCGGGTCTCTAGCTACAAGCAGTGGCGACGTCCTCATCCGTCCCTGGAAGTTCCTGGTCCTCCGGCTTCCAATCAGCCCAACATGATCATCACCGGGGTGACGTCCAACCCTACAGCCCCGGTGGCTGGCGATCATGTGGTCTTCACGGCCACGGTGCAGAACATTGGCGGAGCGTCGACTCCCGCTGGGACTGTCGTGGACGTGCTGTTTGACCCAAACGGTGTCGTAGCGGCTGGTCAGCCCACTACCGCTGTCACTTGGGAGGACACATATACGACCGCTATTCCTCCTGGAGGAACCGTTGTCCTGACTGCCACGGGTGGATCGGTTGGATACTCGGCGGGTCCCCCGGTTGTTCCGGGACAGAACTATTGGGTGGCGGTGTCGGGAACATACCCAATCCACTGCACGGTCAACAGCAACAACCGGTTCCCGGAATCGAATCTGGCTGACAATACCTTCGATCTGAGTCTCGTCGTGGCCCCGTCGAGCGTGGCAACGCCTCCGGCGGCTCCGACCCTGACTGCGACTCCGGGGAACGCCACTGTTGGGTTGTCCTGGACGGTGCCGAACAACAACGGCTCTGCGATCACTAGCTACAACATCTACAAGAACACCGTGCTGTTGACCTCCGTGGCATCGACGGTCACGACCTACACCGACAATGCCGTTACCAATGGGACGTCGTACTCCTATGTGGTATCGGCCGTGAATGCGATCGGGGAGGGGTCCAAGTCCATCGCTGTTTCAACGACTCCGAACGTGACCTCGCCGCCCTCGGCTCCGACGCTGAACGGGACGAGCGGCAATGCCGTGAACCACCTGACTTGGACGGCCCCATCGGCTGGGGCTCCGTTCACGGGGGTCTGGGTATATCGGGGCGGGGCTTCGTACAACCACATCACTACGACCCCGTTGCCCACGACACAGGATGACGTCGGGGTCACGAACGGCACGACCTACAGCTACACCGTGGCTTACGAGAACGCCGTCGGTATCGGGACTCAGTCCAACACCATTACTTTGACGCCGGTCAGTGTTCCTGCCGCTCCGGTGCTCACCGCTACATCCGGATCAGCGCAGGTGGGCTTGTCGTGGACGACTCCGGCGGCGAACGGGTCCACGATCACCGGCTACAAGGTGTACCGCAACGGGACGTTGCTCGCTTCCCCGACAGCCTCGCCGTACACGGATACCACCGGAACCGTGGGGACGTCGTATTCCTACACCGTCAGTGCGGTGAACTCGATCGGGGAAGGCCCACAGTCGACCGCACAGTCGGCGGCTTCGACGGCCATCACGGTCCCTGCCGCTCCGGTGCTCATGGTGCAGTCGGTGGGCAGCAACTCTGTGTCGTTGTCCTGGACGATCCCGGCGAACAACGGATCGGCCCTGGTCAACTACAAGGTCTACCGCAACAGCGCTCTGATCTACACGCAGACCCAGTTCCTCGATTCACCGGCTTATGGGGACGGTGGGGCGGTCAACGGCACCACATACACGTATCAGGTCTCAGCTACCAATGGGATCGGGGAAGGTCCCAGGTCCAACACGGTGACCGCCACGCCGTCGGCAGTCGGTATCCCCTCGATCCCGGCTGACGTCGTGGCCGGGGTACCGGGGAGTGATGTCGTCTCGTTCGGTGGGATCGGACATAGCTTCCAGTCGCAAGCGAACTATCAGACCTGGAAGTCTTGGCACTTCAACGGGCACACCATGGTCCCCAATGGGTCGGGGAACGCTCAGACCTCGTCGCAGCGATTCAAGGGTGCTTCCTCCCAGAACGACACCACTCCGGGGATCTACGACTCTCAACGACTCACGGAAGGGTGGGGCGTTGCAGCCCTGAATGGGGGTTCACAGAACTCCCCCAACAACAACCTCGGGGCGATCAACGCTTTTCGGAATGGGACCATCAAGTACGTCGGGTTCTTCATTGGCGTCGGCCCGGGTACCAATGATCTTCCGAACATCTATGACACCACCCAACGGGCGAAGGCTGCTCAGCGGGTCGCTGATATCGCTGCCTTCATGAAGTACATCCATCCGACTCGGACCTTCATTCAAAACGACTGGGAAGTTTCGGATTGGAGTAAGACCTCGTCAAATAACAACTCTCATACCCTGGCGGATTTCCAGACGACGTATGAGCAGTGGGGCTATGAGATCGGGACGGCGATCTACAGCACAGCGGGGCATACCGGGGCTATCTGGGGGCTCTACAACTTTGAGGTCTACGGCATGTGGATCTCACTCGTTCGGGCCAATAACGCTTCGCAGGCAGCAGGGCATGGCCCGTTGGCGGCTCCATACACGCCGGATACTACGAGCACTCCTGCTCCGGTCCCGAACTACACCGTGGTCGGGGGCGCTGCCATGGATGGCAAGACCCTGTGTATGGCGGGGCTGATGCGTGCCCATGCTCAGTTTCAGGCTACGGGACCGATTCTCAAGACCGACGACATGTTTTATCGGCCTCCGCAGTATGGCGGGGCGTCCTATGACACGGCGCTGAAGTGGAATACCCAGGGCTGGATGGATTTCTGGTCCCACTACTTGCCGCAGTCGACGTGGGATCAGGTAGCCCCCTATCTCGGTATCGTCCCCTTCACCTGGAGCGGGACTGACCGGAGCACGTTCTCGACCGATACCCAGTTCCCGGAGCCGACGCAGACCAACCTGTGGGCATCGTGCCGGAAGTACAGCATGTTCGGGTTGCGGATGGATTACACCTACGGGGGCTATTTCGGAACCCCGGGCCTGGTCGGAAATCCTCCGTACACACAGACTGACAGTTACTCGGGCGGCGAGGGTCTCTGGGGGGTGTATTCGGTCAAGATCGGGACCACCACCGTCTACGCCAACGATCATACGCAGCCGCAGGCGAATGAGGCCCAGGTCAACTCCGCTGTCCAGATCACCGTGCCGCATGTTCCGGCTGGGACCGGCATTGTCGATGTCGTGGTCACCACCTCCAAGGGTGGGACGAACGGCTGGGGTGGAGTCAGTGCCCGGGGTGGGGCAGCGAAGTTCAACTACGGGGACGGTGGTCCTGATACTTCGACCACCGGAGCGGCGACTGGACCGTCTCCACCCACGATTACGAGTATCAGCCCGTCGACCGGAGCGGCGAACTCCCAGATCGTCATCACCGGTACGAACTTCATGGGGAACGACTATCAGACCCCGTCTGGTCGTATCGCTGCCATGCAGCCGACGATCGACCCCACGCCGCAGGACACTACTGCGATCACGGTGGGGACGATCACCCAGGCTCGTAGTGGGACCACGGTCACGCTGACCTTCAACATGCAGCATCCGTTTGGGATGCATCACGCCACCTGGCTGCTCTACTCCACGGATGGAGTACTGGTGACCGCCCAGGGTGAGGCCAGGCTGACGTACAACCTGGGGGGTGGGAGTCCGACCGGGGGGATTCCGAACTCCTCCATGGACTGTGTAGCCACGATCCCCAACGCCACGGCGGGACTCTACGTCATCCTCACCTGCGTCTCCGCCATCGGCCAGCGGACGTCACGAAGGATTCAGTTGGCATGAGGAATATCCGGACTGGCAGCTACAAGAGCTTCCGTCGACCGTGGCCCCGAACCGAGATCCCTGGCCCTCCGGTGGGCGTGGCTGTGGCTAACCCCCCGATTCTGCAGGCCGCTGCCGGAAATGCTTCCGTGGTCTTGACGTGGACTGTGCCCTTCGGAGCGGGGAGCACCGTTACTGGCTACAAGGTGTACAAGAACGGTTCCCTGCTCAGCCAGGTGACCGGTTTGACCCTCACCGACAACTCCGTGACCAACGGGACGACGTATTTCTATGCCGTCTCGGCGCTGAACGCCATTGGGGAGAGCCTGACCTCACCCCCAGTGAGTGCGACTCCCTCCGGCACGCAGCCGACGGCTCCTCCGGCCCCGGTGATCACGGGGACGGCAGGGGACAAAACCGCCGCTGCTCACTGGGGCACTTTGGTAACCGGGGGATCCCCCATCACCCACTTGCAGCCGCTCCTGAATGGGTCGGCAGTGGACGATTTCTCTGACCCGAACAACATCAACGGTGGGATCGCCACTTACACCAATCTGACCAACGGTACCTTGTACGCCCTCAGCATCAAGGTGATCAATGCTGTCGGCTCTGCTACTTCCAACGTGGTGAATGTGACCCCGGTGGGGGCAGCGACGGCTCCGTCGGCCCCGGTCCTGCAACTCACGGCGGGGAACACGCAGAACACCTTGACGTGGAATACCCCGGCCAATGGTGGGTCTGCCATCACGGGGTACAAGCTGTATCGGAACACGGTTGCCTTGCTCACCCTGGGCGTGGTGACGACCTACACCGATACCGGGCTGACCAATGGGACGCTGTACACCTACACGATCACCGCCCTCAATGCGGTAGGGGAGAGCGTTCAGTCGGCGGCGGTGGCCGGGACTCCGACTGGTACCCAGACTGTCCCCGGGGCTCCGGTGTTGTCCGGGACGGTCGGAGACACCTTCGTCAACCTGACCTGGACGGTCCCGGCGACGGGGGGTGCAGCCCTCACTGGCTACAAGATCTATCGGGGTGGGGTGTTGGTCACCAGCACGGTCCCGGGAACGACCTACACGGATTCAGGCCTGACCAACGGCACGGCCTATACGTACACCGTGTCGGCGGTCAACAGCGTCGGAGAAGGGCCACTGTCGAATGCCCTGGTGCGGACCCCGGTGGCTGCCACCGGTTCACCCACTCTCCCCGCCAACCAACTGGTGGGTCAGCCCTCGTATCGGGCGATCTCCTGGGGCGGGGCGAACTTCGTGGACGTCAGTCAATCCGAGATGGATACCTGGAAGGGTTGGGGGTTCTATGCGACATCCACCGCTGGGATCGCTGGTTATATCGGTCAAGCGCTGAGTGGGTCTGGACAGCTTCCTATTGATACGCCGAATCATGCGGGGTCTCAGTATCAGTGGCAGCGAGCCTTTGAGGGGTACACGGTCAGTGGGGTTAACACCTCAGGTCCGGATTCCAACGTCATCCTGGGTCTGGGTCCCTTCTATCGAACGAAGATCCATAACGACCCGACCTATGAGTCGTATCTCTCGGTCCATCCGGATACCTATCCGACCGGCGTATCCCCAGTCCTGCATGACTGGTGGGACGACACTTGGTGGGCCAACACAGCGGCATGGTTTGGAATGGTGGCTCGGGATCTCAAGAATGTCCTGGGGGGATCCGGTATCGGCTTCGATACTGAGAGCGGAGCCTGGGGCACGCTGGTAGCAGGCCATACCTGGGATCAGCAGAACCAGCAGGTCTTTAACCGTGGCTATCAGTGCGCCACGGCGTTCTGGCAGAACTTCCCGGATGGGAAGGTCTTCACCTACGACTACCGCCACTCCGGTGGCTGGCAGGAATACCTCTCTGGGTTCTACAACTCGGGTGATACCCGAACCATGCGTGCTAGCGGAGCCCAGACGTACTGGCATCTCGGTTGGGTCAAGGCGATGTGTGACTTTGGGAGTGTCAACTCCCGGCACATGACCATGGACGCCGTGTTCTACGTCTGGGGGGAATACGGATATCAGGCTGCGAACGGGACCGACTGTCGAATCGCCCGCTTGAAGATCAACTGCGAGAGCGGCATGTCGCTGATGTCCCAGGAATATCCCTACGGGGTCGGGCAGGCGTCCTGGAGCAAGGGTGGGGACCGGATCCGGTTCATCCCGGCGTCCTGGCCTGATGGCGCTTCCGACAAGACCACCATGACTTCTCCGGCGACCTGGGCAGTGCAGACCGCTGCTGACCGGGAAGGAAGCATGGGGGAGTGGCGGTGTGTCTACCACGGAACTGAATCTGGTTCCGCTGGATGGCCGGGAGGGACTCCGGGTGGAACGTTCTACTCCGTCTACGGGAATACCAGTAGTGCGGTCTGGGGTATGGGGACGACGCATCTTGCGGCGAACCAGGCTGCAGCGAACCCGGCTGCGCTCACTGGTGATACCCAGGTAGCGACCTGTATCAACCTCTCCTGGACCGGATCGACGTTGACCTGTCGTGCCGCCCACAAGTACGGCATCTGGTATGTCGAGGTCTTCAACGGGGCCGCCTTCAACCCGGCCAACCCTGAGGCCTCCCGGCTGGGGCTCATGCAAATGTCCTGGGGGCGTCCGTCGTGGCCGGAGTATGTCGGGGCTGCTGGGAGTGCCGGGGGGTCTCCGTCGAACGCCAACATGTACACGACGGGAGCCATGGTTGCGGACAGCTACGTGGACTGCACCTTCCCCACCTCGGGAGCGGTCGGGGACTGGCGGGTGCTCAAGGTCATGACGGCCAAGATGGACACGTCCTGGTTCAAGGTGCAGCGGACGTCATGAAAGGCCTCCGGACCGCTGCGAGCTATCGGTCGTGGAAGGTTCCACGGCCGTCCCTGGAGGTCCCTGGGCCTCCGGTGGGTGGGGCGGTGGTTCCAGCGGCTCCGTCGTTGGTGGGTACGGCCGGAGTCGGGCAGGCGAATCTGTCGTGGACCGTTCCCGCTAATGGGGGCAGCACAATCACCAGCTACAACATCTATCGCAATGGGGTGTTCTTGGCCTCGGTCGCCAACAACCCCATTCCGATGATTCCCGCTGATGTGGTAGCAGCGACTCCAACCTGGCAGTTCATCAGCCAGGGCAGCTACGAGAACTACAACGCCAGCGCTGCCAACTATCAGACCTGGAAGGGTTGGGGTATCGGCGGTCATGTGTTCCGGCTGGGCGCTGCCGGTGACAACATGACGCAGATCGGGCAGGGCACCACCACCGCCAACGTGTTGGATGACCCCCACAAGTGGCAGCACGCCATGGAGGGTTACGCCTACAACGGGATCAACACGACCAACCCGACGTCGAACGTGCAGCAAAACATGGGGATCAAGATCGCCCATGACACCGATCCGTCGATCGAGTTGTGGATGTGGATCCAGCTCATGTTGCCGGGTGATCCGTGGGACGACGCCGCCTGGTCGGCATGGGCGACGTTCATGGCTGGTCGGGCGGCGTGTCTGAAGTTCTTCGGCGGGACTGGGTTCTTCACTGATACTGAGCGGCCCGGGAAGGGCAACGGGACCACCCAGTTCTCGCAGGGTGTGTGTTGGGACGTCAACGCCCAGCCGACCAGTCCCGGTCACATCGTCAATCCGGCCGACACGGGCCACACGTTCTCCCAGATGTGTACGCAGATGGAAGCTCGGGGCTATCAGGTCGGCCAGCAGATCTACGCCGCTTTTCCTGATATCTCGATCGGCTACTACGACACGATCCCCACCGGGTCGTGGGTGAACATGAACGTCTACCCGCAGACCGACGGGACGACCACCACCCCGCAGGTGCTCCCCGACCCGGGGACCGGCTATCGGGGTGGGTACGACGGCTGCACGCAGAACGCCTACAACCCGAAGATGCAGTTGCTGCTGGGGATGCTCCGGGCAGGTATGGAGGCGAACACCAAGGGCACCTTTACGTTCGTGGATCATCGTCTCGGCTACTACCTGGGTGCTGCGGCTACTGGTAATAGCTCCGTCGACTACCAGACAGCATGGAAGTGGAGCAATCACTACATACTCGCCCATTTCAGCCAGGAGTTGTCCCAACCGATGCGGGACTTCTGGATGTCCAAGTTGCACAACACGTTCAACACCTGGGGGAACGCCGAATCGGTGAGCACCTTCTCCCAGCAAAACGAGGTGAGCGAGGCGGGGTACAACACGCAACTGACCTATGCCCGGAAATGGGCGACGAGTACCCGTATGTTCAACTTCCAGAACTGGCCTCGTCCTGACGGCATCACTCCGGCCGGGACCGGGTTGTGGTCGGGGCAATGCCCCTACACTTACCCGACGACCCGTATCCCAGCGATGCAGACGCTGGCGTCGCAGACGCAGAATGTCGATTCGACGCCGATCACGGTGGGGACGATCGGCCAGGCTCGGAGTGGGACCACGGTGACGCTCACCTTCTCCTGCTCGCATGTCATTGGGATCCATCACGTCCACTGGACGTTGTACGCCTCGGATGGGAACACCATCGCTGGACAAGGCGAAGCGGTGATGACCGTCAACCTGAATGGGGCTACGACCACTACACCGATAGCCAGCTTTAACCCGTCGATGGATTGCACGGTGACGGTACCGAACGCCATCGCCGGTCTCTACGTCATCCTGGACGTGTACTCCATCAAGGACCAACGCACGTCTCGACTAGTGCAGGTGACGTGATGCCGGTCCCGACGACCTACACCGATACCGCTGTGACCGGCGGAATCTCGTACTCCTACGCTGTGTCGGCGGTGAATGCGGTCGGGGAGGGTTCTCGATCGAACACGGTCTCAGTGATCCCTACCACGGTGGCGACCGCTCCCCCCGCCCCCACCATCACGGTGACGGCGGGAAATGCTTCGGCCACTATCCACTGGACGTGGCCGTTGGCCGACGGTGGGTCTCCGATCACCCACCTGCAGCCCTTTATGAACGGGGTGCAGATCGATGATTTGTCGGCACCGTCCTCGTTGTCCGCAGGGGTCTACACGTTCAACAACCTGACCAACGGGACGTCCTACAGCTTCTTCATCCGGGTCGTGAACGCCATCGGGACCAGCCCGAACTCCAACACTGTGTCGGCCACCCCGGTGGCGGCTGCTACGGCCCCGTCGGCTCCGGTGTTGTCAGGGACGGCCGGGAATGCCCAGGCGGTGTTGAACTGGACTACTCCCGCCAATGGGGGATCGGCCATCACCGGATACAAGGTGTATCGGGGTGGGGGTCTCATCACCACGTTGGGCGTGGTGAACACCTACACCAACACTGGCCTGACCAACGGGACGGGATACAACTACACGGTCACGGCGATCAATGCGGTGGGAGAGAGCACTCAATCCAACACGGTGACGCTCACGCCATCGGCTCCAGTTATCACCGTGCCCTCGGCTCCGGTGTTGTCGGGGACGGCGTCCAGCACCCAGGTCAGTCTGTCCTGGACGACGCCTTCCTCCAATGGTGGAGCAGCGATCACCGGGTACAACCTCTATCGGGGTGGGGCTCAACTGGTGATCCTGGGCGTGGTGACGTCCTACAACGACACCGGCCTGATCAATGGGACGGCCTACTCCTATTCCGTGACGGCGGTTAACAGCCAGGGGCAGAGTGCTCAATCGAACACGGTGACGTTGACCCCCTCCGTGGTGTCCTCACCGACGCTGCCTGCCAATCAGATCGTCGGCCAGCCGTCGTGGAAATCAACTTCCTGGGGCGGCTACGGGTACATCTACGCCTATACCGCTCTGATCGATAGCTGGGTACCGTGGGGGTTCGTCGGTCAAGCCGTCTTCAGCCCCGCCACCCACTTGGGCCTCGGAATGACGGGAAGCTCCCAGCTAGCGACCGATGTGCCGAACACTCCGGGTTCCCAATACGCCGACCAACGAAGTCAGGAGGGGCTGGCCAATGGGACGGTCGGGATCGCTGGTCGGGGTTCCTTCTACAACCAGAAGACCCATGACCCGACCAATGAGACGTACCTGAAGTTCTATACCAATAACCAACAGAACACGGGGACGTATCCACCGTTCCACGATTGGTTCGATGACGCTTTCTGGACGAACACCGGGTATCCCTGGTTCGCCATGATCGGTCGGGATGTCAAGAACCTTGGGGGTTCTGGGATCGGATTCGATACCGAACCTGCGGACTGGTCCAAGCTGGCTCCCGGGAAGACCGCAGCCCAACAAGAGCAGCAAGTGTTCAACGTCGCCTATGAATGCGCCCGTCAGTTCTACACGAACTTCCCGAACGGCGGGGAACTCTCCTACATGTGGAACTCCCCGCAGGGTGGGTTCGGGCACTGGCTTCGTGGCTGGTACTACAACGGCGATACCCGGATCGGCACGACTCAGATTGGTGCAAACGCCACTTGGTACTTCGCCTGGTTGAAGGGGATGTGTGATTTCGGGGGGCCGGGCGCAAAGGTCATCCACATGCAGGCCGATTTCTATTCCCTCGGGGAGGGTTCGGCGGGCATGAATGGGGAGTCGAATCAGTACAACACCCGGTTGGCGAAGCTGAAGATGCAGGCCGAGGGGATTTATGCGTGCTTGTCACAGCCCTATCCCCTGGGGCTTGGGGCAACGTCGTGGAATAACGGCTGCGACAAGATCTATTTCGTCCCATCCGCATGGGCGGCGGGATACACCACGAACCCGAGGATGAACCCGTCGCAGTGGATGACCATGATGACCTGTGACCGTGTCGGCAGTATTGGGCCGTACAAGAACACCTACATGGGTGGCGATGCGGGTGGTCTTTCCTCCACACCGGATTCGAAGTGGTACGCCATCGCTGGTGATTCCACTTCGGCGGTCCAGGGCTTCGGTACCACCCACAATGCCGCCTGTGTAGCGGGGGCGGATCAGACGCCGATCCCGACCGTAGCTCCTACCTGTACGAACCTGTCCTGGACCGGTTCCACGATCTCCTGTCGGGCAGCGCATCAGTACGGGGTCATCTACGTCAAGGTCTACAACGGGGCTGGGTTCGACCCAGCGAATCCTGACCCCAACTATCTCGGGGCCATGCAGATGGTCTGGAATCACCCCAGCCTGCCTGACTACGTCGGGATCGCCGGGAACGCCCCTGGAGGTAGTAATCCCGGCGCTAGTGCTATCACGCTGGCCAAGATGGCTGATACTTATCAGCAATGCACGTACCCGACTACGGGGAACTTGGGAGATTGGCGGGTCCTGAAAGTGGTCTCCGCCAAGATGGATGTGGGCTGGTTCAAGGTCCAACGCACGTCATGAACACGTTGCAACGCCGCCTGGCTCGTAGATCTACCTCATGGAGTACTCATCGCCTAACCCGAGCACTCATCTAGGAGCCTGCTATGTCAACTGATCTCCGGAAGCCCGGTGTCTACGTCGAGGAGTCGCTGCTCCTCGGGACGCCCGACGTCTCTGCGGCCACATCGGTGGCGCTGTTCGTGGGAGCGGCCGGGAAAGGACCGATCTCCTACCCGGTGCTGCTTAACTCCTGGTCGGACTACGTCCTGAGTTTCGGGGCGTTCGACACCATGGTGGGACCGGCGGGGGACACCAACGTTTACACCACGTACCTGCCCTACGCCGTGTACTCGTACTTCCAGAACGGTGGACAACCGGCCTACGTGTACCGGGCCGTGGGCTCGACTTCCGGAGGCGCTGCTGAACTCACCGTGACCGACGGGCAGAGTGAGTTCGCCACGGTCCAGTCGGTGCAGTTCACGGCGGGGACCGGCCAGGACACCGGGACTGGTCGGGTCACGATCACCACCGTGGGGCCGCACGGCTATGACGCCGAGGACATGGTGTCCACCGTGGTGGACACCAACACCTTCGTGAACGCCACTGCCGGTGTCTCGGTCATCTCCGACACCAAGTACGCCTACTACATCACGTCGGACCACATCGATATGACCGACACTCCGGACACGGGTGTCGCCTCCACCACGGGTGAAGAGGTCTTCACGGTCTCGGCCAACAGCGTTGGCTCGGGAGGGAACTCCCTCGGGATCACCATCCAGATCGTGGATCCCATCAACGGGGTGTTCAACCTCAGCATCTACAGCAACACTACTGAGGTCGAGCGGTTCCAGTACCTGACCATGACCGGGGACACCCCCGGGACCCGCAAGCTGGATGCGGCGATCAACGACCCCTACTCCGGCTCCACGTTGGTGAGGGTGTCGAACCCCGACAGCACCCTGGTCCCGGCCAGTATCTCCAACATCATGAATCTCTACGGTGGGGTGGACCCCGGCCTGCCCGACCCGGCCACCGACTTCATCACCACTGCCCAGGCAGCGGCGGGGGTCATCGATGGGCCGATCATCGTCAACCTCGTCGGCTACACCACCAACACCAACGACCCGGATGCGTTCCAGATCCCGGCGGCGGTGTCCTCGGCCACCTTCGGGGACCGGGGAGACATCTTCGTGGTTAATGACGGGGCCAAGCAGCGTCCGTACAACCTGTCCCCGGCGGCGTACAAGACCAGCCTCAGCGCCACGCTGGGCCAGAACGCCGGGGACTCGTACACGGCCTCGTTCACCCCGTGGATCATCATCCCCGACCCCAAGAGCGCAGGGGCCACGATCACCGTCCCTCCGGGTGGTGCCGTGGCTGGGGTCATCAGTCGGGTTGATAGCACTATCGGGGTGTTCCGTGCCCCAGCGGGCATCGTGGCCCAGGTCACCAACGCTGTCGGGGTGGACACCAAGTTCTCCGACAACGACCTGGGGGATCTCAACGTCTCCAATATCAATGTCATCCGGCCCGTGCAGGGGCAGGGCATCGCCGTCATGGGGGCCCGGACTCGCAAGCTGTACGGAGCGGACCGCTACATCTCCGGTCGCCGCACGCTCATCTACATCAAGGAGAGTCTGCGACGGTCCACGCAGTACGCATTGTTTGAGAACAACGACCAGCGGTTGTGGTCGCAGTTGATCATGACCGCCGAGCGACTGCTCCGGCCGCTGTGGGAGGCCGGTGGTCTGCGGGGCAACAACGCTACCCAGGCGTACTACATCCAGTGCGACGACGTGATCAACACCCCCGCCATGATCCAGTCAGGCGAGGTTCGGATGGAGGTCGGGGTGTCGCTGGAGTACCCCGCCGAGTTCATCGTTATCCGGGTCACGCAGTTTGAGAGTGGTGGAACCACCGCCGAAGTCATCCAGCCCGTTGGACCAACCGGTTAAGGAGTAATCAATGGCAACTACCAGCCTGTCGGAACGTACCCGGTTGGTTGCTGACCCGCTGCGGAACTTCAAGTTCCAGTTGGAGATCTTCCACAGCGATGGTCAGCTTCAGTCGGACATCGGGAAGATGGGGTTCACTTCCGTCGAAGGTCTCAACATGTCGACGGAGATGATCCCCTACCGTGAGGGTGGTTGGAACACCAACCCGCACAAGATGCCGGGGATGACCGACTTCTCTCCGGTCACCCTCAGCAGCGGGGTGTTCTACCAGAAGCCCGGGATGTGGAATCTGGCGAAGCAGATGTTCGCCGTCCAGTGGGGCAACGGCACCATCGGTGCCCTACAGGACTATCGCTTCGACATGCTCATCCGGGTCTTCGACCACCCGGTCACCACCGGTCCCGGCGCTGCCGTCCGAGGGGATGTCACGGGAGCGGTGCTGGCGTATCAGGTCTACAACGCCTGGGTCGCCAACATCGCCTTCTCGGGCCTCAACTCCATGGACAACGCCATCCTGGTCGAGCAGATGACCGTCCACCACGAAGGGTTGGACGTGTTCTGGGGGACTCAGGAGACTGCCACACTGCGTCACTCGGTCTAGTCAGGAGAACCAACCGTGGTACAAGCAGCAGCGGCCAAACATACGGTCGTGGAAGAGGTCTCCCTGGAGGAACCCGAAGAGACTCCGGAGCAGAAGCTCCAGAAGGCTTCCAAGGTCATCGCCGGGGAGGTCCCGCTCATTCCGGCTGCCCCCGATACTTTGATCCATCTGCCTCGGGGGCTCTACACCGGGTCCAAGTGGGAAACCGAGGTCGAGATCCGAGAACTGACCGGGGCCGATGAGGAGGCTCTGGCCCGGTTCAAGGAGGCGCACGACTTCTTCAACGGCGTCCTGGTGTATGGGATCGCCCGTATTGGCTCCGAGGACCTGGAGAGGGAACCGTTCGCAGAGCGGTCCTCCACTCTGGCCGGGTTGCTGATCGGGGAACGAGAGCAGTTGTTCCTCCACATCGCCCGCATCACGTATGGGGACGAAAAGGAGATCACTCATACCTGCCCATACTGCGGCGTGGAGGTCAACACCACGTTGCTGCTGTCGGAGGACATCACCGTCCCCGAGATGACGAATCCCCAGATGACCACCGACACGTTGACCACCTCCAAGGGGGCGACGCTCACGTATCGGTTGGCGACGGGGGCCGACCAGATGTTGGTGTTCTCCAAGAAGGGGGCCAACGTCGCTGAGCAGAACACCATCATGATCAGCCAGTGCGTGACCCAGATCGACAACAAGCCGGTGGTCAACCCGATGGAGATGGCTCGCAGCCTGTCCATGGGCGACCGCCGCAAGCTCTTGGACCTGTTGATCACTGCCCAGCCGTCCCCCGACTTCAATCTCAAGGTCGACTGCGTGAGTTGTGGAGAGGAGATGACCCTGCCGATCTCCTGGCAGGACATTTTTCGCTTCCAGTGAGCCCCTGCTGTACATCGAGTACGACGTGATCTCCAAGGAGTACCCGGGGTGGGGGCTAGCGGATATTAGGAATCTCACCCGGAGAGAACGGACCTACTGGCAGGCCCTCTTGAAGTACCGACGAGCGCAGTATCATGGCTAACGGCGAGGAACGAAGCGCAGCACAACAGCAGTTGTTCGATCCCGGTCCTGCGGTAAAAGGTCGGAGATCCTCATCGAGAACTGCTGTCTCCTCGTCGGTCGATATCAGCCTGCCCAAGCTGAACGAGTTCAGCGACAGCATCGGCAACCTGCTGACCAAGCTGACGGAGTTGCGGGAGACGATGCTCTCCTTCTCCACCAAGCAGGCCGGGACCAAAATGGCCCAGCAGATCGATGCTGCCACTAGTGCGGCCAAGGGGATCAGCGGAGGAGCCTCGACCGGGTACAACCCTCATGGCGGAGCGAAGCCGAACGTCTTCCAAGCCGGGGGTGACCTGCCCAGCACGGTCAAGCTCGCCCCCGGGGGTGGGGGGGCCAATCTTCTTCCGACTGGAGTGTCGTCGGCCGAGCTTCCTTCGGCCGAAAGCGCCGGGGGTGGTATCGGTCGGGTCGCTACCCAACTCGGGGGTGGTGCTGGTCTCGGCGGGCTGATCCAGGGTCTGATGATGGGGTTGCCGGAGATCGGTGGGGCGCTGGCTGGAAGCAGCCTGGCGTACACCTATAACCGCATCAACGGCCCCCAAGGGAACATGAACGCCATGCTTCAGTTGGCGCAGACGATGGCTCCCAACGTCACCATGATGAATGCGGCCGGAGGAGGTCCTTCTGGCCCGCTCACCATCCAGAGTGCGATCCAGGGGCTGGGTCAGCGCATGCCGGTCATGGGCACGCAGCAGGACATGCTCCAGACCATCCTGGCGGGGCAGAGCGTCGGAGCCCTGATGGCGGGGACGCCGGGGCGGAACGGGTTCTTTGAGTCCGTCCGTCAGGCTCAGGCGCTGATGCCGGGGCAGGCTCCGGGCACGATCTCCGGGAACATCGCCGGATACCTCGGGAACGTGGGCGCTCAGCAACGAGGGGCCATGTTCGGTGAAGGAGCCTTCACCATGGTTGGCCAGGGGGGCAGCTACAAGACCCTCTCCGAGTGGGCCAAGGGCATCACCGCCTTCTTGGAGCAGCACCGGCCGGGTGGGTCGCAGGGGAAGGCCTTCACCAAGGCTGAACTCATCACCCAGAACTTCCCGGGATCAAACATCAATACATGGTTCCAGTTCATGGGTGTGCCTCAGAACATGGTCGACTACTGGTGGCAATACGTCCTCACGCAGGGAGCCAACGAGGGGACGGATCAGGTCACCTCCGACATGCTCCAGAAGAATGTGCAGCAGCAGCGGGGGATGAACCTGGGCTTTGAGCAGTTGCGGACGGCGACCGCGTCGACCCAACGGGACATGCTGTTCGGGAATCAGATGTATGGCATGTATGGGCTGAACGCAGCGGCCAATCGCAACTTCAACCAGGCCATGGCACAAACGGATCAGGCTCTGGCAGCGCAGATCAAGGGATCCAATCTGGGTCAGATGCTGGCTCTGATGCCGACGCCGGTCATGGAAATGTTGATGCCCATCCTGTCCCAGTTCTTCTCCAGCCCGGTGGGAGCAGGGATGTCGGCTCTGGGTGGGGCGCTGGGCATCGACTTCTCCAAAGGCACGGTGGGTGGAGGAGGTCCGGGATTATTTGAGTCGGCGGGGAATGCTTTGAACACTTTGGGTATCCCGGGGGCAGGACTGGCAGGAAAGGCGGCGCAGACCGGGTGGGAAGGTCTGCAATCGTTGAACCCGTTCGGTGACCCGATGCCTTACGGGGACAAGGGTGGAAACACCACAGCCCATCTCAGCCCCGACCTGGCCCGACGGGTCAACGCCATGCTGGCTGCCAATCCCAATCTGCGGGTCTCCTCTGGCTATCGGGACACCGTGACCCAGAATCGCTTGCGGAGGAATGGTGGGCCGGTAGCTCCAGCGTCTCGGAGTGCTCATACCCGAGGTTGGGCTGCGGATATCGGTCCCGCCAGTCAGTCGGGCTGGCTCATGCAGAACGCCGGGAAGTTCGGGCTCCAGACCGCTGCCGGGTACGGGGAACCCTGGCACGTTCAGATGGCCGGGACTCCGATGGGTGATCCGATGCCCTATGGAGACGCCACTGACTTCATTACTGGTCCGATCTCGGACTTCCTGAGTCAAGGGCTCAATGACGTTGCCAAGGGCATTATCCAAGGACTTGGGAGCATGTTCCAGTCGATCATGCAGCCGTTGTTGACGCCGATCCAGGACCTGTTGAAGCAGTTCATCGGCAAGGGCGGCTACTCAGATCTTCTCCAGGGGGCCACCAACTTCTTCTCCAAGCTGCTCACTGCTCCGATGTCCGGGATGATGAAGATCTTCGGTCCTGGTCCTGCGATGAGTAACAGCGACATCTTGGGGATGATCGATCAGCCCCAGAACCTGACTGTGCCGGTCGTGGGGGCGTTCAAGGGCGCTGGCGGTGGTGGGGCTTCCGGCGGGCAGATCTTTGGGGACCCGATGAGCTTGCTGTCGATGGCTCCGTCGTCCGGAGGTGGTGGGGGTGGTACCCCGGTCCTGATCTTCCACGCTCCGATCACCATCCAGGGCGGGGGAAGCGGGATCGACGCCCGTCAGATGGCATCCACGATTGCGAGTCATCTGGAAGAAGAGGCCAACAAGCGGCAATGGCTGGTGCAGTGATGACTGCCCCCGAGACCAACGTCTTCCGCCCCGCCGTGGTAGCGCAGAGTATCTCGACTCAGTTGGTTCCCGACCCGGTCACCCCCTCCCAGTACGCCCAGGAGCGGTTCCTGGCGACGTCCACCAATACGGCCAACCCCAACTTCGCTCTGACCAGTGACCGCAACAAGCTGGTGGAGAACGGCGGTCCGATCTCCCGGGGATATATCCGCCGTTCCGATATCAACGTTGGAGATGCGACCAGCAGCTACCGCCTCTACTTCATGTTCAATCCGGAGACCATCCAGCGGAGCTACATCGCCTACCTCGATCAGGCAGCGTTGGACCCGGGCAATGCGGTGTTTGGATCCAACAACATGGCTGCGGCCCCGGGGATCGTCCAGTTCACCTTTGAACTGCTGTTCGACCGGCAGTTGGAGGTAGCGCAGGACCCCTCGCATCCCGGAACCAAGGTCGATTACGACTACTTCGACATCGTGGTCCGGGGGATCGTGCCCGATAGTACCGATACCGGCAATGCCATCCCCGACAACGGGATCATGATGGTGAACCCCCACAACATCCTGGTGGTGTTCGGAGAGGATCTCTCGGTCCAGGGTCGGGTCCGAGATGCGGCGGTCAACTTTGAGAAGTTCAACAACGCCATGGTGCCGACCCGGCTGCGGATTCAACTCAACATGATGGCGCTCTACATCGGCCCGGTGCAGACGGTCCCGAACTACTCGCTGTACAGCAGCGAGGCGACGTCAGCGGCCACGATTCCATTTGAGAAAACGGGCGTTCTCACAGTGACTCAAGAGTCGGTGCAGTTCGCCAAGGTCAATGCGATTCAGCTAGCGACGACCAACTCCCCGTTTGTTTCCGGCGTGGTATCGCCCATCACCGGGTCGGGAATCGTCACCGGTTCCACAGACATGACCACCTTTGCCCACCACCTGCTGCAGAGTCTGAACGTCCCCGACAACGAGAGCAACGTCCAGGCTCTCATCGCCTGGGAGCAGGCCGAGGGCGGCATTGTCCACAACAACCCGATGAACTGCACTCTGGACCTGCCGGGGGCGACCAACTGGAACAGCATCGGGGTGAAGACTTACGTGTCTCTGGACCAGGGTCTGCAGGCCACGGTGATGATGATCGTGGATCATCCGGGATATCCGGCCATCTATAACGCCTTGAAGGACGGAACCTCCTCCTGTGCGGTGGGGAAGGCCGTGGTGTATGGACTGAATGTCAATGGAGAAGCCTGGGGAACCAGCAAACTGCTGCTCGACATCCTGGGGTGCTGATGACGACCAATACGTTCGTGCCGCTGGCGATCACCTCGTCACCAGCGGGGCAATCCACCAACCCCAACCCCCAGGCCATCGATTTGGCGCTGTCGGCGCAGCAGAACTTCTCCACTCTGCTGCGGAATCGGTCCTATGCCCGCCTGGATGCTTCCAGTATCACCAAGGCCAACCCGGAGTTCGATACCGGAGCGGCAGGACGAGTGTTGTCCTCGATCACCAATAGCAATCGGGGAAACGACTTTCGTATCAGTCGGGGATATATCCGTCGGTCGGTGATTGATTCCGGAGATCCCACTAGTGGATACCGGCTCTACTTCATGTTCAACCCCGAGATGATTCAGCGGAGCTACCAGTCCTATCTGGATCAGCAGGCCTTGGACCCGTTCAACACCATCTTCGGCTCCAACAACCTCGTAGCACCCCCGGGAGCACTCAGTTTCGGATTCGATCTGTTCTTCGATCGCCAGACGGAGAACGCCTCCGGTGTCATGCCTCGGGGGGTTCTGGAGGATTTCGACTACTTCAACCTCGTTGTCCGGGGGGTAGTGCCTGACCCCCAACAGCCTGACCTCCCGGACAACGGCATCATGATGATCAACCCCCGTAACTGCACGGTGGTCTTTAGCCCGCAGCTATCGGTCCAGGGACGTCCGAACACGGCGTACGTGCAGTACCTGAAGTTTGATTCCAGTATGCGGCCGACCCGCATGATGATCCATATCGACATGATGGCCCTCTACATCGGGCCGGTGCGGACGGACTTCACCTTCGCCCAGTCCAAGGTGGAGGGAACGGTCTCGGCCACGGTCCCCTATGAGGACAGCAATACATACCAACTCACTCAAGAGCAGGTGCAGTTCGCCAAGGTTCAGGCCATCGCCTTTGCGACCTCCGGAGGCGCAGACGCAGCCAACCCCGTGAACAGTGTGAATGGGGTCATTGCTGGACCGAACTCCGCCCTCCGTATCAATGCCATGGGCTTTGCCGAGTACATCTTGGGTGATCACCGGATCCGGTACACCGGTTCTCCGGGATCCCCGGTCCCGGTGGACCTCAGTCAGGGTGGGACCGACTGTGCGGGATTGGTCTACTGGGGCTATCGATCCACCGGGGCGTTGGCTGCGTTGTTGGGATCTCCGACGTCACCGCCGGGGGAATACGCCAGCGGCAATGTCATGTGGGATGCGGCCCGCCGCATGGGGACCATCGTGGCGGAGAACAACACCTTCAACCCGGACTTCTTCAACAACGGGCTGCAGCCGGGGGACATCATGATCGGAGCCCCCCATGTGGCCTGGTGTCACTCCGTGCCCGGGGACGGCACGATCATCACCTATGAATGCAACCCGCCCGATGGGGTCTGCCATGAGGTCTTCCCTTACTCCCAGATCACGGGCGGGCCGAACTATCACCGAGTGGCAATCCGCCCCGGTATCAACAACACGGTGACGAACCCATGATTACGAGCGACTCCCGATACGCCGATGCGGCCCATGAGAATGCCCTCACCCATCTCTACGATGCCCTGGGCACACCGGAGACGGTGACGGTGACCGACCAAGCCATCCCGCTGGCTGGGTCCACCACTACGCTGCCCTTGGTGGGGGACACGCTGACCGAGATCAGTCGGGACACCACGTACCTGTTGACCACCGTTCCGGGCTCGACGCTTCCTCGGAGCTATATGGCGAAGATGACCGACAACATGCAGTTGTTGGCCTATCAGTCCTTGCAGGATCCCACTCGTTGGTGGGTCATCGCTGATGCCAACCCGCAGCTTCGTTACCCGTTCGATCTCACGACGGGCGATGTCATTCATCTCCCGGGGTGATCCGTGCCTGTTGCCGTCACGAACCCAGCACTCTCCGCTCTGGCGGGGCTGCTGGTCTACGACGTCCTGATCAACGACGAGGCGGTCAACCTCACGTCGTCGGAGATTTCCCAAGTCGGCGTCACCAACGCCGAGGGCCAACACGAAGCAGCCGTGGTCACTACGCAACTGACCAAGCCGCAGATCTCTCGGTTCGTGGACAAGCCGATCTCATTCAATTATGGGAGCAGTATCAATAGCAATACATTCTACGGCTACGTGGTCGCCATCACGCCGAACCAGAACTACCAGGACGACTCCATTGTGGACATCGCCTGCATCGGGGTGACCTGGCCGATGCAGAACGGGACCCAGAAGTTCGTCCGTAACATCACCGCCCCCGACATGTTCGCCGCCATCGTGACCGGAGGGTTCCGTCAAGACGTCTCCACCGGATACAACCTGGGGGCTCAGGTCGATACCCACTCCTATGTCTGGCCCATCCTGGCCCAGAGCAACGAGAGCGACTGGGAGTACCTGCTCACGCTGGCCGAGCGGGTGGGGTATGCGGTCTACAACTATCGGGGCGTGGTGAGGATGGTGAAGCCCCTGCGGATCCTCACCGAGACCCCGGTGTTCGCCAGCTTCATCAAGGGTGACCAGATCTTGGATCAGACCCGGACCCTGTTGGATTGGCAGGCCACCACTCAGTCGCTCAACGTGCGGCAGAACATCCTCCCTTCCTTCGGATTCTTCGACGGGACGACGGCGGCGACCAGCCTGACCCCTACCTCGGCGGGCGTCCTTTCGGCCTTCCCGCAGGGATCCTCTCCGGTAGCAGCGATCCCGGTGATCCCTGCTACCTCTTCAACGAGCCAGTCGAATCTGATCTCTCCGTATTCGGTACGGACTGATACCCCGGTCAAAGACCGGGGCATGGCGGATACGTATAGCCAGGCCTGGAAGAACCGGATCGACTTCTGGAACGAACAGGCCGAGGCTCGTATCAATGGGAATGCCAGGATCGTGCCTGGAGTGAACATCTCGGTCCAAGTCAGCGGGGTCCAGAATGCGGTCAATGACTATGACGGAGTGTGGATGGTCCGGGGGGTCAAGCACACCCTGACTCACTCGTCCTTCCAGACCCTGTTGGACCTGGCCCGGGATACCACCTCTAAGCCGGTGAATGCCACTGACAACTGGTTCTGGAATGTGCCTCGGGGAGCCCCCAAGGTGATCCGTGATCCGGCCACCAATAAGTGGAAGTCTTCTTGGGGATCATCCCCTGAGTTCATCCAGACCACATTGGCGTCCTGAAAGGACCGTAATGCTTGCGCTCACCGACCCGATGGCGATCATCAACGGGGGCGTCGCTACCACCACGGTCTACGACAAGATCGTGCAGGACCAGTTGGTCGATGCGGTGATGACGAACCAGGGCGAGCGGATCATGCATCCCACCTGGGGCTGCAACATCCAGGGCTTGCTCTATGACCCGGCGTCGTCCTTGGAGCGACAGGATGCCGCCTCTTATATCCGGGATCTTCTTATTCACATGGTCCCCCGAGCCATTGTGATGTCGGTGGATGTCAGCGTGGAGCAAGGAGCCCCCAACGTCGTCCACATTGATATCGTCTATAAAACGTCCAACTACTCTCCCGCTTCCTCGGTATCGGTAGCGGTGGATACGACCGCAGGAGTCACCCAATGAGCACGACTCCGCAGGTTGTCGATACCTCCAAGCGGGTCATCCTCGACTACACCAGTCGGGACTACAAGGCCATCCGGTCCATGCTGGTGGGCCTGGCCGGTGGTCTGCTCCCGGACTGGGAGACGGTGGGCGAGACCGGTGACTTCGGCACCCTGCTGCTGGAGTTGTACGCCTACACGGGCGACGTCATGAACTACTACGTCGATCGGGTGGCCTCGGAGGCCTTCCTGGGCACGGCGGTCCGACGGCAGAGCGCTCTTTACATCGCTGACATGCTGGGGTACCAGCCCATGGGCCAGCGGGCGGCGTCCGTGCCCATCACCTTCACCTGGACCTGGGACACCAACAACCTGACTGGTGGAGTCATCCCGATCTCCACCTATGCCGTTGCTTCAGCCACCGCCACGAATGGGGTAGCGACGGTGGGGGTCACCAGCGATACCTTCTCGGTGGTCCTGGTCCCTGGTCAGACCGTCACCATCTCTGGGGTGGGGTCTCCCTTCGACGGCCGCTTCGTGGTGAGGTCGGTGACCGACGCCACTGCCACCACACCGCTGTTGATCACCTACAACATCACCGACCCGGCGGTGTTCACTGGGACGATCGGGGGTTCCTCCCAGATCACCACCGGGTCGGTGGTCATCGTCCTCGCCGGGACCCGCCTCTCCTCCGCTCCCGATGCCAGTGGGCAGGTCTACACCTTTGAGACCGATATCGACGTCACCCTGGACACCGCCGCCGGGAAGAGCACGCCTGCTGCTCCTACGGTGTTCACCGTCACCTTCGCCACCACGGCGTCCGAGGGTCTGACCGTGGCTCCCTACCTGCTGGGGACCAGCCAGGGTATTCCCAACGCCGAGTATGTGATCAGTGACGTGGGGGTCATCGACCGCACGGTCCAGGTGTTCACCAAGGAGGGTGGGGCGGTCATCACCTGGGCCAGTCTGCAGAAGATCGCCCAGGCCAGCCCCACCCAGTCGTCCTACGCCACCTACATCGATGACCAGAACTTCACCCACATCATGTTCGGGGACGGGACGTCCGGTCGGATCCCTCCGGCCAATGCCGAGATCTACGTCGGCTATCGCTTCGGCTCTGGGGCAGCGGCCAACAACCTGGGTATCGGGTCGATCAATGTCCTGAACAACGATTTCGCTACCAGTCTGGGGGTGTCGGTCTCCAACCCAGGGGCTCCGGTGGGGGGAGCGGACGTGGAGTCGGTGGACTCCATGCGCTTCTCCATCCCCCGTTCCAATGCCCTCAAGCAGCGGGCGGTCACGCTGGATGACTACACCAGCCTGGCCCTCCAGGTACCAGGGATTACCAAGGCCACGGCCTATGGGCAGAACTACACCTCGGTGTACGTGCGGATTGCTTCCAGCCCCCAGTCGCAGGGCTACGTGGTCACCGACGTCACTGGGCTGTACGTGTCGACGGCGACCATCCCGGCCCAGGTCACCGTGCCCCTGAACAACGACTACGCCCTGGTCTTGGGGGAGTTCTTCTTCCTCGACAACGTGCGTGACGACCTGGATGGGACGCAGACCCCGACCAATGTCTGGCTGTCCTCCAGCACCCAGACCGTGGTCACGGCAGCCTCGTTGACCAGCTACGTGGTCACCCTCACCACCGCCACGGTTCATACCTATCAGCAAGGTCAGCCCATCGTCGTGTCCGGGGTCAACCAGGCGGTGTTCAACGGGGTCCAGGTCATCTCGGCCGTGCCCGATGCCAACACCGTGCAGTATCTGGTGGCTACCGCAGGACCGACGACGGGGATCATCAGCGGGACGGCAGCCATCACCGCCGAGCCCGGGATCACCTTTGAGTCCGATACCACGACCGATACCACCCCCGGTGGGGGAGCAGGACCAGTGGTGGAAACGGTCTCGGACACGGCCACGACCACCAGCATTGACCCGGAGATGCAGAAGCTGATCAACGCCTTGGAGTCCTATCTGGTCGACAAGAAGCTCATCGGCTCCGTGGTGTACGGGGAGCCGGTGCAGTGGACCGATACCGATATCAATATGAACGTGGTCGTACGCCCGCTCTACAACCGGGAGAGCGTGCGCTCCGCCGTGCAGTCGGCGGTGATGTCGGTGTTCGACTACACCAACGTGGACTTCGGACGACGGGTCAGCATCGGGGATGTATACCGGGCGGCGCTGGCGGTGGACGGGGTCGACTACGTCGTCATGAACCGACTGGCCGAGACCGTGTCCTCGTCCTACAACGTGGTCAAGGACATCAACGGGACCGACGATTATGTCTTGACCGTGACCCGAGCCCAGATGGACGCCGGGGTGGTCACCCTCAACGTCCATGAGACGCTCAACCTCAAGGTGGGGGACACGGTCACGGTCACGAATGTGGGCTCCTACTTCGACGGCCAGTTCGTGGTCACCACCATTGTGAGCGAGATGCGCTTCACCTACGCCACGCTCACCGGGCTGACCTTCGCCTCATTCCCGACCACCAACGCCACGGCGACCCGGGACGACTCGCAGAACCTGTACCGGATCCCCCGGATCAATCCCAACCTGGCCCTGCCCTGGGTCACGGCGACCGGCGGGCTGGTGAACACCTAGATGCCTGACCCCTCGGCCTACAGCCCTTCGTTCCAGGTTGATACCGATACCGTCGGGGCAGCGCTTGAGGCCAGTATCGCAGCGATTGATACCGGTGGTCCGAAGGGTGGTCCTACGATCACCATCACCACCACCGCTGCCCACCACTTCGGAGTGGGTTGGGAAGTCACCATCCAGGGGCTGACCGGAGACTACGAGGTCATCAACGGGGTCTACTCGATCATCGAGATCCCCTCCGCCACGACGTTCCGGTTCTCTCTCACCACCAACCTGGCCCCCCGGAATGTGGTCGAGGGGAAAGCGCTCTCTCCTTCCCCCTCATATATCCGATACATCCCCCACGACACGCTCATCAGTAGCGTCACCAATCACACCACGTTGTACGTGGAGCCGTGGGACTACAACACCATCCGGGTCACTTGGGGGACGGACGTCACGCTCAACGATCGAGCCGTTCGGGATATCAACAACGGTCATACCCCGTTGGTGGTGATCACTCGATCGGGTTTCGGGTATCCCTCCACCCCTATCGATGGCGTTCAGGTCCTGGCCGGTCACTACCACGACTACATCGTGGACGACGCCCACCCCCGCCCGGTGGAGTACGTCGAGACCATGCCCGTCAACACCCAGAACGACTGGACCCGACAGGTCCCTCCCGTTCAGGGGCTCTACGACCGCAACCTGCCGCAGGGGCACTGGTTCTACTACACGGTGTTCTTCTACCTGGGGTCCTATGACGACCTCACCCAGGACTTCCTCGGGCAGGTGTGGGTCAAGTCGGCATCCATGGACGCCGTTACCCCCGTGAATCACCACCACGCCGAGCGGCTCTACGATCTGGTCCCGGAGTACTACCAGTTCAAGGACTCGGAGTTCCTGGCCGGGACCGGGCGGAGGGGTGTCGTTGAACGGTTTCTCCAGGTCATCGGATTCGATCTCGACTACACCCTCACTCTGGCGGACGGCATTGAGCACGTCTACGACGTCGACACCACCCACGACGACCTGCTACATAGTCTGGGAGTCTTCAATTTTGGCGTACCTGTTGAAGACGGACTGGGAGATATCCGATACCGATCCCTCCTAGCGACCGTCAGTCGGCTGTACGAGGAGCGGGGCAGCGCAGCGGGGCTGCAGCAGATGACCAATGCGGCGACCAAGTATCGCTGCAAGGTCCTGGAAGGCCCCAACATGATGAACCTGGCGGACGATGCCGAGTTCGCCAGCGGGACCGGGTCTTGGGGCAACCCGGTGAATGCCTACGCCGATGAGATCCACGCCATGGACTGGTTGGGGAGGACGATCTCCAGCTTCAACGCCGTGTCGATGGAGTCGGTCCCTCTGCTCACCACCCCCGAGGGAGGCCAGGGCTCCCTGGTCGTCCGGCGGAACGCCATGGAGGTGGGGGTCAAGACCCTCCCGGCGGGGTTCGATGAGCGGCTGACCCACTTCGATGCGGCGTCCCCGTTCGACGGGGTGGCCCCGACGTCGGTCTCCGGGGAGGACATCGGGTTCGACGCCGACCTCCCCTTCGACTACATCGTGGACTTTGACGGGGCAGGCTCGATCTCGGACGCCGTGCTGCTGACCTGTGGGTTGGGGGAGGGGATCACCCAGGGTCGACGGCACGAAGAGATGCTGGTGAACTTCTATCCCCGGTTGCACGGAATCCGCTGCATGCCGGAGAAGACCTACACCTTCTCGGGCTACTCCGTGCTGTCGACCACCCCGCCGCTGGTGGGCAACGCCGCCGTGGGCATCATGTGGTTCAACGAGGACGAGGACGGGATCTTCACCTTCAACCAGGACTTCATCTCCAAGGACGAGTCGGTCCGGGGCTTGGAGGCCACCTCCGCTGATGACAATGTCCCTGGTCCCTTCCGGCGCTTCTCCATCGACTCGATCGCTCCGTTGGCCCTGCGGGGAGAGAACTACGTCTTCGCCGTGCCCTACTGGGTGTTCACCGACTCCCAGGCCCGATACATCTCGGCCTGCATGTTCCATCCCCAGGTCAATACCTCTCAGACGTTCGCTCTGCCGACCGTGCAGTACCTGCGGCTGGGTATGCCTCGGGAGACGTTGGATTCCGGGTTCGTGTTGGGGTCGCCGTGAACACCACCATGACTACGTCCTGGTTTCGGGAGAACTATCACTCCATCAACTGGTCGGCGCTGCCGCAGGTGGAGGTGAAGTTCTTCGGGCGGGCTCCCTCGTTCACCGTTGATGCCCAGGCGGTCTTCGATACCTATGAATCGCTGAGCGATATCGAGGGACTGGTGGAGTGGGTCCCGATCGTCAGCGGCATCGTGTCCCTGCCGACAGCGATCCATGCCAAGGAGTATGTGGAGAACGATCTCGTCGGGCTGCAGCTAGTGGACCCCTCGGGAGCGGTGGCGGCGATCGATGGGCCAACCTCCTATGGCTGGGTGTTCTATGACCCGCACAGCGTAGGGGTCCAGGAGATCGTCTCGGTGGTGGTCTTCTATCTCTTCGGGACCGTCAACGGGGTGGTCAATCCGATCATCTGTGCGACCACCCAGGGCATCGGGGAGGGGACGGTCGTCCACGTCGACTCCCTCTTCGGTCAGTACCAGGACTTCGCCGTCACCCGGGGGAAGGTCCGCTTCCTCACCGTGGACGAGACCGCCATCCCGACCACCTTCACTGCGGCCTACATCCTATTGAAGCCTGCCCTCCCCACCTGGGAGAGCGCTCACGCCCAGCACCTGTGGTTGGAACCCCAGCGGACCAACCTGATCGTCAACCCGTCGTTTGAGGCTCCGACCGACGTGGGGGTCCCGGGCTGGCGATATTCCGGGACCCACGGGGAACAGTTCCCGGGCGGGGTGGATCTCCATCGCCCGCTGTGTGGGCACTTCACGGACCCAGCCCCGATCATCGTGGAATCCAACTACTTCCCCGCCCTCGGGACCTGGCTCTCGTTCAGTACCTATCTCTCGGTGGCTGCGATAGGTACTCAGGCCGATATCACTTTCGGCCTTGTCGGATTCGATGCCAGCTACACCCGGACCACGTTCTACTGTTCGGATACACCGATCCAGTCCCGGATCATCGGGGTAGAACGACTGGATGATCAGGTGACGTTCGTAACCGACGGTCCGCACGGATACTTCACGACCGAGTCGGTGCTGATCGAGGACATTGGTCCTTTCAACGGGTCGTACTCGGTGGTGGATGTCCCTTCGGACGTGAGCTTCACGATCTCCTTGCCGGGATCCGATGTACTGATGGAGGCCGCCAGTGGCCGAGCCACCGTGCAGAAACAACTCCATGCCAGCGGGGGATCCCCGATCAGCGGGTTCCTGCAGTATCAAGGCATGATTCAGACTCCGGTCGACACCATCGAAATGTGCATGCGGATCGAGGTCACTGGAGCCAGTGAGATCTGGATCGACAATGCGATGGTCGATCCCCATGAGGGGCAGTTCGGATACTTCGACGGGAACTCGATCGATAGTTTCCCCGATGACTACCGCTGGATGGGCGGGAGAACGAATCGGCATTTCTCCTGCTGGTATTCCAACTACCTGAATACCCACAACCGATTGTTCTCGGATTGGGACGAGAACGAACAGCGGTACAAGGCGGGGTTGGTGGAGGAGTGGGCTCCCACCGGAGCCAGCATCATCGATCACTGGGACGCCGTGACCAGCTTCACGCCCCTGAACTGGGCCGGGGATGCGTACTACCCGGTCAACGAGGTTGCGGGAACGCCGCTGACGACCCCGACCTCCCGGGTGAGCTTCAAGAATCTCCCTTTGTCCTAATAGAGAAAATCTTCTCTAGGACTTGCACATTCTGTGGTTGATAGGTATGGTACTTCGTTACCAGAACTTCTTCGTGATATCAACTTCAGGATGGAGCAACCATTGAACGTGCAGTGGGCGCAGATCGAAGCCGAGTGCGATGGGTATCGTGCCGGGTTCGTAGCGGTGTTCAGGAAGTACGAAGGCCAGTCCACCGACGAGAAGGACGCTCAGGGTCGTATCGTCAAGGTGACGGCCTCATCGTTCGCTCTCCACATGGGTGTCGCAATAACCACCTTCAAAGGATGGATGAAGCAAATCGACGGCGTGCGTCGATCTGGTCTTCAACCAAGCCAGACGCCAGCCACCACCCGCACTGGTCAGATGGGACGGCAGATCGCCAAGAGCCCGACGACCACTGTCGATGACAAGGTCGGCATGTTGGAGGATCTCATCTCCGACAAGAAGGTCCTCAAGGCCTATCGGGAGAAGCGGGCTCCAGACGTGTCGGAGCACGACGCCAAGGCTGCCGAAGCGGCAGCGGAGGCCTTCGCCCACACGGTCGGTCAGTCCTTCACGGGACTGGAAGTGCCGATGTGGATCAACGAGATCAAGGACATCACCAAGACCCTGTCCGAGTACGAGTACGACGAGGACACGATCACCAAGCTGGCCCAGGTGGTCCGCAAGCTGATGGACGAGATCGAGATCCAGCAGTTCCGCCTCGGTCTGATCGAGGAGGTCCAGTGATGGCGACTGATCCTCAGTCCGTGTGGGAGATCTTTGAACAGGACTACCTCGATCTCCTGGGACCGGGGGGAAGGTTCAGCGCCACGTCCCTTGCTCGTTCCGCTGGGGTCGAGCCATCTGAGGCAACCCGGTGGATCCAGGCGTACAAGTTGGCTCAGCGGGGGAAGCGTTCCCGTACCCGTTACGTGTTGACCCGGAAGAACCGAACCTCCGCAGCCATCTGGACGATCGGGACCAAGCTCAAGGATTCTCAGTTGGTGGTCGGCCAGTTCGGTCGGGACCTCCAGAACACGCTGCGGCAGGCGGTGCTGCGGGACCTGAATCGTTACGGGAAGATCACCCCGCAAATCCGAAACGCCATCACCGCCAGCCTGGAGCCGATGTTGGAGGGTATGGGCAAGATGGTCGAGTCGATGTTGGCGACTGCCCATCAGGCCAACGACCCGATCTGGGAAGTGGTCTGAAAGATCCCAGGAAATGGAAAGGCCCCTGCTCCAGCGGGGGCCTTTCTACTTGCAGGAAGCAACTATAGGGGATATCCTTGATCTCCCCATGGTGGCGTACCTGTTCATCACCTTCGCGGTGTTCTGGATCCTCAAGTTCCTCTGGTTGTGGATCGATGTGACGGACAATGCGGAGTGGATACGTTTCGTGATCACCCCCATCGTGGCGGCGTTGACGCTGATTCCCTGGAATCAGGGGTGGATACATTGGTATTCGCCGTTCGCCATCGCCGCGTTCGTGTACTTCCTGCAACGACTCGAAGATCTGCTGATGGTGAAAGCAGACGAAGCACTCATCGCCGTGATGAAAGCGAGGGCATCGGCTACCCGTCGTCCTCGCTGAAGGAGAACTCATGCTGTACACGCTGGTCGGTAACGGCACTGCCAATCCCATCGAAATCATCGCCTCGCTCATGTCCCTCCGGGATGCGGTCGGGGCCAAGGATCCCACCGACGAGTTCTGGGTCATCGTCCAGGATCAGGACGAGCCCAGTGAGACGATCAAGACCGTCGTGGCCTGGCTGAACGACGCCGGGATCTACTTTGAGACCGTCTCGCCTGCTGGTGGTCCGGTCGGGCAGCCCTACAGCAAGGCCGACGAGATCCATCTGGCCCGCAAGCCGCTCGACATGATGCTGCGACTCACCAAGGGGCGGCTGCAGCCCAACGAGAAGTCGGCCATCCTCCTGCTGTCCGATAACCTGGCCGAGGATCGGGATGCCCAGTACGCCATCGAGCGGGCGACCGCCGACGACATCCCGGTCTATGACCTGGGTGGGCAGATGGTCCAGGTCCAGTTGGAGGAGTCTGAGGAGATCACCCCCCCGATCCCCGAGGCGACCACCATCACGATCCCCGAGACCGCTCCCCAGATGGAGGCAGTGGCAGAGGGAGTGGAACTCCGTCCCCACGTCAACGGGGACTCCTCGCTGGAGCCGGTGGTCACCCATGCGACCGGTCCACTGACCTACACCCTGCTCGACCTGGAGGATCTCACTCGGGACGAGTTGAAGGCCTTGGTCAAGACCCAGGGCGTCACCCCTTCTGACATGCGGTCCAAGGACTCCATGATCCAGGCCCTCATGGGGGTGATGGGTACTCCCCGTCAGGTTCCAGGGGAGCCATACGTCACCAAGACCGGCAAGGTGCTCACCGACGAAGACATCCAGGCGCTGGCTGACGAGGCGGAGCAGGGCTATGACGTGAGTCAGGCGGTCAAGTACGACGAGGCCGAAGCCTCCGCCTTTGAGGCCTTTCAGATCGTGGCCGAGATTCAGAGCGCCTACCTCCTGCGGGTCGGCAGCAGCGGTGAGGTCATTCTCCAACCCATCCCGCCCTCCAAGATGATGCTCATCGACACCCTGCTCGACGGTGACTAGCGGAGTGGCGACCGAGGAGTGCCCCTCAGGGGGGCTGCATATCTGGAGATATGACGCCCACCTGGGCGGGCTGGCCTACCTCTACTGCAAAAAGTGCGGGAAGGAGGTACCCACCGAAGACGACGATTGAGGCAAGAATGAACGAGATGACGTGGAAGACCAAGGCAGCCTGTCGGGATGTGGACCCCTCCCTGTTCTTCCCCGACGGGGACTACGAACTGGCCGAGCAGAACTGGCGAGCCAAGCGGGTGTGTATGTCCTGCCCCGTGTTGGCCGAGTGCTACGACGCCTACAAGGACGAACGCTACGGGATCTTCGGTGGGACCACCGCCCCCGAGCGGCTGAACCACATCTCCAAGCGCAGGACCACGGTCGAGAAGGTGTGGGCCAAGAACCGACAGCGTCTCGGGATGCCTGAGGTGGTGATCCCCGTCTCCGCCCAGCGGCGGTCGGAGATCCGTGACGACGTGCTCTACCTGCACGCCCACGGCTGCGACAACAAGGAGATCAGCGAGAAGCTGGACCTCCCCCGCTCCACGGTGTGGTCGATCATCAACCGGTCACAAAGGGTTGCGTAGCCGCTCGTCCGGGTGTTAACTAGCCCGACACATGAAGAAGCCCCGGGGACGAACCGGGGCCTCTTCCAGAACCCCTGAGAAGGAGGGGCTATGACTGCTGTCGATAGTACCACACCCGACGGGCAGCGCAAGTATTACAACCTTGTGCTTTTCGATGCTATTGCCTGTGGGTGGGCATCATCCCTCGGCCTTTCCCTCCGTGAGACGCAGGTCCTGCTCTGGATCGCCAAGCGGGGGATCCTGACGGAAGAGAACTTCGTCGGGCCGTCCTGGTTCACGCCGCATGGGCAGGCGGAGTGGGCAGCGTGTCTCCATATGTCTCATGACCACCTGCGAAAGGTCCTGGAGCGGCTACGACGGAAGGGTCTGCTGACCGATGTCCGCAGTCGGAGATTCCGGAAGGCCCCCGGGTATGGAATACCGATACATGTGATTGACGATGCACAACGCTGGTGTGACGAGCCGTCACATTATGAGAGTGAGGATGTGACGGCTGGTCACATGGAATGTGACGACCTGTCACATGAAAACCCCTACGACCCTTATGGGAGTAGGGCTATCGGGCCGCAAGGATATATACCAAACCTAGAAAGAAGAGAAACGATGCCCCTAAAGGGGGAGGCCTCCGGCCTCCCAGAGAAAGACTGGGAAACCCCGCCTCCTGTAACCCAGTGGGATTACGAGAAGCATCAAGAGGAGTGGTTCGACCCCAAGGGGGAGGGGGAGGACCTGGAGTGGTCACGTCCTCGGGACAACAGGACTCCTCAGCAACGACAACCAACGACCCGGCTCGCTGGCTACTTCTGGGAGCGCTGGTTGCACTCCCGAGAGTCCAACACCATGTTGGCTCTGCCCTGGAGTACCAAGAAGGGCGGGTTCATGAAGAACCTCAAGCTCATGCTGCTGGAATACTCCGAGCGTGAACTGTACGATATGATTGACAGGTTCTTCACCTGGGGTGTAGATCAGAAGGGCCTGGTGCTGAAGAGCGACGAACTCTGGTTGGACTTCCTCTTCGCCAAGGCCAAGCTCTATCAGCAGACCCGGCGACCGACGATCCGGGACTACACAGCACACAACGCAGCACTGGAGGACGAGTGATCCGCAGCGAGACCGGCAAAGGACATGACGTCGGATCCGAGGTCCCCACGCACTTGGTTCCTGAGGATCCCGAGCAGGCACTCCAGAAGTACTCGGTGGGGGTTCGGGACATGGTGGAGTCGTACTGGGAGCAGCGGAGGTGGCAACGAGGTATCGGTGTCCTCATCATTGGCCCTCCCGACTCGGGGAAGACCACATTGGGCCTCACCATCGGTCAGGGGGCATACCTGATCGAGGAGTATGCCAACGCCTTCTGGACCGAGCAGGACTTCATCGCTGATCTCCGGGCGTTCTGGACGTGGCAGGACATGATCTCCCGGATGCCCAAGGATGACTCCCTCTGGACGTCCTACACCGATTGGGAGCGCCAACTCTGGGACTACAAGGACACCCAGGTCCTGCTCTTCGACGCCTGCTGTCGGGGCTACACCCCGATGCACTGGTACGAGTCGGAGGGATTGCTGCGTTTCCGGAGTGATCGCAATCTCCCCACCACGATGACGGTGGATCGAGGACTGCTGGAGGGAGCTTCGGCCAGCATGCGGAGCATCATGATGAAGCACAACATCGTGATCGACCTATGACCACCGAGACCAAGAACGTCATCTTCGTGGCCCTGTGTGCGGTGATCTTCATCTCCATCGTGGCCATCGGCCTGATCCTGACCCGGAACGACGGCAGTGCTCCGCTTCAGGTCTCGGCAGCCGATCACCCCACCACGACGAAGCCGGTGACCACCACCACGACGGTCCCCGTCCCCTTCGTGGCCCCGACGACGGAGGCTCCGCCCACCACGCTGTTCAGCCAGGTCGCTGCCCCGACGACGACCACAACCCCCACGACCTTGACCGCCGGGAAGGCGGGGTCACCGATCATCATCGTGGCCCCGTCCCCTACCACGGCTCCGCCGACGACGGCGAAGCCGCCGGTAACCAGCACGGTTCCAGCCACCACGACGACGGCTCCGCCGACCACGACGGTACCCCTGACCACCGTTCCGCCAACCACGGTGCCTCCGACGACCGTGCCCCCCACCACGGTCCCGCCGACGACCACCACCAAGCCGGTGGTCCCGACCACGATGCCCCCGGCCCCCTGATGGAGCACGGGGATCTAGGAACCTGGGTCGATCACGGGGTCCTGGTCGTGCTGGAGGGGGTGCTGGCCCAGATCCCCCCGCCGGAGACCGAAGGGTGGTTCCGCAAGCGGCTCATCTGGACCACACCTGACCACTGGGGCTGGTCCCGACACGCCATGAAGGTGATCAACGACAAGGCGTACCGGCTCAGCCTCCCCATGGAGGTGATCACCTTCACCGACCCGTGGGTGGCCGAGGAGGCGACTGAGTGGCTGGACAAGTACTCCGTGGCCGTAGCGGGTTGCCAGCACTACGTCTTCGACTACTTCTGTGAGTCCCTGACCTGGCGACCGAACGTCCAGGCCATCGTGGATTCCGACCCCAACCGGATCCATCGATACGGGCAGCGGGGGTATCAGACGGTATGGGGAGGAGAGTTCTAGGTGGACACGCAGGAAGCCTGTCTATCGAAGATCGTCTTGGAAGCGGATCTCACTCCGTTCATCGATGCCCGTATCACGGGGAAGTTCTTCCCTGATCCCAAACATCGCAAGATTTGGGACATGGTGATGGATCACTTCAAGAAGTACGGGAAACCCCCGGACGAGACCGTGATCCACAAGGCTTACCCGACCTACACCTTCACGAAGTACATCGAACCCACGGTCTTCTATCTCCAACAACTCCAGCAGGATCGGAAGAAAGAGATCCTCACCAAGTACGTCCAGTCCTACATCGACCGTATCAACGAGGAGGAAGGCCCCACCATCGGGGATGAGTTGGAGAGCATCCTGCGGCATGGGATGACCCAGGCTGCTCATGAGATTTCTCAAGGTCGAGATACCGATTTCTACCCTTCCGGATCTCTGGTCAAGGCCAAGATCCAGGAGCGGGTGTTGATGGAGGGGAAGCTGAGGGGTATCAGCACCGGCTTCCACGGTATGGACCACCTCACCAGCGGCCTGCAACCCGAGCAGTTGATCTGCGTGGTGGGCACGGCCAAGGCAGGAAAGTCCTCCATGTTGTTGAAGATGGCGTTCAACGCCCATCGTCACGGCAGTCGAGTGTTGTTCGTGACCTTTGAGATGTCGATCAGCGAACAAGAAGACCGGCTGGTTTCCCTGCTCACCGGTATCGGGCTCTCCAAGATCCTCAACGGGAATCTCGATGCGCCTGAGCAGCAGGCGGTCAACAAGGTGTTGGACCTGCGGGAGAGTATGGAGGGGCTCATTCTCTCCAGTGACATCGACGGGGCGATCACGATCTCCGGGATCCAGGCCAAGATCCAGCAGTACGCTCCGGATCTGGTGCTCATCGATGGGCTGTATCTGATGGATGACGAGACCGGGCACGACAAGGGATCCCCCCAGGCCCTCACTGCATTGACCCGCAGCTTCAAGCGGCTAGCTCAGACCGCCCGCAAGCCCATCGTGATCACCACCCAGGCCATGGACTACCGCTCCAAGGGCGGGTTGAATATCGGCAGTATCGGATACTCCTCCAGCTTCGCCCAGGACTCCGACATCGTGTTCGGGGTCGAGCCCCACAAGGATCTGGACAAGGTCTCCAAGTTTCACGTCCTGGCCTCCCGTTCCACTCCCCGAGGGCATGTCCATTTCCGATTCGATTGGTCACAGGGGATGGTGGAGGAGATGGATGACATCGAGTACGAGCAGGCTCTGAACAATCTGCCTCCGGCGAGCACCACGTTGGGGAAGAAGAAGAACAAGGGTGGGTATGGCCGATCTTGAGGGAGCGCTGGCCGAGCTAGGGATCGAGGTCGCCAGCGTCAGTGGCAAGGAGTACTGGGCGCACTGCCCCGGGCATGCGGCCCGGACGGGGAAGCCCGACAACAAGCCGTCCTGGTCCATCAACGGGGAGTCCCTGGCCCACCACTGCTTCTCCTGTGGATACTCGGGGAACCTCGTCACCCTGTATCGGGATCTGATCGGGAAGGCTCCCGACAACCTGGAGTGGGAACTCGCCAAGCAGGGAGTCCTGCGGGCGATGGAGCCCACGGCCAAGATGGACGAGGGACCCAAGGTCAGCGAGTGGACCCTGAAGCAGTTCGTGGACGTCCCCGACCGGCTGCTGCAGCATCGGTATCTCCAGCGGGAGTCGGTGGACTTCTATGGCGTCCGCTGGGATCCGGAGGGCAAGTGCTGGGTGATCCCGATCCGGGATCCCAATGGGGTGCTGCTGGGCTATCAGTACCGGCAGAAGGGCAACGTCATCAACTACCCCCCGGGGATGAAGAAGTCCACCACGCTCTTCGGTGCCCACCTGTACTTCCCCGAGAACATCGCCCGGATCACGGTGGTGGAGTCTCCACTCGACGCCGTGCGCTTCCACGGCATCGGGGTGGATGCGGTCTCCACCTTCGGGGCGGCGTTCAGCGAGGAGCAGGTCACCCTGTTGGCCAGGCACTTCCGTCTCGTCGTGGTGGCCTATGACAACGACGGCCCGGGGATTAAGGCCAACTTCTACCTCCGCAAGGCTCTGCAGAAGCTGGGAGTTGTTGCCATTGAGTTTGATTACTCTGGACTTGCAGCCAAGGACCCCGGTGATGTACAGTCTGATGAAGCGCTACTAAAGGCTTGGAGAACGAGTAACTCGTTCGGACTCATCCCATCATAGGAGTGGCAAGTGAAACGGGTTCTGGTGATCTCCATCGGAGCAGTCGTCGGGTTGGCACTCTTGCTGGTTGCCACGGTCTTCCTGGGCATGGCGAGTGCCCACGTCCCCACCGTCACCGCTGACTGTCAGAACGGCCTCGCCGTCTCGGCCTCGGCGTACTCCCCACCTCCGGCCATCAACACGGCTACCGTCACCTTCGACAATCAGGTGGTGTACGTGAACCCCAACTTCGGGACGGGCTTCACCTTCACCAAGGCCAACCCGGACAAGACGGTGGCCCACACCTACTCGGTGGACATCGTGAGTGCTGTCGGGGAGGGCACGTTGCACACGGGCGTGGTCTCCATACCGTCGTGTGTGACTCCGCCTCCGCCGCCCCACCCTGTCCCTCCGGCTCCTCCGGCCCCGCCGGTCGTCACTCCCCCGCACACAGCGGGTTGAGGAGGATCAACATGCCCATCAACACCGAGAACGATCGGGTCGAGGTCTACAAGGGTGCCGACGACTTCTGGCACTGGCGTCGGGTCGACACCAACAACGGCAAGATCCTCTCCATCTCCAGCGAGGGCTATGTGAACCAGAGCTACGCTGCCGAGGCGGCGGAGGCTTACAACGTCGGCGTACCAATCGTTGAGCACGGCTAGTCCACTCACGGCAGGGAGAACAACGGTGTTCACCTTGGGCCTCGTCGGCCTCTTCGTGTGGTGTGTGTTTCGGATCTATCAGACATGGTGGAAAGGGGAGTAGATGAATCGCAAGTCCTTGGAAGAGAAGGTCGATCAACTGCATGACACCATCGGGGATCTCTCCGGTGAGATCCGGGAACTCCGGGCCGAACGGGACGCCCTCACTGACGCCTCCGCTCTGCGGGAGGAGCGGGACCGGATCAAGACCGAACTGGTCGAACTCCAGATCGAGAAGTCCAAGGTGGACGAGGAGCACGACCGCCGGGAGCGGGAGACCCTCCACAAGGTGGGGCTGGAGCGCAAGCGGCAGGAGTTTGAGGCCGACGCCGCCAAGCGGGAGGCCAAGCTGGAGGTCCGGGAAGAGGCCCTGGACTCCGCCAAGGATCTCGTCCAAGACAAGTTGGACTTCATGCAGGAGCGCATGACCGAGGAGATCAAGTACCTCAAGGAGTCGGTCATCGAGGCCGTCATCAAGCTGGTGCCCACGGTCACGGTGGAGAAGTCCATCTCCCTCTCGGACGCCGCTGACCGCCGACGGAAGGCGGCGAGCGAATGAACAGCGTGCCGTGGAACACCTACAGCGTGGGAGGGTCGTCGCAGTACTACACGACCCAGCAGCCGCTGTACTACACGACCTCCGGGACCTCCATGGCGTCCACCAGCAACACGTTCCTCATGCAGCCGGTGGAGCCGGTGAAGCACCCGACCGAGTTTCGGTACGAGAACGATCTGGAGTGGCTGGACCGCCGGGTCGGTGAGGTCATCGCTCCGATCGCCGCCTGATGTACCAGGAGTTCATCGTCACCCTCGGGAAGTACATGGAGGCACTGGACGCCGTGCAGGAGTCGATCACCGAGAAGGAGGGCCTGACCCCCTACCTCGGCAAGATCGAGGTCATGCTCGACGGGGAGGTCTGCGGGCACCTCGTCGGCGACGAGTTTGGATTCCACTACGAACCGGTCCAGGTCAGGCCGACCTGATCAGAAGGAGCACAAACTGTGGAAGCAATCCGTGTCAACAAGGGTGAACTGATCTCCATCCTGACCACCAACATGGGCCAGCACTCCACCACGGTGGCGAAGGCCGAGGAGATCTTCCGGGAGAGGGTCCAGGAGAAGCTGGACGAGGCGCTCAAGGCGGTGAAGAAGGGCAAGCCCATCGGCCGGGACGTGCTGTTCATCGCCCTGCCGGTACCGGAGAACCACCGGGCCGATTACGAGCGGGTCCTGTCCATGCTCAGCCTCTCGCTGGATGACGAGGTCAAGCTGGGTGAGGCCGACTACCGCCGTTACGTGCTGGACGAGTGGGAGTGGCAGGGCAGCTTCGCCACCAACACGACGAGCTACTTGGCGACATGAGCGAGACCAGCACCGAGACCGAGAAGGAACCGACGGCCTTTCGCTGCCCGAAGTGCGGCCGGTACTTCGATTCCAACCAACGGATGCAGACCCACCGGGCTGCTGCCCACGGGTATCGGAACCGGGCTCGTCAGAAGAAGATGTCCGAGAACGGTGAGGTGGTGAAGCCCCGATCCCGACGGGCGCTGCGGGCAGCGCATGTCGATCAGGATCTGGCCGAGATCGTCAGTCGACTCTTCCCCAAGGGTGTCCCCACGAAGGACGTGGTCCAACTGGCGGACATCCTGCGGGAGATCCAGGCTCTCCGTGAACGCCTGCTGGACGGGTGACCAAGAAAAAGTGACGCTCGCCTCTGGTGCTCTGGGTTGAAGGGATTCTAGTATCGACTTCAACCTTGGAGGGCAGGCATGTGCTGTATCTGCAAGGGCTGGGCGTGTGATCACCACGTTGGTCAGCATTCGTATTGCTATGACCACGACGTTGGCTATCGGGCATGCTGGCCGACGACTACTTGCTTCATCACCCCGCTGAAAGCCTCGGAGATGAAGCGTCGTGCCTGAGGGCGGGGGTCGGTACGCCTCGGTGCTGGCCACTGCGATCGGTGTCGATCTCATCATCACCTCCTTCACAGTGACTCCCTTGTCCCCGACTGCTGGGGACAACGTGGTCTTCACGGTCACGGTCAAGAACCAGGGGACGGTTGCCGTCACTGCCGGTCGGGCCAACGGCCAGAACATCGGCGTCGGTATCTATCTGGACGGGGCGTCGACCCCGGTCACCTATACCAACTATGACGGTGGCTTAGCTCCGGGAGCCAGCTTCACCCAGGACACAGTCAGCGGGTGGGCTCCTGGCGGGGGCTGGTTCGCCATCCAGGGGACCCACACGGCGATGGCCTGGGTGGATGACCAGAACCTGATCCCGGAGGCCAACGACACCAACAACCAGACCAGTATCTCGCTCACGGTAGCGGCAGGGACCGGAGGTAGTGGTGGGACCACCAAGTACTACGTGGCCTCCTCGTCGTGGAACACCCCCATCCCTGCGGGTCGTACCTACACCGACAACGCCCAGTTGAAAGCCGGTGGCTGGTTTGAGTACCAGCAGTACGGCATCCCGGTGGTGACCTCGGCCCCGACGGACCCGGTGGTGACCATCCCCGCCCCTGCTTCCTGGGGCTATGACGCTCAGACGATCCAACTGCGGATTCCCACCTCAGGAGTGGGAGCCACTGGTACCGATGGCAGTCTGTGTGTGATCGACGGGAACACCGCTTGGGACTTCTGGCAGTTCCATCGCAGTGGAAACACGGCGACTTGTAGTGCGTGGGCCAAGTCCAACATCGTCACCGAGACCGGCTGGGCCAACAACGGGACGTTCCCAGCGGCGGGGATCCATGCCACCGGCTCCGCCCTGTTGGCGGGGTTGATCTTCGGGAACGAACTCAAGAACGGGTTCAGCCACGCTCTGGCGGTCGATATCCGTGGCGACATGTCGACCGGCGGGTTCATCTATCCGGCTATCAACTCCGACGGTGGCGGGGGCACGATCAATGAGGGTCAGCGGTTGGGGATCCCTCCCGGGGTCTCCATGCCGGGGGGCATGTCGGTACCGGCGCAGAACATCTGGCGAGCCTGTCAAACCTATGGCTGCTTCGTCATCGATACCGCCGGGATCAGCCAGTCGGTCGAGTTTGTGGCTGACACCATCACCACCGATCCGCATGATGCCGATCTGTTGTACAACGCCCCGACCTATGACGCCCCTGATCTCGCAACGATCACGAATGCACTTCGGATTGTTACCCCATCTCCCTGAGGGAGGGGTTTGGAATCATAAGGATCACGACCATGCAGCAGAAGCAACCTTCAAGCAGCAATGGGGGAGGACGACCGAGCGGAACAGGATGGCACTGGTGGGGATACGAAGAGTCACTCATCTTTGTCGTAGCATCGTGGGCAGTAGATGTGGGAGCATTGAACGACACCCACGCTCTACTTGAGTATTTCGACACCCCGTACAAGCATCCCGAACTCTTTGAGGCCTGGTGTGACAGCAGCCCCACAGGACGTACGCTCTGATCTAGCTCCTCGACGTCTCTATCAAGAAGAAGCCATCGACCAGGCTCTCCTCCGAGGGAACCTTCTCCTGGCCATGACGATGGGCTCCGGTAAGACCAGAGTCGCCATTGACACCGTCGACACGCTTGCCGCCCGTGGCCTTGTACAGGCCGGGGCGGTCTTTGTGCTGAACTCCACCAAGTTCCAGTGGCTGCGGGAGATCGAGCACTGGTCGTCTACTGGCACGGCCATGGTGATCGACGGCCAGCGGCCGGAGCGGCTGCGGCAATACAAGCGGGCCTATCGGCATCGATACACCATCCTCAATTATGAGGCCCTCATCCACGACTGGGAGTGGATCCAGGAGTATCTCCCCATCGATTTCGTGGTAGCCGACGAGGTCACCAGCATCAAGAGCTTCACCGCCAAGAAGTCGAAGCGGCTGAAGGCTCTTGGCAAGCATTCCCCGTATCGATTCGGCATGTCGGGGCAGCCGGTGGAGAACCGGCCCGAGGAACTCTTCTCCATCATGGAGTTCGTGGACCGGGAGGTGCTGGGGCACTTCCAGAAGTTCGACCGCACGTTCATCGTCCGGGACCACTGGGGCAAGCCCAAGGCCTACCGCAACCTGGACACCCTGCGGGCAGCGATGGGCGAGGCCATGTTCCGGCGGAGTCGGGACGACATCGCTCAGTACCTGCCCAAGCTCAACGTGGTGGCGACCCCGGCCCGTATGGATGCCTGGAGCTACGCCCTCTATGACGAGGTCCGCTGTGATCTCTTAGATGTCATCGACATGGCGTTGGCCGCAGGGCTGGGCGGGTTCAACCTCCTGTCCCATTACGGACGAGCGGAGAACGAGGCCGTGAACCAGTTCAAGGGCATGATCATGTCTCGGCTCACGGTCATGCGCCTGCTCTGTGACCACCCGTCGCTGCTGTACGTGAGTGCGGACGCCTACGACGACGAGGATTCTCCCCACGGATCCCAGTACGCCAGCGAACTACGGGCCGCAGGGCGGCTGGAGAATGCTCCTGATAGTTCCGAGAAACTATCAACGCTGCTCGATACCGTGGAATCGATTTTGGATGAGTCCCCCATCAACAAGGTGGTGATCTTCTCCGGCTTCAAGCCCATGCTCGCCATCATCGGTTTGGAACTCCGCAAGCTGAAGATCAACCACACCCTCCTGACCGGGGATGCCCCGTCCAAGCTGCGGGACGAGCGCATCGTGAAGTTCAACACCGACCCTCGCTGTCGGGTCTTCCTTTCGTCCGACGCCGGGAACTACGGCGTGAACCTGGATGCCGGGTCCCACCTCATCAGCTTCGACCTGCCGTGGTCGGCGGGGGCGTACGCTCAGCGAGCGGCTCGCATCGATCGGCTGTCCTCGCAGCACGATTCGATCCTCATCGACGCCATGTTCTGCGCTGGGACCATCGAGGAGCGCATGTATGACATGCTGGGGCAGAAGCGGAAGATCAGCGAGGCGTTCACGGACGGCAAGTTTGACCCCAAAGGCGTGCTCAAGTTGGACCTGTCAAGTCTCCGGGAGTTCATGGGCGGGTGATTCTCCCGATCATCCTCGGCTTTCTTACAGCCGTCGTATTGTTTTCTCTCTGGCTGTGGTATGAACTCTGGCAGGAACGACGTTGAACTAGTTGCCAATCGTGCAGGATTCGACTAGCTTGTAGAGCTAACTGCCAACGAGGAGACATGCGTGCCTGACCTGCCCGGGATCCCCGTCGATGACGACAACCCCCAGACCATCGATCTGCTGACCCTGCGGGCGATAGCGTTGGAGTACCTCCAGTTCCGTCGGGGCCGAGAGTCCCTGCAGAGGAGTGAGGACGACCTCAAGAAGGACGTGATGGCGGGTCTCTCTACCGAGAAGCCCGACGAGAAGGGCAACCGCTTCCTGTACTTCAACGAGCCGAACCAGGGGGTCGAGGGCATCAAGCGGGAGCGGAGGGTCTCCCAGATTCTGGACGAGGACGCCGCCATGGTGGTGGTGAAGAAGTACGGGCTGGAAGAGAAGTGTTTGGAGACCATCGTGGTCCTCAACGAGGACGGCCTCCTGGCTGCCAACTTCGATGGGACGATCCCGGATGAGGAGATGAAGGCTCTCTACTCCGAGAAGGAGACGTTCGCGCTCGTCCTAGTGAAGGAGCAGTCATGAACGAGACCACCGAGTTCACCGGGGTCACCGAGGATCCGGCGATGGAACATTTCGCTGACCTCCTCCCGGGCAAGCGAGCCCCGGTCAACCGGGACGCCGCCGAGTCGACGGAACTGGGAGCCGAGGGCTGGGACGAGAAGCCCATCAAGTACATGTTCAAGGGTGGGGAGCGGGAGTTCTTCACCATCAGTCATCTCGCCGCCGCCTTGGGCAAGAGCGTGGTGACCATCAGGTCGTGGGAGCAGAAGGGAGTCATGCCCCCGACTCCCTACCGTTCCCCTCGTCCCCGGGGAGGGATGTTGCCGGGTAAGCCCACCAAGGGCAAGCGGCTGTGGACTCGGGAACAAATCAAGGGAATCCTGGAGATCGCTGAGTCGGAGGGGGTGATCCTCAACGGCAAGCCGCCGACCAAGCACTTCGCTCAGACCGTGCTTGAGTTCTACCGAACCCTTCTAGCCAAGGACAACGACCAATGATTGACGAAACCCAGTACGAAGAAGCAGCGGACGAGGAAGCAATGATCGTTCCCCGGCCTCGGACCATGAAGAAGTCTCCGCCCACCATGACCCCTCCCCCTCCCGCCCCGATCGCTGAGCAGAGCAACGGGCACGACGAGGACGACGCCACGCTCCTCATCCACGGTGGGTGGACGGCGGGCAAGCAGGTCATGGACTCCACCAGCCAGTACGCCCAGGCTCTGCGGCTGGGCGAGCAGATCCAGATCATCAAGTTCCTGGACGATCAGCCCTACGCCAACTATCGGCGGCACTGGGTGGACCGCATGACCGCCAAGGGTCCAGCCACCATCCCCTTCACCTGCTTGGAGTCCGTCGGCAAGGACTGCCCGCTGTGTGACATCGCTGACCGCCCGCAGGCCGTCTCGGCCTTCAACGTGGTGCTGATCGGTGACGACGGCCAGGTCATCCTGCGGACCTGGGACGTGGGCGTGCGGTTGTTCAACATGATCCAGGCCTACGCCAACGACCCCCGAGTGGGGCCGCTGTCCAAGGGCTACTTCGCCGTGTCCCAGACCGGACGCAAGCAGCAGGCCGTGCCGGTGGTCACCCCCATCTTCCGGAACCGGCTGGAAGAGGACTACGACATCGTTCCCCCGAGTGACGTCGCCATCGAGCGGGCAGGGAAGTACGACGCCTCCATCATCCGTATCCCCAAGCGGTCGGAGTTGGATGAGATCGCTTCCGAGATCTCCGAGTACGAATAGGAGATCCGGCGGTGGAAGTTGTCGAGGGGGGAGAGGTTCACCGGGGCCTCACCCCCTTCGTCATCCGGACCGAAGAACAGCTAGCGGCAGCGGTCGAGCACCTGGAGTACTGGCCGGTGCTCACGCTGGACGTGGAGACCGACTCCGCTCATCCCAAGACCAACGAGATCATCTGGATCGGCCTGGCGGTGGGGGATCGGGTGTTCCTGATCCCCATGGGCCATCCGCTTGGTAGGATCCTCGTCCCTGCCTCGACCGAGAAGCGACTCCCGCCCGAGGAGGAGCGATCGGTCCTGAAGAGCGGGAAGCTGAGCGCAACGAAGAAGACCTACCATGTCCCGGCGACATTCGGTGACCCGGGGCAGCAGTTGAGGCAGGATCAGGTCTTCGGGGCTCTGCGACCCCTGCTCTTCAGTTCACGGACCAAGGTCGGCCACAACCTCAAGTTCGACCTGGAATCTATTGCTAAATACTACGGCGGTGAGATACCACCCGGTCCATACTTCGATACCTTAATCCTTACCCACCTCTTGGATGAGTCGCTGCCCAACTACAGCCTGAAGACCTTGGTCATGGACTGGCTGAAGGTCCCCAAGAAGCCGCCGGAGATCCGCAAGGATTTCTACCCCAACCTGGGCAAGGTGGGGGTGCAGACCCAGCCCATCGATGAGGTGGCCCGTTACCTGGCCAAGGACGTGTGGTACACCCATCTCTATCGGCTGGCGAAGCTGGAGGAGCTACAGCGGGAGCCCACCCTGATGGCCTCCTTCGACATCGAGATGGCGGTGTACCCCTCCCTCATGCAGGCGGAGTTGAACGGGATCCGGATCGATACTGACCTGCTCAACGCCCGGGGGGAACAGCTACGGGGAGAGCGGCAGGCCCTGGCCGAGCGGATCTGGGACATCTGCGGCGAGGAGTATGCGATCTCCAACTACTTCAAGAAGCGGGACTTCCTCTTCGGTGATGTTTCGACCGGTCATCCGACCGGCCAGGGGCTCAAGCCGCTGACCTACACGGTCAAGACCAATGCCCCGCAGTTGAACACCAAGTGCTTGGAGCACTACGCCCCCAAGAACGAACTGGCCCGCCTGTATCTGGAGTGGGCCGACAAGGAGAAGCTGATCGGCACGTTCATCGAGGGCTTGGAGAAGCGCATGGTGAACGGGCGTCTCCATACTTCGTTCAACCAGCACCGTACGGTGACCGGACGGCTGTCTTCCAACAACCCCAACCTGCAGCAGATCCCCCGGGGGGAGATCATCCGGGAGACCTTCATTTGTGACCCCGAGTGGTCCATGGTCGTGGCCGACTATGACCAAGTGGAACTGCGTTGTTCCGCCTTCCTGTCCCAGGATCCTCAGATGATCCGGGTGTTCCAGGAGAACATGGACATCCATACCGAGGCCGCAGCGGTCATGTATGAGATCAACCCCACCGACGTGACCAAGGACCAGCGGCAGGTCGGCAAGACCATGAACTTCGGCACGCTCTACGGAGCGGGACCGGACAAGATTTCCGAGACCGCCCAGGTGGATACCGAGACCGCCCAGGCATTCATCCGTCGCTACTACTCCGAGTACCGCAGGCTCTCCGACTGGAAGGACGAGATGGTCCGGAAGGCCCGCATGACCGGGAGTCGGAAGCACAAGCGGGTCCCCTACGCCGAGATCCCCCCGTGGGGGCGGCGGCGTCGGCTCCCTGACCTGTACTCCTCGGAGATCTATCAGCAGGCTAAGGCGGAGCGGCAGGTGGTCAACTCCATCGTCCAGGGCTTCGCTGCCAACATCATGAAGCTGGCGATGATTGATCTCTACGAGGAGATCGACCGCACTCCCTACCAACTGCTGCTGAATGTTCACGACGAGTTGATCATCCAGGCCCCCCGGGACTATGAGGAGAAGGCCAAGGATTGGCTGGTCGACATCATGGAGGGAGTAACCCACAATGGGGATCCGATACTTGGTACGGTTCCTCTAACGGTCGAAGCAGGCATCGGGAGAAACTGGAGTGACTGCAAATGAGCAGTGATCCAGGCTGGTGGGCACGCAGGCTGGGGCAGCAAGATGCTCCGGCGCTCGCCCATTACCCGGAGTACCAACCTCCGCAGGCGATGAACCAGCAGCAGACGAAGTACATCTCCCCACAGCGGGAACCCCAGATCACCACCGAGAATCTGTTTGAGATGACGCACTATTGGACCGGTGGTGAGGCCCATGCCAAGGAACGAACTGCTTGTCCGAACTGTGGTGGGGGGCATTTCTACAGTCGTTCGTCTGGAGTATCCCGAGGACCCGCTCCTGCTCCTCTGTGTTACGACTGCGGGTACAACGGCATGTTCCAGCAAGGTGATCCGGCGAACTGGAATGCAGGAGGGTAGTGATGCCCAAGCTGAACACGGCTGATGCTCACGATTGGATCGCACGGAACTACGGAGCCCACTGGTTTCTGCCCGAGCACGACGGTGGGGACCCGGAGTGGGTCGACGCCATGACTCAGGTCCTCGTAGACAAGGGGACGGAGTACTTCGGGAGTCAGTACTGATGGAGCAGCTTGAGCATCTCCAGGCGTCCCAGTTCTATGGCCGGGGTGTCGAGCACATGTTCCCCCAGGAAGCCTCGACCGCTCCTACGCCCTGGCCGACCGCCCATCGCTACCGGGACACTCGTCCCTACGATGAGGAGCGGGTGCGGCAGACGTTGATGGCTCCGCCGCAACTCCAGGAGATCGATCCCCGTAATCTGCACTCCACCCAGCCCAGCATCACCCGGTCGGGCGTGGAGTATTACTCCAACCCGCCGATGCGGGCGATTCGTGAGCAATATACGAGCGCGTTCCCTCGGTCCACGGCGGATCCGACCGGCGTAGCGACGGCGGGAGCCAGCAGCTACCAACTCACGGGTCGTACCTACGAAGAGACCAAGGGCATGGGTACGAATGAAGGGAACCGCTTCCCGGTCATCTATCGCCGGGAAGCTGATCCCAGGGCGTATAGTAATGAACCTCAAAACTTGATCCTGTCGGGTCATCACCGAGCCGCAGCCGCCCTCGCCGCAGGACGACCGCTACGAGCACGCATTGTGGAGGGACCATGGGGAGCGAAGCGGTAGATCTGGGCGATGCGTTCGCACTTACCCCGACGTTGTTCTTCGGCTATTACCTGCCTCACCTCGACCACATGACGGTGGAGTCGGCCGCTCAGATCCCCGACGCTGTGCGTCATCTCGTCAACGGCGGGACGGTACTGACTGCGCTACCCCGAGTCGCTATGTGGATCATGATCGACCTGGGCATCCCCGCCTCCGAAGCCCTGGGCAAACTCGATCGAGCTAATCACGTCCTTGATGACCAAACCGACATTTCATTCTGATGAGGGACAATGCCGAAAACTATCGAAGAGATCATCGCCAAGGAGAACAAGCGCTACGGGGATGAGACCCTGATCCGGGGGAGTGAGATCCGTTCCTTGGAACTCCCCCGAGCGACCACCGGATCCCTGTCGTTCGACACCATGCTGGGCGGAGGCTGGCCGCTCAACCAGTGGAACGAGATCATCGGGCAGGAGTCCAACGGCAAGACGGTGGTGGTGCTCAAGACCATCGCCGCTAACCAGGCCATCGACAAGGACTACGAGTGTCTGTGGGTGGCAGCGGAGCCCTTCGTCTCCGACTGGGCTGCCGATCTGGGGGTGGACCTCAAGCGGATCATCCTGGCCGACACCAACATCATGGAAGAGGCGTACCAGATCTGCATCGATACCCTCGATAGTCGAGCGGTCGACGCCGTGGTCATCGACTCCCTGCCCTCGTTGGTCCCCGGCGAGGAGGCGGAGAAGATGATGCAGGAGTTCGCCGTCGGCCTGGGGGCCAGGCTGACCGGCAAATTCATGCGGAAGTCAGGCAAGGCCCAGAAGCGCTCGCTCATCGGCCCTGACCGCCGCTGCCTGGGCATCATCGTCAATCAGTGGCGGGAGAAGATCGGCATCACCTACGGGGATCCCCGGACCACCCCGGGCGGGAAGGCCAAGAACTTCAGCTACTTCACCCGGGTGGAGGTGGCCCGGGACGAGTGGATCGAGCACGACAAGACCAAGTACGGGTTGGCGGTCAAGGCCCGCACGATCAAGAACAAGACCTTCCCTCCGCAGCGGTCGGGCGTGGTCGATTTCTACTTTGAGGACTGCCCCCCGTTCAAACGGGGGGACTACGACACCGCCAAGGAAGTAGTGGGCATCGCCATCGTCCACGACGTCATCACCCGACGGGGTTCGTACTACGAGTACGACCAGCAGAAATGGCAGGGCAAGGATGCACTGCTGGCCTCGGTCCGGGAAGAGGTTGACCTTTACAAGAAGCTCCGCAAGGCTGTGGCAGCCTTGTGACCGACCTCCGCAAGCTCTCCCAACAGCAGGAGCAGCGGGTGGCCAAGCTGATCGGGGGATCGGTGAACGCCGGGTCCGGTAGTGGGTGGAAGCGGAAGAACGATGTCCGAGGTCCTGGCATGCTGTGGGAGTTGAAGTTGACCGGCAAGAAGCAGATCACCATCAAGCTGCAGGACCTGGAAGATCTCCGGAAGCACGCCATCCTGGACGGACTCCTCCCGGTGTTCGGGATCCAGTTCGCCGGGAGCAATCGAAACTACGTCTTGCTGGACGAGGCGGACTTCCTGGAGATGACGAGTGACTAGCCTGCGGGACCTGCGGGAGACCTACAAGCGGTCTGAGATCCTGTTGCCATCCTTGGAGCGTCACGTTATTCGGCAGGAAGCGTTGCCGAACGATGACCGGCGTCCCGATGCCATGCATCCCAGTGAGATGGCGAAGTCCAAGTGGTGTGGGCGGCACGACTACTACCGGATTCGGGGAGAGCCTGCGGATTACAAGCCGGATCCGGTCGGGTTCCGGCGGGCTAACCAATACGAGTACGGACACCACATCCATCACAAGTATCAGGCGTGGCTATGGCAGATGGGCATTCTGTATGGCTACTGGCTCTGCTTGGACTGTGGCTACAAGTGGTGGGATCAGTCCCCGAAGACCTGTCATCTGTGCAACAAGGAGCGGCTGCGGTACATCGAAGTGCCCTTGGACACCCCGCTGATCACCGGGCACTCGGACGGCATTGTCCTCTTGGACGACCCGTTGGAGCGGCTGCTGCTGGAGATCAAGTCAATAGGTATCAACTCATTACGATACGAGGCCTACTCCCTGTTTGAGAAGGCCGAGCAGGAGCAGATGACCCCCGATGAGATCTGGTTCCTGATCAAGCGTCCCTTCCCCTCCCACCTGCGGCAGGGGATGTTGTATCTGTACCTGGCAACGATTCGCTACCCCGAGTTGAATATCAATCGCATCATCTTCCTGTACGAGTGGAAGCCCACTCAGGAGGTCAAGGAGTTCGTCGTCACCTACAACCAGACCTACATCGACAACGTGTTGGCGACCGTGGACGATGTGTACCAGGCCTTGGAACAAGGCGAGCCCCCCGATCGACCGGCATGGGCGGAGATCACTGATAAAGGATGTCGTAGCTGTGAATACCGAGGAACCTGTTGGGGCTCCCCCCATACGAAAGATCAAGCCGCTCCCCAAGTCCGAGTCAAGCGAGTCTCTGCTCAACGACGCAAGGCAATACGGTCCTGAGCCCATCGTCCCAATACCGGAACTCCCCTGGGATGTCACATCGATCTCGGACGCCAGTCTCATGGAGCAGTTCTCTCATCAGGTGTCCTGGCAGAACTATTTCGCCGTCGAGATGGCACAGGCAGACATCGAGGAGGTTGAGGCCGAGGCAGCGGTGAAGATCGAAGAGGCCAAGGTCATGCTCCAGGGCGGGAAGCTCAACGACGCCCGTACGGCACGGGACAATGATCCCCGGGTGGCGAAGCTCCGTCGGGAGTACCGAGATGCCCGAGCCCGCCGCAAGCTCCTTCAGGTGGCGTTTGAGAACCGTGACCGCTGTGTATCCCTGCTCTCCCGTGAGTTGACACGTAGGGTAGGAAGAGAAGGATTGCAGCGTCGAGTGGATCGGTTGACTCCATGAAGAGCAGGAACAAGACCAGTCCCAACCCTAACAACGACGAGGTCGAGGTCTATCAGGACCTGAGCCTGGACTGGCGGTGGCGTCGTTGTGACGGGAACAACGGCAAGATCGTGGCTACCTCGGGCGAGGGCTACCGGAACAAGTCCTACGCCGTGGATGCTGCCCAGGCGTACAACCTGGGCTGCTCGTTGGTGGAACCAGCTTGAAGTTCCGGGTCTACGGCGTGCCTGCACCCCAGGGCAGTAAAACTGCCTTCGTGCGGAACGGCAAGGCCGTAGTGGTGGACGGGGCCTCCAAGGTGGGGCGGGAGCAGTTGTCTTCTTGGCGGGCCGAGGTGGCCCGGGAAGCTCAGAACATGCGTCCCGATGACCTCATGCTGGGTCCCCTAGCTATTGATATCCGTTTCTATATGCCGAAGCCGAAGTCGGCCCCGAGAAACAAGCACTGGTGTGACAAGAAACCGGATATCGATAAGCTCATTCGCTCGACCTTGGATGCGATGACTGGGGTCGTCTTCCGGGACGACGGCCAGGTCTGCATGCTGTCGGTGAGCAAGGAATACGCCGAGAATGATGATCCGGCGGGAGCCGACATCAATGTGACCCCGGTATCCTCCATCATGCCCCTGAGTTCCTGATACCGTTCCTGATACTGTTGCATACAGGGATCGGGGCAATGGCTGAACTCACGGTCGAAGACGAGGAAGCTGTCCTCCGGGTCTCATCCTCCAGTGCTCCGCAATCGGTGGCGGCGGCGATCAGCAAATCCATCAGTGAAAGTCATCGATACCCCGTTCTTCGTGCGATCGGTCATGGGGCCGTCGGGCAGGCGGTGAAAGCGCTTGCTATCGCCCGGGGATATGTAGCTCCACGGGGTACAGACTTGGCATTCGTGGTGGGATTCGACACCATCATCAACAATGAGGGTAAAGAGATCTCGGCCATGGTCTTCCGGTGCTTCCCTCGGTAGGCCCGGATGACCGCCTCGGGGACCACGGTCTATCCCGGGCTCTACAAAGCACGGTGTACGGCTGACAACGGGATCGCTCTGACCGTCTTCGTCCCGCAAGTCTTTGGAACCCAGGCCGTCACCATCTTGGACATCACCGGAGGTCGGCCGCAGCCAGGGGACTTCGGCTACATCATGTTTGAGGGCGGGGACACGGCCTTCCCGATCTGGTTGTCTTCGGGTGGGGGCGCAGGCGGTACCACCATCATCGAGAGCGGTGGCGGCACGGGAGATCTGGACGGTGGAGCCCCCGATAGCGTGTACGGCGGCTTAGACCCGATCGATGCGGGGACTCCGTAAGTGGCGACTCGGATTCAGTTCCGTCGTGGGCTTTCCATCGAGTGGACGTTGAACAACCCCACGCTCGCTCAAGGCGAGTTGGGTCTGGAGCTTGATACCGGAAAGTTCAAGGTTGGGGACGGGGTCCATACTTGGAACACCCTCCCCTACTCCTCCGGTGTCGCTGGGGCGACTGGTGTTGCTGGAGTCAATGGCCCGACTGGGCCGGTGGGAGCCACGGGACCGTCGGGAGGCCCGACTGGAGTCACCGGGGCGACTGGAGTTATCGGTTCGATTGGACCCACCGGCCCGGCCGGGGTAGGAGCTACGGGGGCTACGGGGCAGACCGGTGTCACTGGTCATACCGGCCCATCGGGAGCGACGGGTGTCGGAGCGACTGGGATTCCTGGCGGTCAGGGAGCTACCGGGGTCACGGGTGCTACCGGAGTGGGCACTCAAGGGGCCACTGGCGTCACGGGGGCCACAGGAACCGGTGGAAATACCGGACCGCAGGGAACTAGTGGGAACACGGGGGTCACCGGCTCCACGGGTCCTCAGGGCCTCAACGGGGCTACGGGCATCCAGGGACCTACCGGTCCGACCGGCTCGACCGGATTCACCGGTCCCCAAGGGCCAGTGGGGGGCACGGGAACGACGGGGGCGACCGGCGTCCAGGGCACTAGTGGGAACACCGGGGTCACCGGTACGACCGGTTCCACGGGGCCTCAAGGCCCTCCCGGCATTGACGGCGAACCGGGTGATGTCGGTGATCCCGGCGTACCTGGATATACCGGCGTTACCGGCTCTACTGGCCCTACGGGGTCCGCTGGGACCATTGGAGCCACTGGCGCTACTGGCCCGAAGGGGGATGCCGGAAACACCGGAGTTACCGGCTCTGCCGGGACAGTGGGGGCCACAGGGTCGACGGGGGGTGTCGGGGCTACGGGAGCAGGGGCGACCGGCGCTGTTGGCCCCACTGGCGCTACAGGCCCTACCGGTGGGGCGGGGACAACGGGCTCGACCGGCGTTGTTGGCCCGATGGGTATGCCCGGACCGCCTGGGATTGATGGGCTGGACGGCGATCCTGGGGATCAAGGGCTACCAGGATGGACAGGCCCCGTGGGGGCGTCTGGGGCCGCTGGCTCTGCGGGGACTGTCGGTGCTACGGGGGCCTCTGGAACTGTTGGACCTACGGGGGCTACCGGCCCTGCCGGAACTGCGGGGACCACCGGGGCAACTGGTTCTCCGGGTCCCGTGGGTCCGCCTGGTCTTGACGGCCTGGACGGAGATCCGGGGACGGATGGGGTTCCCGGTACCGTCGGTCCTGCTGGTCCTGCTGGTCTTGCTGGTGCTACTGGCCCCACTGGAGCAGGCACTACCGGGGCTACGGGTCCGACCGGACCGGCTCCGTCAAGCTACGTCATTCAGGTCGAGGTCACGGACCCCAACGGGGCGACGCTGCAGACCGGGACCGGGAAGGCCTATGTCCGCATCAACTCCTTGCTCAACAACAAGACGCTGACGGCCATTGCCGGGGCGGTCACGACGCAGTCGACTTCGGGACTCCCGACGTTCAACGTCTACAACCTGCGGGGCGGTTGGAACATGCTCACCACGGCGTTGACCATCGATGCCAACGAGACCGATTCCTCGACCGCTACTACAGCAGCGGTGATCGATACCGCTTCGTCGCACAACGTCGTCACCACCGCTGATCAGCTACGAATCGACTGCTCTGTGAACGGCACGGGGACCAAAGGGGTCATCATCGAAATGACCTTCGGATGATGCGATACTGTCCAAGACCTCAGGAGGGTCGGTAATGGCACGTACAGCTACCCAGTTCCTGGCCCCGGCGTATCTGCCGAGTACCACGGCGACGCAGTTCACGACGCCAACCGGCCCGGTCTCGGTGATCCGGCATATCCACGTCCAGAACAACGACTCCTCGGCTCGTACGTTCACGCTCTGTCAGGGAGCGGATGCAGCGGCCAACCGGATGTTCGACGCCTACTCGGTTGCGGCCAATGGCACGTATGACTGGTATGGCTACTGGGTAGTCCCATCGAACACGATCATCTCCGGGTTCGCCTCCGTTGCATCCCACGTCGTGTGTGAGGTCTCCGGGGACACTCTGGCTGCTGGCTAATGGCCTATCTCCGTCGGCCTCTCTCGGCTTCTACTAACGGCCGGGGTATCAAGATCGCTGCGACCGGCAACGTGGGGACCACGATCCATGCTGCTCAGTCTTCTGCCGTCTTGGTGGACGTCATCACCCTCTATGCCAGCAACACCGATACCGTCGTTCGCACGGTCACGTTGCAGTGGGGGGCTTCGGGGACCGGTCCGGACGACTACATGTACTTCGATATTCCTCCCCGGACGACCGTGCTGCTGATAACTGATCTGCTCTTGCAGAACTCCTTGACGCTGTATGCCTTTGCTTCGGCGGCGAACGTGGTGAACATCTTTGGATTCATGAACCGAGAGTTCTGATGCCCTCCTCATCGTTCCAGCAGACATATATCGATCGGGCTCCGATCAGTCTCGGCATTCAGACTCCGGAGAGTTTCCGTCCGCCGATGGTGTTGATCTCCACCTTGTCGATCGAGGCCTGTGGTGAGGAATTGACGGGAATGGGGGCGTCGAACATGGCGTCGGCCACCTACCCGTCCGCTTCCCGGGTGTTGGCGTATCCGTTTGAGATTGCTGACGACTTCCTGGTGATGAAGGTCTTCTGGGTCAACGGCACCACTGCTTCTACGGACACGGCTGACGTGGGCGTCTACAACGAGCCGGGGACCAGCTTGATCGTCCACGGCAGTGCGGCGATCACAGGTGGCAGCATCGTCCAAGAGGTGGATTGCACTGATACTTTGCTCACCCCCGGTCGATACTGGTGTGCATACATCCAGGGTGGGGTGACGGCCACGCCGATGATGTGTGCCATCGATTTGGCCTTGGCCCGGTCCATGGGGTGTGCCCAGCAGGCCGGATCGGGTTCTGCGTTGGGTTCGACCTTCACGCCAGCGGCGCTTGCTGCAGCCAACATCCCCTGGTGTGGGATCGCTGGGCGGACCCAGGTGGCCTGATGAGCACTTTGATTGGCCAGTTGGGGAATCTTGCCTCACCGCCGACCATCACTCCCGCTTGTCGACTGTCATTGGGCGGGGCCATCGCCCGTACCGGGGCCGGAGCAGCGGCGTCGGGGGCATCGCCGTGGTCGGACGCTGCTAACTGCCTGCTGGCTTGTCCGTTCGTCTTGGAGACCAAGACGACGTTCTACAAGGGCTTCTGGGTGAACGGCACAGCGGCGGGTGGGAACACTGAGGTCGGTATCTGGGATTCGGCCTACAACAAGATCACCACTACTGGGTCGGTGGCTGGGTCAGGGAACTCTGTTCCTCAGGTGGCAGCGTTAGCAGCCACCACCACAGTTCCGCCGGGGAACTACTACATGGGCATCGCTCATAGTGCGACCACTACGGGACAGCTTTACCGGTGGGCAGCGGCCTTGTCGGCGTACTGGCAGGCTCTGGGTTGTTGGAAGCAGGCCTCGATCACGCTGGGGTCGTTGGCGGCGACGGCCACGCCGGGGGACATGACCAACGTCGCATTTCCGATCTTCGGGTTGATCACCCGTTCTGTCTTCGACGTGTAGTCATGGCGTTGCTGCGGTTCAACACGGTGTTCGGGTCGAGCGATACCACCAACGCCAGCCCTTACACGACGGCGACGTATACCCCGAGTGCCCCGGGATTGTTGGTCATCATCGCCCTCCATCACACCGTAGCCTCGGGTTTTCCGCCCAACACCACCTCGATCACCGGCAGCAGCATTGTTGGGGCGGTGATCTGCAACGACGCTATTAACAGCTTCAACACAGGCGCTTCCCCCTTGAATAAGCAGGAGGTCTGGTTCGCCGTCTCTACCTCAACGGCGGGGGCATTGACGATCACTATCAGTGGATCCCCGACCGGCTGCTTGTGGTCGGTGACAGAGGTCTTCGGTACCAACATGAATCGGAGTGCGAAGGGAGCCCCTCCATTGGGGGTCTATTTGCAAGCCGTCCAGGGCAACTCGGATTCCGGTACTTCGATCTCTCTTGCGCTGGCGGCGTTTGCGGAAGGGGTCGGGGGCGGGTCGGCCGATGACGGCAGCTATGTAGCGCTCTGTAGTAGTGCGGTGAACGACATCACGTCGGTGGCCTCGCAATGGACTCGGGGGCAGGGCACCACCATGCTCACCCCGAATGCGGCGCTGGTGAACTACGCCTCGACCGGAACCTCTCGAACTTTCACTGCTACCTGGACCAGCACCTGTGCGTGGAGCGGGTTCATCCTCCAGATTGCGGCTCTCCAGCCGTATTGGCCCGCACGAATATGGGGTGACGGCTTTGAGACCGGGGACTTCACCGGCTGGACGGCCCGGGATGTCAACGCCCAGTTGACGGTACAAACAACGACCTATCACCAGGGAACCAACGCAGCGCACTGGTTGATGACTGCTCCTGGGAACATCAATCTCTATCGGACTTTCTCCGGGGTCACGGTCCCGACCCGGGTCGAGTTTTGGGTCCAGGGGGCTTCGTCTCCCTCCGCAGGCAACATGGTCTTCACGGGAACGACGGACACTGGTGGATCAACCACATCGTGGCGGGTGCTAGTCGACTGGGTGGGTAGCCCGACGAACAAGTATCGGATCCAACTGGATCAGGTCTACAACGATTCGGGTACGAACGTCGGCCCTTCGGCTAGCTACAACTTCAGTGATGGGGGGACGTGGTTCAAGGTCACAGTGATCCAGAATCCTGGTGTGGGCGGGAATGTCACATTGGTCCTGAACGATGGGGAGTTCGTTACGAGCGTGACCGCCGACAACACGACCCGGGCCGGGAGTCTCGGTCGGTTCTCTGTGACCTCAGGGATCAGCGGTACCAACGTCTACATCGATGACGTCACTGTGTCCTATGCCGCTACGGTGCCGTCCGGGGCCATAGCGCTCTACAGCCCCACGGTTCCTGCGGCCACGGGGGATCTTGATATCGAGGCTTGTATCGTGGATGACATTGCCCGGAAATGGGACGACGTGGATGGTGACCTCACTCCACTGGATGGAGGTCCCTATCCCCGTACCACCGTGGTGTCTAATATCTAGGCAAAGCGGAGGATCCCATGCCTTGGAAGCCCGCTGACGTGGATCGGCACAAGAAAGGTCTATCACCTACCGAGAAAAAGCGGTGGGTCGCTATCGCTAACTCGGTGCTGAAGGAATCGGGGAACGAGGGCAAGGCGATACGGATTGCCAATAGCAAGGCCAAGTCGTAGGGAGATCCGATGACCGTCCAGTTCCCGACCGCCCTCGATACTTCGACGTTCCCCACCCAGGCCACGTTGACGGCGGAGACACTGGCCACCGAGCCTCACTCCAAGCTGCATGCCGAGCTTGGGCAGGCCATCCTCCACCTGGAGACCAAGGTCGGTATCGATAGTTCTGGTGACGTCACGTCCCTGGACTACAAGATCAATCACATCGTGACCGTCCCGGTGGGGTGCATCTTCCCCTTCGGGGGCGCATCCCCGCCCGCCAACTACCTGTTCTGTGACGGCTCCTCCATCAGTCGGACCACGTACTCGGCCCTGTTTGCCGTCTTCGGGACCTCCTATGGAGGCTCCGGGGGGAACTTCTTGCTCCCTGACCTGCGGGGTCGGGTGATCATGGGTCTGGACAACATGAACGGGGTAGCGGCCAACGTGGTGACGGCGGCGAACTCGTTGGGTCAGAACGGCGGGGCTCCGACGGTCACCATCGATGCCACCACCATGCCGTCCCATACCCACACCCAGAACTCCCACACCCACACGGATTCTGGGCACGCTCACAACGTGCAGGCGCAGGACTTCTTGGTCGTGGGGGGCTCAATCGGGTTGAAGGGTCTGGTGACCACGGCCCACAATGACAACCAGGCTTCGGATTCAGCGGCGGCGGTGATTTCCACTGTCACAGCGGTCAATCAGAACACCGGAGGCGGCGGAGCCCACCAGAACCTGCAGCCCTATATGGCGCTGAATTACATCGTTCGGTATT